AATGTAACGAAATGTAACGTTACATGTAACGAAAATAGTAACGAAGATGTAACAAATTTTTCTTTAAAAACTATTGGAAATAAAAGAGAAAAAGATGTAACGGAAAATTTCCAGAAAATTTCCTTATATCAAGATATAGATAAAGATATATATACATGTCATGAGGGAAATAAAAAAAGAAAAGATAAAGACATAGAAAAAATATTCCATGAATTAAAAATTAATTACACCGATGCAAATGAAAAGTATTCTTTAAAAATCTTAGAAGAATTAGATGGAGATAAAAAATTATTAAAAAATTATTTAGAGAACATTTACAGGAAAATCTCTAATATCCCTAAAATAAAAAATATTGCTGCTCTATTTAGTACAAAAATAAGAGAAATAAACTATTCTCTTATAGAAAAAATCAAGAACAAAGATAAAATTAAAACAAAAGAAATTGAAGAAATTAAGAAAAAAGAGAAAGAAGTAAAAGCCATAATTGACGAGCATGTAATGAAAAGGCAAACAATTGAGTACTTTTTAACTTTAGATAGAGAACTTCAAAAGGAAATAGTTAAAAAAAGTGAAGAAAATTATTTAAAAACACATCCTGATGATAAAGGATTAGAAATATTCAAGACAACCTCATATAATCTTTATTTACAAGTTATATATAAAGAGCTTATAGAAGTTATAAGAAAAGATTATTCTGAACTATTAGAAAATAGATTAATATACGAGTATTCACAAAATTATTTTTTTAGTAAAGGAGACTAACTATGAAATTTTCTTTATACATTGGAACAAATAGGTATTCCCTAAGTACTGAAGATGACATACTTAAACTTTATCCTGATAATTTTGAACATCAACATAAAATTTTAATTGGGAATAAAGATATTTTAAGATGTACTCAAATAGCTTATAAGAAGTTATTTCAAAAAGCCATTGTTAAATATAATAAGAATAACCCCAAAAAAGAAATTAAGAGTTACTATTGCAAGATTAATGAAAGCAAAAAACAAGCATTAGCGACTGCTATGCTCATAAAAATTAATGAAAAAAACTATAAAAACCTAGATGAAGATAAAATAATTGAGTTATTTTTAAACCAGGTAAAAGTAATAAAAAAAATTTTAAAGAATTTTTATGTAGTATCAGTAATTCTATATTTTGAAAAATCTTTAACATTAAGAGTAGTTGGTGTTCCTTATGTTAAAGATAAAGAGAATGAATTGGAAGTTAGGGTTTCAAAGTCTAACTGTTTCACAAGAGAAAAAGTTGAAGAACTAAGGCTTAATCTTCAAATTCAAGCTAATAGAGATTTTCTAAAGTTCTTTGTAAATAAAACTAAAAATATAATTGAAAATAAAAAGAAAATTGATATTAGGCAATTGGAGTTATTTGAAAATTATAGAGAAAACAGAATTTAAGGAGGATATTATGAAATTAGAAAATGCTTTAGACTATAAAAAAGAGACAAGTGAAATATTTGAAGATTATTCTTATATAAGAGAAGTTGTGGATTTAGAAAGACCTTTTTATATTTGGGCTGAAGAACCTGGTGGAGATATCCCTAATATAGTTATTAATAGTCCTAATCCTAATATAAAAATAACAAATATTATAGAAAAGGAAAAATTAATCTTATTAGTAGCAATGTACTTTGGAATAAAGCATTGTATGTATGTAACAGAAAACTTAGATCCTCATGAAGAAACGAATGGAAAATATATGGGGAATGCTTATTATTTAACAGATTACATGTTTAAGAATCCACCAAAGTTTGATAATAAATTTTTAAAAAAAGGAGATTTTGTAAAAAGATGGAAAATTTTAAAATTATTTTTAGAAAACAATTTTCCTGATATAAAAAAGAATATTTCCTGGAAATATATAAAAAGGTTAAAAGTAGAAAATTATGAAATAGTGTTACTTTTGGTGTGTATTCCAATTAATAACAATATAGAATATTTTTAAATTAGAGAAGGAGCAATTATGAAATTAAAAAATATTAAGATAACAGATAAAAATCCTCTGTTGATTCAGTTTGGAGCTTATGCGAAATGGGATGGACCAAAAGATATTATTTCCCCAAGAGAAGAAGGACCAGATTTAATTCATTTTCTAGATGAAGAAATCTTTGAAATATTAGAACATAGTAAAGTTTTAAAAATTTTAGAGTATTTTGCTAAAGTTTGTACACCAAGCCTTTCTCCACAATGTTTGTTTAGAACGGAAAAAGTGGATTATGTAAGCTTGATATTAGAATATCCTTATAAACCCAAAAAAATTAAGAGGGTAATAGAAAGGGTAATAAAAAAATTATCAGAGTTGTCTGGAGAGAAAATAGAAAACAAAGAAATAATTCCATATATTTCTTGGATTGTGGTATCTTATCCAAGAACATGGAATGTAGAATATTTAAAATGAAAAGTTAGAAGGAAGAAAATTAATGAAACTTATATATTTGAATTATACTTTATGTGAATTAGCCTATCAAACAATTTCAAAGTCTAGCTGTTTTACAAGAGAAAAAGTTGAGGAATTAAGGTTAAGTCTTCAAATTCAGGCTAACAAAGATTTTTTAAAATTCTTTGTAACTAAAACAAAGGTTATTACAGCTGATAAAAAGAAGATTGATATCAGGCAACTAGGATTATTTGAAAATTATAGAGAAAACAGAGTTTAAGAAGGTGAATTAAAATTATGAAGAAAAAACAAGATGATAAATTTTTTGATGAATATATGCAAAATAGAAAAAATAACTGTTTTTATAATGAATTAAGTAGTGAAAGTCTATTGATAACTAAGATTTGGGATTTTAATAAAACTATCTTAGATAAATGGGCAGATGTAAATTTATTAATTGCAATAAATGAAGCCAAAACAAATAGAAAAATGAAAAAAGGATTAAAAAATATTGCAAATAATTTAAGAGAAATAGCAGATAAATTGGACAAAGCAGTTGAAGAAAAAGATGTTGACATAATAAATGAAGAATAGGATTTGGAAAGGTTGAAAGATATGGGGAATATAAATATTAAAGGAAGCAAATTAGGAAATGGAACAGTTATTATTGGTGGAAATATTAAAAATAGTTCAATTTCAATAGAAGGAAATAATGTATCTATAATAAATAATAAAATATTTGTAGATGGGAAAGAAATTGAAACTGAAGAAAAAGTGATTAATATTATAGTTGAAGGAAATTTAGATAAATTAGAAGTAGACTGTTGTAATTCAATAAAAGTAAATGGAGTAACAAAAGATATAGAAGTATCTAATGGAAACATAGCCATTAGTGGTGATGTAAAAGGAAATGTAAATAATGTCAATGGAAATATTATTGCAAAAGTAATAAATGGAAATTGTAAAACTACAAATGGAGATATTTTATGTAATGATTAGAAAAAATAAAAGAGATAAATAATGTGGAGAGATAAAGAAAGTAAAAAGCCAGTATATCTACAAATTACAAACTTTCATAATATAGATAAAAATAGGGATTGTGGAAAATGTCTTAAAGCTTTTATGGTTTATTATTGTGAAAGTTGGTTAGGTAGTAAAGAAATGGAGCTAGAAGAATTAAGAAGACTAGCAGAGTGGGAGGAAGAAAATGAATAGACAAATTAAATTTAGAGCTTGGTATAAAGAAAAAAAGAGAATAGGGAAAGTTTTAGGTATTGATATTCTTCATAAAGAAATATACTTTTCAAATGAAGATGTTGATTGTTATGGACATACAGAGTTTAAAGATATAGAACTTATGCAATATACAGGAATGAAGGATGTAACTGAAAAAGAAATATATGAGGGAGATATTCTATTACAAAGTAGAAGTTATGACCCTGATAAGAATATTAAGCATAAGGTAGAATATTCAGAAAAATTTGGTGGATTTAGTGCAACACCTATTGAGGGAGAAATTTATAGAGATTCTTCTTTGGATTTAACGGAAAGTCTCATCTATAATCATGGTTTTAAAATTGTAGGAAATATCCATGAGGGCAAAGATACCATTATTATAAGTGGATTTCCAGGAGTAGGAAAATCATTTTTAGGTAAAAATAATGATGATTTTATTGACTTAGACAGTAGTAGATATGCGGGAGAAGATAGGTGGCGACGCTATAAAGAAAGAATTGAAGATGCCTTAGGTATCTATAAGTACATATTTGTAAGTTCTCATCAAGAAACAAGAGACATACTTAACGAATTAGGACTTAAATACTATGTTGTATATCCTGATAAAAATCTTAAAGAAGAATATCTTAAAAGATATAAAGAAAGGAAAAGTCCTGATGAATTTATAGAATTGATGGATAGAAATTTTGAAACTTTTATAGATTCTATTGAAAATAATTCTCCTAATGGAGTTAAAGTAAAACTTACAAAAGATGGTGATTTTTTAAAAACCGTAATATATAAACTAAAAGAATATGAGAGTTATAAAATTTAGAGGAATAGATGTGGCCAATGGTGGATGGATATATGGTAGTTTAGTTATATTTAATGACGACTTTCATATATTTGATGGTGAAGAGGATACAGCTCACGACTATAATAGGGTGGACGAAAATACTGTGGGACAGTTCACAGGTCTTAAAGATAGTTTGGGGAATGAAATATACGAAGGTGATATTTTAGAGGAAATAGTAGGAACTGAGCCTCTCACTTACACTGTGGAGTGGGTTGGGGACGGATTTGCATTAGATGATTCTAAAAACGATATTTATTTAGGATTATATTTAACCTGTGAAAAATGTAGAGTGATTGGAAATATTTACGAAGATATAATTTAAAAAAATTAAAGAAATGAGTACAATAACATTAAGAAAATTAAAAGAGATATTAAACGAAATTCCTGATAAGGAATTAGATAAACCATTAATTTATAATTCAGACGAATATTTGATGAATGGTGAAGTACAAGGTATTCATAAATTAGAAGAAACTAAATATATAACAGATGATTGTGAGTTATTAACTTTACAAGAACTAAAGGAGGATTATGGTTACGAAAATGAGAAACAGGTACTACAAGATTGTTTTAAACTCGCAAAAGATTATCAGATATTAATAAGTTTCTACTAAATTATACCAAAAGCTATTAAAATATTTGGTAGATTAAAAATTAATTCTTACATTTGCAGTATTAAAATTGAATAAATAATGTTAGTACCTTTAAGAGAGGTAGTTGAAATAATGGGGCTAAGAAATAACACATTAAGAAAGTATGCAGATGAATAAAAAAGATTACAAGCCATTTTGGGACGACTCTTGTGAGGTGATAAGTTCACACCTATTGTCACACACTCAGATAGATTCTGCAGATTTAGAATCGACATCTTATTTGAGCAAAACGGAGGAGAAATCTTGGTTCTTAACCGAAAGAAAGTTTCACTCGAGCAAGAACTCACAGAAGATTTACTTACAATCTTACATGCCTTCTCTTGTAGAATATACGGACTTCGAGGATACTCAAATAAAAGTAAGGAAGATAAGAATTTATCCAACCCAGCAACAGAAGATTCTATTTAAGCAGTGGTTTGGAGTAGCTAGAAAATTCTATAATGAAACCTTAACTATCTATAAAAATGGTTCTGATAAGGCTTGGGACAAAGTGTTTAAGGATATAGCTGAACAAAACAAGGAGTATGACTATATTAAATCAGTACCTTATCAAATCAAAAAGATAGCAGTTAAGGATTATAGAAAAGCTTTATCTATTAATAAGATGAAAGCTAAGCGACTTGGTAAACCTTTTGAGATGAAATTTAAAAGTAAGAAAAACCCTAAGCAGAGTTGTTTTATTCCTAAATCAGCCATTAGTTCATCAGGTATTTATTACACTATCGCAGGTAAACTTAAGATGAAAGAAAGAGCTTGGTTTGAGAATGAAGAGATTAACGACTGTAGATTAGTGTTAGAATATGGTAAATGGTTTATAGTGATTCCTAAAGAAATTAAGATTACACCTATCGATAACCAAGAGGGTGTAGTTGCTATTGACCCAGGAGTTAGAACCTTTGCTACTTACTTTTCAACTGAAGGATATTTTGGTAAGTTAGGACAAAGAGCTTTTGATAGGATTTTAAAATTAAATTTAAAGATTGATAAATTGATAAGTAAACTAAGTAAAGAGACGGATAAGAATAAAAAGTCTAATTTAAAGAGGTCAATATTCAACATAAGGTTTAAGATTAGGAATTTAATAGACGAGCTTCATTGGAAAGTAATTAAGTTCTTCACAAGTAGATTTAAAGTAATCATCTTTCCACCTTTTAATGTGAGTGAGATGGTTAAGAAATCTAAAAGAAAACTTCATAAGAAAGTAGTTAGAGCTATGAAATGCTTTAGATTTTATGAGTTTAAAGAAAGATTAAAATTGAAATGTAAGGAGAATGGAGTAACCTTTGTAGAATCTTCAGAAGCATTTACAAGTAAGACTAATAGCTTTACAGGTGAACTTATGGAGAACTTAGGAAGTAAAGAAAATTTTATGTTTAACAACATCTCAGTAGATAGAGATATTAATGGTGCTCGAAATATTTTAATTCGGGCAATGAGAGATGCCTCCGCTTAAGGTTGAAATACCTTAGGATGACTAGTACCATACTATCAATTTAGTAGGAGTTGGTATCGAACATGCATCAGAAGTTTCATCATAACATTTTAATTATGTCAAAATCAAGAACACAAGAAGACATTATGTTTTCTATCATAGAATTGCATGACACACTTGCAATGGTTTTAAAAGATTTAGGTTTTAGTAATGAAGATATAAAATACATGAATCTTCCTGGAAGTGATGTAGTTAAAGCCTTTAAAGAAAACAGAAATGAAGTCCTATCTAAATTCAGATTTTCGGAGAGTTGGGAAGGAGATATTTATGTTACTTATAAAGATGGCTCACAGACTATCATAGAAAAAGAATTTTTCCACTACGGACCTTTACAATACACTGCTGTGTTTTTAAACCAAGCACTTATCATGAATTTAGAAAGAGAAACCAAACTCAGAGAAGAGTTAATGAGATTAGAAATAACTCGTCATAAATTAAAAGAATTAATAGGAATATGAAAATAAACAATTACTCACTTGATGAGTTGAAACTAAAAATACATAGTATTCAGAAATCTTATGAAGAATTTTTAGAAAAGGTAGGAATAGATACAGATTATATGGATGTAGATAAAACACCTGTTGGAGATAATATTTCTCAATTTAGTGAGAAACATATCTTAGATAATATGGTGTTTATTATAGAGAATAATAAGAAAATCATTTGGAAGTTAGATGACACTTATGATGAAAGGTGGCCAGAAGTCTATTCAGGAGAATTTAATATTGATGAATTAGATAATTACGATGCTCTTCAATATGCTCAAGATATGGTTGAAAAACTCATTAGAGATTTGGAGTACTCCATAAGAAGGCATGGAGAAGATATAGAATATGAGAAAAAAGGTTTAGAAGAATTTAAAGCTATTAAGGAAAAATTATGGAAACAATAAAAATACTGTTAGGGTATGAGATAGATATAACAAAATCAACAGAAGATACTGAAATTGAAGAATCCACTGATATAGATTCTATCAATGCTCCAAGTATTTTTTATTTGGAAGAAGCAGCTCGTAATAATAACATAATAATTTTATAAATGGAAAAACAAATATTTAAAGTAGGTGATAAAGTATATGATTTTGAATTTGGTTGGGGTGTTGTAGCGGATATATCACGCGGTGGTTTTTACAACACTAAAGTTAATTTTGAAACTAAAGCAAAAACTATTTACTTTACAAAAGATGGTAGGTATGAACATGACGATGAAACACCGAGATTGTCCTTTACAGAATATGATTTAATAAATGGAGGACTTACTCAAAAAAGACTTATTGATTATAGTGAATACATAGGAAAGTGGGGTAAGTTTTGGAATGGAAGTAGTAAAGTTGTTATAGATACACTTGCAGAAATAAAAGATGGAAAGTATGGTAGGGTGGTGTTTAACCCAAGGGTTACAAGCATTTACTGCGACAACTTTGAACCACTAACAGAAGAACAATTAAAAGTGTTAGGGTTAAAATGAAAATAATAGAAACACATTATTTGACAGATTGGAAAGATGTTATAAGGATAACATTTACAATAGAAGCCGAAAACGAAGTGTTTGATTTTAGCGTTGCTGAAGGCGACCCTGAAGATATAGATTTCAACAGAGATTTTTATAACATTCACAACATTCGCAAACTGATTAAACTTATTTACGAAGCAAGTAAACATGATGAAAAATTAGAATATATTATAAAACAGATAAAATTTTAAAATTATGGCTAATAAAAAATAAGAAGGTCATTTATTACGGCGTTGTTAGAAGAAGTTCTTAGAGAAAGTGCTAAAAAGGCCGCCAAATGGTTCAACATACAGAATGACGAGAACTTAAAACAAACAAAACTTTAAAATTATGACTATCACAGAAATAAGACAAAAATTCTTTGAAGAGATGTTGAAAAAACTCGAAGAGAGTGATAAAAAAGCTGCAAAGTGGTACGAAGGTACGGAATGGTGGCGGAAATTCAAAATTGGAAAACGATGATTACAAAAGAATTCATAAAAACAATACCTTTCACTATTAGAAGGATACAGAGAAAGTTCAAAGATGTTGCAGAAAATTTAGATGTTAGGTGGTTAGGCTCCCCTTTCGGAGATGATATAACAGACCTCTCGGACGAAACTTTGTTGACTTGTTCTACGATTTCAATAAACCTAAATAACAATTTTGTGGAATTAGAAATCGCTGGCGAGAGTGATGTTACAAGATGCTATATTGAATTTGAGTTTTTAAATTTAGACGAAACTCAAGACAACGATTTCATTTATAATTTTATAAAAGACGAAGTTAATCACTTAATTGAGGCTGGTGAGATGGTTTATTCTGAAATAAGAACAATTGTTAAATTAGACACGGAAGATTTGCTCAGATATAAAAAAGTTTTAGAAAAATTAAATGCGAAATAATTTGGAACTTTCAAATAAAAGTTATATCTTTGCAACTATAAAAATTAATTATGACAAAAGATAGTAAAGTAGAACACGATTTTATCTACCCTCCACACTTTGTAGAGTTGAAGAAAAAGATTGTGAGAAAACTACACAGACTGAAAGATTTAGGAGAAGGAACAATCTTAACTACACTTACAGGTAGTGATACTTATAAAATAGTAGGTGTGCGTAAACAAGGTTACCATCTTTTAAATCTATCAACAGGTAGAGTTATTAACGAACTTGGTGAAGATGTTGAAAATCTCTATGTTAATTTAGGTAAAAACCCAACGCTTATGGATGTTTTAGAACTTATCGACAGTGGTTTCTGTTGTGAGAGTTTTACAAATGGAATAAGTATTGTTAATAATAAACTACAAGAAGAAGTTTGGTGGAACACAGAAGAGTTATTCTTAAATGACCAATCTTTAGAAACTATTAAAGTTTTAAACACTTGGATAAAATAAATTATTAATTTTTAAATTTTTTTAATTATGACAACACAAAAAGAAAAACTAAATGAATTGTTAGCTTCAGTAGAAGCTCGTTTAAATGCTGTTAAAGAAGATGCTGTTAAGTTTGTTGAGAAAGACAACGCTTCAGCAGGAACAAGAGTAAGAACAGGTTCGATGGACATTATCAAAACCTTGAAGGAAGTTCGTGCCCTTGTTAGCGAGATTAAGACTAAATAATACTGACATTTTATTTTTACTGCTGGGGAGATACATTTCTTCTCGGCAGTTTTTATTTCAAATTCAAACAAATTATGATTTATATTTACTGTGACGGAGGAAATAACGCTTTATCCGATAAGAAAGGAGTTTGGGCTTTTGCGGTTATCGAACATAATAAAGTTATTGACGAACATTATGAACTGATAGAAGATGCTACTAATTCAAGAGTAGAAATCCTTGCTTTATACAATTCTCTATTATATGCAGAACAATTAAACGAGCCATGTATCATTCGTTCTGACTCTCAATATGTTGTAAACAGTTATAACGATTGGGTTTATAAATGGGCTCACAATGGTTGGAGAAAAGCAGATGGAGGAGAAGTTGCTCATCAAGACTTATGGGAAAAGATAAACGAAATTCGCCACGCTCATATTGTGGTAGAATGGGTGAAGGGTCACGGGACCGATAAATGGAACAATTATGTAGACAAGCTTACTCAAATCGGTCGTAAGAAAGATAAGAAAAAAGAAAAGAAGAAAAAGAAACAACTAAACAAAGACAACTTCTTCTTGTGGTTTATCAATAATTTAGATGAATTTGAAGAAGAAGACTTTGACACTATTATCAACCTTATTACAACTTATGAAGAAAAACAAGGAAAAGTCAGCAGGCAGGACATGGCTTTTAGACATTGAGGTCTATAACGATTTGTTCTTATGCTCGTGGCAGGATTTTCATAGTGAAGAGATAGTAGTTTGTGAAATCAGTCAACGAAAAGACGACCGTGAGAAACTGTTTAAATCATTGAAAGAATTTAAAGGTTTCTTAGTAACTTTCAACGGACTTCATTACGACGAGGTAGTTTTATCTTACTTTATGAAGAATTGGAAACGGTTGAAAGATGAAAGTGTTCGTGATTTCTGTTACGACATTAAAGATTTCTCAGACATGTTAATTCAAGATGAAAATAGTTTTGAGAAAATAAAAGAGTATAAATGGTTTAAGAGACCTTGGAAATCAATAGATGTTTATACACTTGGGTGGAGTAAAGGTTTAAGAATTTCAAAACAAATAAGCTTGAAAGCCCTTGCCGTCCAATTAAGACATCCTGAGATACAGGAATTACCATTTGAAATAAACCATTACTTTGAAGATAAAGATGAAGAGATAGATGCTTTAATACACTATAATACAGTAAACGATATTGGTGTTTTAAGAAAGATATTTATTGCTTTAGAAGAAGAGATAAAATTAAGAGGTTACATTTTAAAAACTTACGGTCTTGAATGTTGGAGTTTAGATGCTCCGAAAATTGTATCAGTGTATCTGTTAGATGTTTATTGCAGTGCTACCTTTCCATGGGACATATGGGAGGACGACCTTGATTGTGATAAGAAATATATGGAATATGTTAAGATGGTTCGTAACCAAAGATATGAACCTAAATCTTTTACAATAGGGGAACACTTACCTGAAGTACAATTTAAAACTAAACCATTTCAAGAGTTACTCGAAAGATTTAAAAAGAGTAGAGGTGGTTTCAAAGAAGACTTTCCTGTTGTCAAAAATGACACGGCTGTAATGCTCGCACCGTCTGTTGGGGGTATTCATTCTGTAAACAATAATCAATATTTTGAAAGTAAGGATGGGTGGGTTATTGTTGATGCGGATGTTGCGTCTTTGTATCCTACCTTATTTAAAGAATATGGTTTTCTTCGAGACGAATTGAAGGTGGTTCTTGACAAATATTGCGAAATTATTGACGACCGAATTGAAGCGAAACGAAATGGAGATAAAGTTAAAGATAAGTTTTTGAAATTGGTACTTAATAGCTTCTCAGGGCTCGTGGATAGTGATGTAACTTGGCTATATTCACCCGAAAAAATCCTCGCTTTAAGGGTAACAGGACAACTTATACAATTAAAATTCATAGAAGAACTTACAGAACTTCAAGGTGTGAAGGTATTGTTCACTAACACTGATGGTACTTTATGCATGATAAAAGAAGAGTTATTACCAAAATATTGTGAGATTGCTCAAAACATTGCTAAGGAATTTAGAATAGTTTGGGAATTTACTATAAATAAAAAGATAGTATTTTCAAATACTAATTCTTACATTTCTGTAATTGATGAATCTTTTATGTTAGATGATGATGCTAACATGATTAATCATAAAACAGGGCTTAATAAAATTAAGAGGAAAGGTTCTGTGTTTAGATATGGTGGTGATGTTCCACTTGGAGATTCTACGAATGAGGAAGTTATCCCACGAGCATTAGAGGCGTATTTAGTACATGGTATTTCACCTGAAGAGTTTATTTCTAACCCTGAAAAAAACGGTTTAACTATATTTGATTTTTGTTGTGCTAAAAAAGTAAACAGAAACTTCGAGGTTTTCTTTGGTGAGGAAAAAGTACAAAACATTAATCGTTATTACTTCTGTCGTAAAGGTGAATATCTGATGAAGAAACGGAAAAACTCATCAGAAAATAAACAACATTTACATAAAGGTAACCCTGTAATGTTGCTTAATAATTATGATGAGAATAAGCCGTTAAAAGATTACGATATTGATTTTAAATATTACATTGCTAAAACTAATAAGATAATACAGGAGGTTGAACATGATTTAAGAAATCCTTCTCTTTTTGGTTAAGTGAGGTTTTATTATTTTTATTGTTTAAAAAGAAATCGTTAAATTTGTAATTCAAATAAGATTTAATGGCTGCGAAAAGTAAAAGTGCTAAATACTACGCCAGCAATCCTAAAGCTCGTGCTAAAAAGAAAGCGTACGATACAGAGTTTAATAAAAAACCTGAACAACGAGCAAAGCGTTCCGAACTTGTAACAGAGAGAAGAAAGCGTGGGATATATGGTAAAGGTGGTAAAGATGTAGCACATACAAGTAAAGGACTTGTTCTTAAAAGTCCTTCTGCAAATAGAGGTAGTAAAACTGATAGTGCAGGGGATAGAAGAAGTCGTGGTGGTAAAAAAAAGAAATAAATTAGGAAGAATCTTGTGAAAAAATTTGCAAGATTCTTTTTATTTTATTATCTTTGCAAACAAATAAAATAGTTAATGACAGAACAAGAGAAACTAAAGAAAGAGTATGAAGGTCTTGCTAAATTTTTAGGTTGGATTTACATACCTTTCGATGATTACCACCAAGAACATGTAGGTTGGTATTCAGAAGACCCCCGTTTAATAACAGCTCGTAAAGGAGTACAGAAGAATGGTAAACATATAAGTTTTGTTGCTCGTCACACATTAGCATTAGACTTTCGTTATAATTATGATAGATTAATGCAAGTGTTTGAAGTATTGAGTAAGAAGTATGGTTTAACACTTTCTTTTACAAAAGAAGGTTTATGGATAAACGATGGTGAAGACGATATATTCTTTGAGGGTAACGACACAAAAGAATGTTTATACGACGCTTGTTTGTCATTCTTAAAATTAATACGAAAAACGGAAAATAAGAAAAAATGATTTTAAAAGATTTACACTGCTTGAGTGGCGAAGTTGATTTTCATCAGCCGTGTTTTACAGCAGACGATAAGTTTGAAATTACCTACAATAGATATGGTTATACCATTAGACTAAATAGTAGTAATGAGAACAATCCTTATGTAAAACGTTTCAAGGAGCTTGGTGAAAAGACTTCTGCTCTCACGAAAGAAGAACTTGAAAATTTATTAACAAGAATTTATAACAAATAAGATGAGTAAAAAACGAGAAAACGAAATCCATTTTGGAAAAGATGCTCGCCTTGCATTGAAACAAGGTGTAGATTTAGTTGCTAACGCTGTTAAAGTAACTTATGGTGCGAAAGGTCGTAATGTACTTATTTCTAATTCAAGTGGATTTCCTCCACACATCACAAAAGACGGTGTGACTGTTGCAAAATCAGTAGAGGTAGACGACGCTCTTGTTAGACAAGGTGCTTTACTAATTCAATCAGCATCAGAGAGTGCTAACCGTATTGCAGGTGATGGTAGTACATTAACAACAATTCTTACACAAGCCCTTGTGAATAATGGGTTTGAGTCAGTGGATAGACTTCGTAATGTCAATGTTACAGATGTTAAACGAGGTATGGATTACGCTAAAGAAGAGATTGTTAAAATTATCGAAGGACACGCTGTTAAAGTAGAGAGTGTTGGAGAAATCAAAAATGTAGCAACAATTTCAGCAAACAACGACCCTGTTATCGGAGGGTATATCGCTGAAGCATTTGAAAAAGTTGGAAAACACGGGGTAGTATCATTTGATAACTCTGAAACTCATCAGTCGTATGTAGAGTTTGTAGACGGTTATCAGTTTGATAGAGGTTTAATTACACCGTATTTAATAACAGATGCTGAAAGATTAAGAAGTGTAATGGATAATCCTTACATTATTATTACAGACTATGTTATATCAAGTGCTTCTGTATTTGAAAACATTGTAAATAAAATCCTTGAAGCAAATCGCGAAAATAATGAAAACCGAGGGCTTGTAATTATCTGCGATGATATGGAGTTTCAATGTGTGCAGTTGTTCTTGAAAAACCACGCACAAGGTATTATTAAAGTTTGTGTGGTTAAAGCTCCTGAGTTTGGAGATAGAAGATACGATATGTTACAAGATATGTGTATTGTAACAGGTGCGACTTTCGTTAGTAAAGAAAAAGGTGATAGTTTTGAAACTCTTGAACTTGATGATTTAGGAGAAGCAACATCTGTGGTAGCAGATTTAGAAAATACCACTATCATCGGTGGTCAAGGTAGCGTGGAAGCGATTACTAAACGAGCAGAAGATATTAAAGCTCTTATGGATAACAAGAAAGGTTATGCTTTGGAAGTTTACGAGAAAAGACTTGGAAAACTTACAGGTGGAGCAGCAGTTATCAAACTTGGTGCAACATCGGAAGTAAACCTTAGAGAGATGAAAGACAGAGTGGAAGATGCAATCAGTGCTGTTAAGGCTTCTATAGAAGAAGGTGTGTTACCTGGTGGTGCTTCTTTCCTTTATAGAATTGGAGCTGGTATTTACAATCTTCAAGTTCCTGAAAGTACAACATCGGTGGCGTTTAAACTTGGTTTAGACATTGTTAAGAAATCACTTGTTATTCCGTTCTTAACACTTCTTGAAAATGCTGGATACATTATCGGAGAAGAAGTAAATGACCCTGTTGAGAATTTAAAGAACAATGATGACATAGGTTTCAATGTTTTAACAGGAGAGTTTGTAAATATGTTTGAAGCAGGTATCATAGACCCTGCGAAAGTGATAAGATTGGCAACTGAAAATGCGATAGACACTGTTAGTACAATGTTATTAACTGAAGCAATTGTATTAGGTGCTGATGAAAAAGGAAAAGGTTTAAGCAATTTTAATTTATAATATATGAAGAAGTTTATAGAAAACATTAGAGAGTTTCAAGCTAAATTAGCAGAAGTTGAAGAGGGTTCTTTAAAAAACCTATTTGGAGAAGAGTATGTAGAAAGAGTAAATCTTAGAAACAGACTTCTTACAGAAGAAACACAGGAGTTGGAAAACGCTCTTTCTCGTAGAGATGATGTAGAAGTGTTAGACGCAGGTGTAGATAGTTTATATATCTTGCTTGGAACAATGCACGAATACGGATTGCTCGACAAATTCGAAAAGGCATGGGATTTAGTTCATGCTAACAACATGACCAAACTTGATGAAAATGGTAAAGTTGTTAAAAATGAATATGGTAAAGTTATCAAACCAGCGAATTACAAACCTGTGGATTTGACTGTTTTATTTGAAAAGAAACAACCAGCCAAAGTAATCGTTGTGAAAATGATTGGTTGTGGTCCATGTATGGAGATTGAAAAAGAATTACCTAATGTTAAAGGTTTACCTGTTGAACAGTTTATAGGTTATGAGAAACCTGAACTTATGCAGAAATACGGGGTTAAGAAGTTTCCTACAGTTATCATCGTTGATGAAAACGATGAACCGTTGTTTACGAGACCTGGTTTCACAACGGCTGATAAGATAAACAAAAGAATAGATGAACTTAGAGGAGATACGAGCGTGGAATAAGCGTCTTAAAGATGCTTTTCCAGGGATAAGTTTCCAAGAGGACATTCATAAGTACACCATTGCAGGGCAGGAGGACAGACCTATAAAGTCTGTCTCTGCTCTCATGAAGTACTTTTATGAAGAGTTTGACTCTGACACCCTTGCTGAAAAATATGCTAAATCAAGGAAGTTAGACCCTGAAGATGTTAAATTAGCGTGGGCTGGTGAAGGTACTATTTCTACTACACATGGTACAAAAGTCCATTTATTTGGAGAAGATTATATCAAATGGAAATGGTTAGGAGAATTAGATGAACCGCCTGTTGTATTCGATAAACAAAGTTTAGGTGTTAAACAATTTTTAGATAGTCTACCATCTTACTTTGTACCTGTGGCTTCAGAGTTACAAATGTATCATCCTGAGCATTGGTATTGTGGAACGGCTGATATTATCTTCTATAATGAGAAGACAGGAAAGCTCTCAATTGGCGATTTTAAAGGTTTAGAAATAAACACACCAATATTGACAACGGAAGGGTTTAAAAAGATGGGTGACATTGAAGTTGGTGACATGGTCTATGACCCTAATGGTTTTCCAACAAGGGTTAAAAACACTTCTAAAATCAAAAAGAAGAAGAGTTACAAAATTAAGTTTGATGATAACTCAGAAATCATTGCTGATTTTGAACACCGTTGGAAAGTTTTCAGATTAGCAAGCAGAAAAGAAGTGGAAAGTGTAGAAACAACTGAGGAAATTTATGAAAAGATTAAAACATTCACTAAAGGGAATCGTAAATCAGAACACATTGTTAAGGTGAGAAAAGCTAAACCTCTATCCAACATTCAAAAATTTCAACATCCTGAAAACATGGACTTTTGGGTATTGGGTTTATGGTTTGCTGATGGTAACAAGCACTATCCTACTATTTGTAAGGGTGATGAACGTATTTGGGAAGAAGTTGAAAGACGAGGTTTTCGTTTAAGTGTAAATCATAATCGTAACGATGATAGACGATGTAGGGCTCACACTGTGTATGGTTTGTCAAACATGTTGAAACATTTCGGTTTAGTGAAAAATAAACATTTACCTGATAAACTATTAACCCATACAACTTTTGAAGAGCGTTTAGAGTTACTACAAGGTTTCATGGATGGTGATGGACATTATAATAAAGCAAGAAATCGTTATGTTATAGGAACCACGCAGTTGTGGATGGTGGACTTTTCGCTAAAGTTGTTAAATTCTTTAGGTGTGAAAGCAACATTGCTCAAATCGAAAATATTCTATAATGGTCAACAAATAGACCGCTACGATATATGTTTCTCCACAGATGAGTTTTCACCTTTTTTGGTGAGAGTTGCTGATAATAAACCTTTACAAAAACCAACTAGTTCGTTTTTAAGAATAAACTCTATAGAGCCTGTTGGAGAATGTTTAACTAAATGTATAGAAGTGGAGAGTGACACTCATATGTTTTTATGTGGAAAGGAACTGATACCTACCCATAATACAAACAAAGTAATAGAAGGTGATAAATACTCTGAAAAACCGTTAAAATATATCGGTGAGAAGTATGGGTTGGATTCAAGTAATCTTTCTAAATACTCTGTTCAATTCAGTTTTTATCAGTTGATGTTACAAAATAAAGGATTTGAATTTGACACGCGAGTTTTAATACATCTTACAGATGATAAATTTGAAAAGAAACTTTATAAGACTTATCGAACGCTCGATTTAACAGAAGATTTAGATAAATGGTTATTAACTAAAGAACATTTAAAATGAAAACATGGTTATTTATAGTAGCATTGCTACTTTTAGCTTACGGGATTTTCGAACCTTCTATTCGTAAAGACACTTCGAATAAGCGTTGGTTAGTATTTTTTAACCCTTTTACAAATAAAATGACAAAAATATTTTTGTATTAGAAATATTAATTGTATATTTGCAACATGGAAAACGAAAAGAAATTAGATTACACGATTGAGGAACAACAATATGATTTCCTCAGCAAAGACATTACGAGACCTACAACATTCATTAGAAGGTTTCAACAAGGAAATAACCGTTTTTACTATACTGTAGACCCTACAGGAAAAGTTAAACTTTATTCAAGTGGTACAACACTTATTAAAGACGGTTATGCAGAAGATAAGATTGCTCTTGAAACTTGGAGAAATAAACTTCGAGCAGAAGGTAAAGACCCAGGTAAAGAATTAGAGTATGCTGCTTCAAGAGGTACTTTAATGCACTTCTTATTAGGATACTATATTCAAGGAAAACCTATTAATCTTTCAGATTTAGATATTCTAATCAACGAGGAAGCACCCGAGCTTACAATGTTACCTTACTTTGGTGAAATCATGGCGAAGGATATAGAATGGTTGCAAAAAGCAATCTTAGCGTTTGGTCAATTTGTTGAAGATTACAATGTTAAACCTGTCGCTCTTGAACTTATCATGAAATCTGAAAAATACCAAGTAGCATCTCCAATTGATATGATTTGTAAAATGACTATTAAAGAAGAGGGTTATTTTGGTGAGGTTTATAAAACAGGAGAAAAGAAAGGGCAACCCAAACTATCAAAACAGGAAAGAGAAGTTTACGCAATTGTAGACTTTAAATCCACACAATCAGGTTTTTATGATTCTCATTATCTACAACTTCAATTATATAAAAGAATTGTGGCAGAGAATTATCCTGATTTGAAAATCGAGGGGTTGTTCAATTGGTCACCGAAAGAATGGATAACAAGTCCTTCTTACAACTTAAAAGACCAAAGTGGTACAGATAGTTTGCTCGGTAATCTTTGTGAAGTTATTTACGAACAAGGTAAGATAAAACATACTTGGAAAACACCAACTATTAAATTAGTTGAAGGTTCTGTAAGTATTGATAACTTTAAAACAGATGTTATAAAAAGAGTAAGTCTTGTTGAATTTTTAGAACAATTACATAAAAAATAATGGCTAAGGAAGTAGAATACAAACCGTTCACTTTCCGTTATCAATTAGAACCTTATAAAGGTAGAGACAGCCGTTTTACTTGTCCTCAATGTGGTAAGAAGAATACATTTGCAAGATATGTAGATGTTACTACGGGTGAGTATGCTGACGACGATTGTGGTAGATGTAACCGTGTTATACATTGTGGATATTTGAAGTATCCTAACACGGATGAAAAAAAAACAACAGTCGTTAAAACTAAAGAAGTAAAACCTGAATACCTACATTTAGTAGATAGAATAAACTTTGTTAATTCTAAATATGTAGTAGAGTCGATGAGAGATTACGAAGATAACAACTTTGTAAAATTCTTATTTAAATACTTTAATAAGGAAGATGTAATAAAAGTTATCAATTTATATAGAGTAGGAACAAGCGATAAGTGGGAAGGCTCGACAGTCTTTTGGCAGTTGGATGAAGAGTTTAATACTCGAACAGGTAAAATAATGTTGTATAATGAAGTAGATGGTAAAAGAGTTAAACAACCTTACAATCATATTACTTGGTTTCACACACCTGATAAAGGTATTTACAATGATTTCAACTTAGAACAATGTTTTTTCGGACAACATTTATTACAAGATAGCAATCGCACAAGACAGATTTGTGTAGTAGAGTCAGAGAAAACAGCAATTCTTGGATGTTTAGCACAACCTGATTGTATTTGGATAGCAACAGGTGGTATTCAGAACATCAATGAACAAAGAATGGAAGCATTACGAGGGCGGGAAGTTGTATTCTACCCTGACAAAGGAGATGCTTATTATGTATGGAAAGACAAAATCGAGCCTTTCTTAAGCCTTGGAAAGTTTAAAGTTTCTAATTACCTTAATAAGAAAACTGAATTACAAGAAGGTGACGATATTGGAGATTTAATCATTAATAAATTATTATAGACATGGGACAGAAGAAAATTTACGAACACACGCAGGAGTGGAAACAATCAAAACCACACCGAAGAGACAAAATTAACTTAACAATTTACAAAGATGGAAAACCGATTAACAGCAAAAGATAAAATTATCTTAGTAAATGTTGAACCTTTAAAAGACCAACAATCAGGGTTTAAGGTTCATGACGAGAGTAAACATCACAAGGCGACCGTATTTGCTGTCCCAAGTGATAGTAAACTACAAGTAGGGGAAACAGTGGTTCTTAGAGAAAAAGCTATTTCAGAAAAACTTGTATTTGAAGGAACAACTTATCATTTTGTACAAAATTTAGATATACTTTGTGGAATTAATGGAAAATAAAACAATAGACACAACAAAACATGCATATGATTTCGGTGTAAATATCGAAATCCCTGGAACATTATTTTTATCTCTTTTGAAAATAATGGATAAACTTGCTAAAGAACAGGTATCAGCACAATATAAGATTGATGTTCGTTCATTAAATCATACAGCATCACCTGAAAACTTGATGCAAGTTATATCACCTGAAGGTGTTACATATTTTAACATTTTAGGAGATATGGAAATGTTACATGAGAAGAATATTCAAGAAGGTAAAACAATACCTCAAGAAGAATTTACAGAAAAGCTTAAAAAGAAGATAGAGGGTGAAATTGAAGCTTCTCAAAAATTAGCAAAACAACCAAAGGTTGCTAAAACTGTAAAATTAGGTTCAAGAAACAATAAAAAGAAAAAATAACATGCTTACTGCTAAACAAGATAAGTGGGTAGTAAAATGTATAGAGAATACTATTAAAACATTAGATAACGAAAGTCAAAAAGAAGTTATCGAAGAATTAGAAAACATTAAAAAGAATTTCACAGAAGGTTCTGTAACACGATTAGAATTTAAAATGAGTCATGAAGACTTGAAAGAAATTGATGAGTGTTTAGAACAATTAGAGGAAATTAGTAAGTATTATTCTTCAGTCTTAGATATTCATATCACCCAAGAATATGATAAGATTAAAAAAGCGATGACTCCTTTACTTGAATACCTTGCCACTTTAAAAGATACAGTTAACAATGATGTTTCTTTTAATGAAGATTTACTTAAAAAAGAAATCAAGGCGGAGGTAATACAATTGTTATCCGAAGAAAAAGGAATATCTGTAACACAATCTGAAAAATTAGTTTATACTGACCCACGATATTCTAAAGAATTTAGAAGATTGAGAATTTACAACGACTATGCAAACATAACTAAAACTAAATATGATTTTTATCTAAGAGTTTTAACCAATGTAACACAGTCAGTTTCAACAGCATCGAAAGAAGCAGTAAATTCTCGTATGAGTGGTTCTGTATAACTTTTAATGACTTTTTGTAACTAATGAAGACTTTTGGCATGATTTTTGATATGTTTAATTTAGTTAAAATTTTAATAGTATGCAAAAACAAATTAAACTTTCTGAATATGCTAAACTCAAAGGTTGTTCGGTAAGAACTTTATGGCGTAGAATTGAGGAAGGTAAGTTAAAGGTTATTCGTTCGGACACAGGAAGAATATATGTACCTTTAGAGGATAATAGAGAAGAATATGTAGTAGTTTATGCAAGAGTATCTTCAAGTGAAAATAAATCTAACTTAGATAGTCAAGCAGAAAGATTAGTACAGTTCTGTAATGCTAAAGGTTGGAATGTAAAAGAAGTGATTAAGGAGGTGGGTAGTGGACTTAATGATGAGCGTAAAAAGTTAATTAACCTGCTAAAAAATAAATCTGTATCTAAAATTGTAGTAGAACATAAAGACAGGCTTACTAGGTTTGGGTTCAATTATATTTCTACATTATCTTCAGCAGAAATTTATGTTGTAAATAATGTAGATACAGATGAACAAGATTTGATAAAAGACTTCGTTTCTTTTTGTGTGAGAATTTACGGTAAGAGAAGAAGTAAACGGGTAGCCGAAAAGATAATAAAGGAATTAGAATAATGTATTTAACAGAAAGACATATTATAAAGAATAATAAGGAATTAGACATGCTTTGTTTTAACTCTAAAAACCTTTATAATAAGGCTTTGTACTTAGTTAGACAACATTATTTTGAAACTAAAAGTTATCTAGATTGGATTAAAGTCGATAGGTTAATGGTTGATTCTAAAGATGTAGATTATTATACATTACCTACTAGAGTTTCTAAACAAACCTTAAGATTACTTGATAGAAATTTTAGTTCATTCTTTGCTTTGATTAAAAAGAAAAAGAAAAATGAGTATGATAAGCTTATAAGGATTCCAAGGTATTTAGATAAAGAAGGTAGATATATAGCGATTTTCCCTAAAGATGCGGTATCAAAGAAGTATCTAAAGGAAGGGTTAATTAAACTATCTTCTTTATCTTTAGAAATACCTACAAAAGTAACTGAGTCTAACTTAGTTGAAGTAAGAGTTTTACCTAGAAATAACCATCATGTAGTCGAAGTTACATATAAAGTAGATGATGTTAAACCTAAAAGTCATAATAAAAGATATGCTTCTATAGACTTAGGGTTAAACAATTTAGCAACTGTTTCATCTAATGCAGTTAAACCTTTTATTATTAATGGTAGACCTTTAAAGTCAATTAATCAATATTGGAATAAAGAGAAATCAAGGTTACAATCATTATTAAAAGGTGACAAGAAAACATCAAAAAGAATAGAAAGTATAACTAATAAAAGAAACAATAAAGTTAAAGATTATTTACATAAATCTTCTAGAATGTTAGTGAATTTCTTAGTTTCTAATGATATTAGTACTCTTGTAATAGGATACAATGAGGAGTGGAAACAAAACATTAATATTGGAAAGAGAAATAATCAATCTTTTGTTAATATACCTTTTTATACTTTTATACAACAGTTAGAGTATAAATGCAAGTTGGAAGGAATTAATATTATTCTTACAGAAGAATCTTATACTTCTAAATGTAGTTTTCTAGATAATGAAAGTGTAGAAAAACATGAAAGTTATTTAGGAAAAAGAATTAAAAGAGGACTTTTCAGGTCAGCTAAAAACAGAATAATTAATGCTGATTTAAATGGTTCACTTAATATTCTAAAGAAAGTAGTTGGAGAATTTCAGTATCCAATAGAGGTGTGTAGTACGCCATTAAGAATGAATATTTAGTAATTCTTATAAAACTTAATACAATGAATGAAAATATTTTAAGTAACTATGGTAACGCTTAGCATTATGTTTTTCATCAATTAAAATAATTAATTTAAATTTGCAAAACCTCCTGTAAAAGGGAGGTTATTAACACTATGGGAATATTTGATAAAAGAGTGGCGTTTAAACCGTTTGAGTACCCACAAGCAACAGAGTTTGTAGAAGTTATGCAAAGTTCTATTTGGAATGTGAACGAATTTAACTTTACACAAGACATACAAGATTTTAATACAAGATTAACAGAGCACGAGAAAGAAGTTGTTAGAAGAAGTTTATTAGCTATTAGTCAAATCGAGGTGTCCGTAAAAACATTTTGGGCGAAGTTATACGAACATTTTCCGAAAGCAGAGTTTAATCAGCTAGGTACAATGATGGCTTACCAAGAGCTCGCACATGAGCAGAGTTATAGTAAGTTGCTGGAAATCTTACACTTAAACGGAGATTTTGAACAAGTACTTCAAGTTCCTGAAATTAAAGGAAGAGTGGAATACCTGCAAAAATATATGAAAGGTGCTTCTGATAATGCTAAACAAAATTACGCTTTAAATGTTGCTTTGTTCTCAGCGTTCATTGAAAACTGTTCTTTATTCAGTCAGTTTTTCATTATGAAGTCTATGAATTATCATAAAGGGTATTTTAAAGGTGTAGACAATGTAATATCTGCTACTTTCCTTGAAGAAGATTTACATGCGAATGTGGGAGCATGGATTATTGCTACGATTAGAGAGGAATATCCTGACTTCTTTGATGATGATTTCAGAAAGAAAATGATAAGAGCTTGTCACAAAGCTTACGACGCAGAATTAAATATTGTTCGTTGGATATTACAAGGACAAGATTTAGAATATGTAACATTTAATATGGTAGATAATTTCTTAAAGTATAGATTTAATAAGTCCATGGAAATGATGGGTTATGAGAAATTATTTGAAGTTGACGCGGAAGAACAAAAGAAATTCGAATGGTTTAATGCAGAAGTGGCTTTAGATAAACATGTGGATTTCTTTAATAAGAGACCTACCAACTACGCGAGAGACTTGGAAGATGTAACAGAAGATAGTATTTTTGGATAAAATGAGATATAGATGGTTTAATGAGGATGCAGAATCCTTTATGAGAAACAACGAAGCATACCTTCGTAATGATGAAAGTTTAGAACAAAGAGTAGAACAAATTGCAACTCGGGCATTTCGAGAAATCTACAAAAGTGAAGATTATTATAACAAGTTTATAGACTATATGTCTAAAGGTTATATTTCTTTATCAACACCTGTTTGGTCTAACTTCGGTAGAAAAGGACAAATAGCAATTAGTTGTTTTGGTTCTTATATTGAAGATTCTATGGAATCTATTTTAGGGACTGTCGCTGAAGTAGGAACAATGTCAAAGTATGGAGGTGGTACTTCCGCGTACGTAGGTAACCTTAGACCAAGAGGTGCTAAGATTTCAAAAGGTGGTACTTCCGATGGAGCTGTACATTTTTGTAAACTCTTCGAAAGCACTGTAAACACTTGTAAGCAAGGTTCACAAAGGAGAGGTTCAATGTCTGTTACTTTACCTATTGAACATTTGGATATTAATGAGTTTATTAAGATACGACACGAGAGTAGTGAAGTTCAAGATTTATTCCCATCTGTTTCAATTGGTGATGAGTGGTTTCAACAGATGTTAGATGGTGACTCTGAGAAACGAAAACTATGGGCGTCAATATTACAATCGAGACAAAGAGTTGGTACTCCTTTCATATTCTTCAGAGATAATGTAAACAATCAAAGTCCTGAGATTTATAAATATACAGGTCAGACAATACAAGCATCTAACCTTTGTATGGAGACGAGTATTTGTTCTAACGAACATAAGAGTTTCGTTTGTTGTTTAGCGTCACTTAACGCTCTTTACTTTGACGAGTGGAAAGAGACAGATGTTGTTGAAGTATTAGTTGCTTTCTTAGATACGGTTCTCACAGACTTTATTGAAACAGCTAAAGATATTAAGTTTTTAGAAAAAGCTGTTAATTTTGCAAGAGAAGAAAGAGCTATAGGAATCGGCGGGCTAGGTTTTCACTCCTATTTACAGAGTAAAATGATACCGTTTGAAAGTATCGAAGCTAAAATCTTCAACGAACAATTGTTCAAATTCATTAAAGAAAGAAGTTCTGCCGAATCTAAACGATTAGGTGAAGAATTAGGATATGCTCCTATATTCGAGGCTGAAGGTTTTACAGGTGAGAAATTTAGACATGTGACAAGAATGGCCATAGCCCCAACCTCTTCTTCTTCATTTATTTTAGGACAAGTTTCTCAAGGAATTGAACCTTACAGAAGTAACTATTATACAAGAGATATGGCGAAGAAAAAGATTATCTTTAAAAACCCGTATCTTGAAAAGATTATAAACGAAAGAGTTGAGAACCCACAAGAAGTATGGGATGAAATTCTTAAAAACTTCGGAAGTGTTCAGAAGATTGATTGTTTAACAGACCATGAAAAAGAAGTGTTTAAAACTTTTAGTGAAATCTCTCAATTGGAAGTTATCAATCAAGCTGCTCAAAGACAGGTTCATATAGACCAATCTCAATCTTTGAACATAATGTTACATCCTAAAACACCAGCGAAGGATATTCATCAATTGATGGTTCACGCACATATGTTGGGTGTTAAAACTCTTTATTATCATCACAGCATATCTGCTTTACAAGAATACACAAACACAATTGTTTGTTCAAGTTGTGAAGCTTAAAATTATATAAAGATAATGTCAAATTTAGAAATTATAAATGCTTCGGGTTTCGGTTATGAAACTGAAGATATTAGACCTTTTGTCCCTTCTGCTTGTGACAAGAACGGTACAATGAGTTTTAAAGTTAAAGCAGATGGACACTTTAAAAGAAATGTGAAAATTGGAGTTAGAGGTAGTGACAGTGGCTGTTCTTACACCGTTAGGATACAAGGTGGTACTATAAACGGAAGCACCGAGTTTCATAAGAACTATCCTGTAAAACCTGCAAATAATGAAACAGACCGTTTAGATTTTGCTTTTGTAGATAACTTACAAGTAGAAGTAGAATTTACAAATGAGGCGACTATAACTCTTGAACAAGAAGTACCTGCAGCTGTTTTCAACAATCAAAAGAACGCAGGTTGGTCACTAACACCTGTTACTTGTGAAACTTGTGGTCCGCGTCAGCAAGGAACTACTTTACAAATCCATTCTTGGATAGGTATGTTCAACAAAGGTTTCCAAATAAATGCTGTTACTTGTGGTGCTTCTACAGGACTTTAAAAAATAATTTGAAAAAAGAGGTGGTAAAATTTTGCCATCTCTTTTTCTTTTCTTATATTTGCAGAAAATTAATCAAGAATGATAAAAGACAGAGTTAGAAAAGACGAAGATGAAAACTTCGTAATGAGTCCTGACCCAATACACATGAGGGATGTGCAGGGTAAAGTTGTAGCGATAGTTTGTATGAACCAAATTAAAGCAATTGGTAAAAACAATGACTTAATGTATGAACTTCCCGAAGACTTAAAACAGTTTAAATCTAAAACGGTAGGTAATAACATTATTATGGGTTATAACACTTGGAAAAGTTTACCAACCAAACCTTTAAAGAACAGATTTAATGCTATTGTAGCCACGAAACCTTGTGATATAGAAGAGAGTGAAAATGTAAAAGTGTTTGAAAGTGTCCCTGAAGCAATAGAATATTGTAAAAGAGATAACAAATTGTTATACAATTCTACAACTTATATTATAGGTGGTGGTAGAATATATGAAGAAGCAATGCCTTATATCGACGCCATAGATGCCACTATTGTCGACGATGATGCTGAAGGTGATGTCTACTTCCCACATATAGATTTGGATGTTTTTTTGGCTAATTATACGCGTTATCCGATAAAGGATGGAAAGTATATGACAGATGGAGTAATATTTAAAAGACGAACAAGTTATGAATAAAGTAGATGAATTTTACAAAGATTTATTAAGTGAAATCTTATCAGATGGGTTTGAGTATGATGACCCAAATAGAAAAGGTACAAAAAGAAAACAGATACCAACCGCGGATTTCTTCTTGTTTTCAAAAGATAATCCTGTAATATCTTTAAGGAAAGTTTACTTTAAAGGTGCTATTGCCGAACTGTTATTGTTCTTGAAAGGTTCAACCGACATCAGGGACTATTGGAAAGCAAAGGTAAACTTTTGGGATTCAGATTTCTGTAATTATCAAAATATATCCAGCGAGTATCTTCAGTTATTGAAAAACAATCCTGAAATAGAAGCAGATGATAAGTTTTCATTAGGTAAGATTTATGGACACCAATATGCTCGACAATACAAAGTATTTGATAACTTTAAAGAAAACCCTTACAGAACGGATTTAATCGTTGATAGTTGGCAATTGGATAGCCTTAACGATATGAGTTTAAGACCTTGTCATTTCCTCTATCAGTTAATTAAAGAAGATGACGGGTTTATGCTTAAATGGTCACAGCGTTCGGTGGACACTTTACTCGGCTTACCAATGAACATTGTGTTTTATTTCTTAATGGGTAAAATCCTTGAGATTTGGTCAGGACACAAATTCACAGCCCTTGAAGGAGATTTAAGAAATGTACATCTCTATGATAACCAATATGAATTGGCTGAAGAAGTTAGTGAAGTTATGGCTGTAGACAAAGTTCACGAAATACAGATTGACTCGTCAAGTTGGGAATTGAATAAACCGTTTGAAGAGTTTATAAAATCTGTTAAGTATGAAGATTTTAAATTAGTAAATTACGAACCTGTTTTAAACAAGACAGTAGAAATGTTAGCTTATAAAAAATAATTATAATGAAAGGTAAATTTTTAAACATCCCTGTAGTGGATTATTCAGAAACAGTTATAAGTTTCTTTTGGCACTTGCTTTTTGATTTAGTATTCTTCTTTTTTGGATACATTATTATTCTTTCCTCTTTTGGAATACTGAATGATATGCAGTCAATTTATAGAGATTCTTTAACAGAAGGAATTATGTTACAAACAGCAATGGTTGTGGGAGGTATTCTTATAGGAATCATCTTCAAAGCAGGAGTGAATGCGATGGGTATCTTTAACTACATCCATGCTAAATACGACAAAATTGCTTATCCTGCGATAGTTTTATTATCAGTAATAATTTTAACACTTAATTAATATGTCTAAACAAACACAATCCGTTCCTGTTGTTTCATTACAAACAATAGATGGTTTAGTAGAAATCCATTTAGCGATAGAAACTATTAAAACTGTTGGAGAAGGTCGCACCGTTGGAGCATTTAAGACTTACAGAGACCCTGAAGCTGTCCTTTTTAAATATAAAGATGACCGTAGACGTGAAATTTTTGTAGATAATGATAGATACATTTATTCTCATATCATTCCTTATTTAAAAGGTGAGATAGAAGAGTTTGATGATTATGAAATGGATGAATGGTTTAGTTATCATAAGAACATTCTCAACGAAGTGATAATACTATTTGCAGAAGCGATGGAGATAGGGTTTTTAAAACATGACCCTATACTTATAAATATTAAAGATTTAATTTTAAAAGAAAGACGAGCGAGATATGACCACATTTGGAACCGTTAAAATAAATGAGTGTTTTAATACTCCTTTCACATCAGCTCAAGGTTTCACGCCTTATTTAAAGTGTAGTAACACAGAGGCAATAAACCTGATGAATTATCAAGTTGAAACTTTTGATATAAACACAGAAGTTGAACCTTATCAGCTAAAAGACTTTTCGCAAGAAGATATAGAAGATGCTTATAAAAAAGCAGGTAAAAGTTTCACTTCTGAAAAAAAGGTATTACAAGTACATGTAATAACTAAAACATCTCTCGATGATGTAAAAGCGGAGTTAAATACTTGGTTAGAGAGTAATTATGATAAGGAGATTAAAACAATAGAGTTTGAGAAAGTAGACTCAGAATTTATATTTATTATTTACCACTATATAAAGAAAGAAAAATAAAATGGCAAGTCCGATTGAAGTAACATTAGACAATGTAGATTTAAGCGTTATTAAACCTGCAAGTGAAGTAGTTGAAGAAGCGAAAGAGAAGATTTTACGAATAAAAAAGGGAGAAGAAAAACCTATCAAAACAAGATATTCTCATTTAAATGAAAACTTGTTAGGTGGTATTTTCAGTCAAATCATTATAACTATTGCAGCCCTTTCAGGATTTGGTAAAACAACAATCCTTAAGCACATTGAAGACGATATGTTTGATAAAACTTTAAATCCCAACTGTGACAATTTTGTATTGTTGAAATTCAACTACGAGATGACAGCGTTTAATTTGCTTTTAAGAAGGTTGAAAGAGTCAATGAAAATGCCCATGAAACAAATTCTCTCAGACAGTAAGACTTTCTCTAATGTAGAAGAGGCGATGTTTAATGATACTGTTAAAAAAGAAAGTCATCCAAATATTTATTGTGTACAAACACCTTTATCACCTAAGGAGTGGCTTGTGAACACAAGAGAGTTTTTAAAACAACATAGGGACAAAGAAAAAGTAATCGTTTCTATCGACCACCTCGGACTTATCAAAGATAATGGTAATAAAAAACAAGCGATGGATGAGATGTTGGAATACGAAAATGAATTAAAAAAAGAATTTACCAACGTCTCCTTCATCAACCTTTCTCAAATGAATCGTGAACTTGAAAATAGAACAGGTGACCCTAAAAGTCACGCACCGAAGGCTGCCGACTTATACAATTCAAGTAACATACAATTCGTGAGCGACCTTGTATTGGTAATAAATAACGCGTATATGCTCGGAATCGACAAATACATGTTTGTTCAGACAAAAAGGTATCCTCACTTGCAAGAGTTCATGATTGATAGTAGGAGAGATAAAACAGCTTTTGAAACTAAAGGGAATATCTTTTGGCACTATATTAAAATCCGTCAAGACGATGTAGACCCTGAAGATGATAGAGATGTTAAATTACAGATAGAAACTCTTTATAAAAAGAGAAAAGTAGAAAATAGTTTACAGATGATGGTTGAAAAACAACCTGAGATTCCACGAATGGAAGCCACTGAAGATTTATGGGGAGAAGATATAGACTCACCTTATAATCCAAGTGATGATGAAGATGATTGTCCTTTTTAAAAATAAATAGAAAAACTTATGATTAATTTTGAATATCTTTACAAAGCAGGTTTAACAGACAGTGATTACATATTACTAATTAAGGTGTTACAAAAAGAAGTAGACCTTATCTCCAAAGATGATGCAGATAGAATAAATGAACTGTTAGAAGAAGGTTATTTTACTCTTGTTAAAGCAGGAAAGACTATTCGCGAGCGATTGAGAATAAGTCCTAAAGGTAAAGCATTTTTAGAGAATTTAGATAAACCTTTAGTTACCGATGAGGTTATTCTTGTAGAAGAGAAACTTAAAGAGCTGTATGAAGAACGAGGTAATGGAACAGGTAAAAATTTCAGAGAACGATTGGCATGGTTTATGAATGAAACAGGTTTCAGTCCAAAAGCAATTATTCAAACGGTGGAAAATCACCTACATGCTGATTCTTTTACTTATGCTTTGCACAATTTAATATGGAAGCAACCTAATGTTTTCGCCACTCGACCAAGTTTAGAGGAAAGCCCTCTTTACGAAATGATTTGTAGAGATTATAAATTTAATAAGACTGTTTATTCTGACAAAAAGGACAAAGAACTGCACTACTTATTTCAATATGGAAGAGTTGCTCCTCCGAAAGGTTTAAGAAAAGAGTTATATTTCACAGGCTCTTACGAAACAGATTTTGACCACTTTGTAAACTTGGCTGAAGAGCTAACAAAGAAAGTAATCAAATAATGCCTGTTACCTCTGTTGGTAACTTAAAAAGAGACGATGTTGGCAATCGTAAGTGAAAATAAATGCGTGTTGAATGAGTTTAATCCAAAAGATTTTAATACTCTCCTTAACCACACTGTTTTCCTTGTCTTTCGCTAATAATGGAGAAGCAACTTGGTATGCTTATCCAGGAAAAGTTAGAAGGACCGCAAATGGAAGTGTTTTCAACGAAAATGCTATGACTTGTGCCGCTCATACGAAGTACAAGTTTGGAACAAAGCTAAAGGTAACAAATTTAGCTAATGGAAAACATGTTGTTGTGACTGTAACTGATAGAGGTTCATTCATGAACTACCCTAACGGTCACAAAAATGTAGACCTTACTAAAGGTGCTTTTAGACAAATTTCAGATTTGAGGTCGGGGCGTATTAAGGTTAAAGTGGAAGTCGTTGAGTAGACTTTCGAAAGCACCCCGTAACAGGGGTGTTTTTTATTTTTTAATTAATTTTTAATAGTAAATAATGAAAAAGTTATTTTTAAGTGTGATTTTCTTATCAATTTGTTTGCATTCTTGTAAAAAAGATGTATCTTTGCAAGACGAAACTTATGTGACTAAAATTTACACAAGTTCAAGTCTACCGATTGTTAAAGTGCAAATTAACGGTGTAGATAAGTTTCTGTTATTAGACACAGGGGCTTCGTTTACATCTTTACACACGGAAACAATAAAGCAGGTAGGAGGTGTGGTTGGTGACCTTGCACCAATAAACGCAGAAGGATTTGGTGGGTCAGAGAATAAATTATTCAACGCTCACAAAGTTAAATTAAAGTTAGGCGATACCTTTCTAAAAACTACAATTTATGCCAAAGATTATACAAGAATTAAGGAAGTTATTTATCAAGACGACCATATAGAAATAGACGGCATACTTGGAAACGATATTATTAGTAAAAACAATTTTATATTAAACTTTAAAGACAATACGATAACAAGATGAAAAAGATAACACTCAGACCATATCAACAAGAAATCTTAGACAAGATTGATGCGTATCTGAAAAACGATGACATTGTGATGAAACGAGGGCTGGTCATATCACCTGTGGGTTCAGGGAAATCAATATGTATTTCTTCCACGGCACACATGCTTAAAGGTAAAACCGTAGTAATTCAACCAACTGTTGAGTTATTAAATCAAAATCTTGAAAAGCTTAGAGCCATAGGTGGTGACGCAAAAGTATATTCAGCAGGTGCTAAATCCAAAGAATTGGGAGATATTACTTATGCTACTATTGGAAGTATTTACAAGAAAGCAAAAGAATTTAAAAAGCATGGTGTTGTAAATGTGATTGTGGATGAGTGTAATCAATATCCTCCAACGAAAGGGTCAATGTTTCGTCAGTTTATAGACATAGTAAACCCTAAAATTATTATAGGTTTTACAGCAACGCCTTGTAGACTTTATTCAGGATTAGGAGAGATGAACGACTCTTACTCTGTAATAAACTTTATAACAAATAAAATTTTAAGAGACACTCCGTTTCTTAAAGATGTTATTCACATTGTACAAGTAAAAGATATTGCAGATAAGTTTTGGTCTAAAACAATGTACGAACAACACGACTTTGACGAGGGTAAACTTCGATGGAACTCGACAGGTTCAGAATACACAGAAACAAGTATTCAAGAAGCAATCTCAGCTCAAGGTATTAACAATAATATCTACAAACGAGTTAAGAAACTGAATGCTGAAGGAATAACAAAAACTTTAACATTCTGTGACTCATTAGAAACAGCTTCAAGAATGGCAGAACTTATTCCTAAATCTGCATACTTAGCTGGTAGTACAGACGCAAAAGAAAGAGAAAAAATTATTACAGATTTTAAAAAGGGTAAAATTTGGAATGTTTTTAACTATGGTATTCTAACCTGTCTCTCCACCGATACAGAAGTATTAACGAAAAACGGCTGGAAGACTAAAAAGTATCTAAAACCAAATGATGAGGTTGCTCAATATGATATGGAAACAGGTGTTATAACATTTGAAAAACCTATCCATATCCACCAGCACACTCATACAACAAGTATGGTTCAAGTTGCTAACAACGAACTTACCAATCTGAGAGTTACCAATGACCATGATATGGTAATCCTTAATAAAAAAGGTGTTTATCATAAAACAAAAGCACATAACATTGTAGGTAAAGAAGTAACAATACCAACAGCAGGTGTAGTCATTAAACCAAAACTTGAAAAGATTGATTATGACAAATGTTTAAAACTTGCCATGTTACTTAGAATGAGTTGTAATAATGTATCTTCTTTAAGGCATATTTTACAAGACTTAACAAGAGGTGAATTTTTAGAGGTTGTGAGGGTCTTTTGTAGGGCATATAGGCAACCAAAATCAAAAGTATACTCTAATATCCACTTCAATAAAGATGTGCTTGATTTACTACAAGAAATCGCTGTATGTAATGGCATTACTTCAACGATTGAGCCGTTAGATGAAGGCTACTTTAAAATAACTTTTTATTTAACAAATAAAGTTACTTTATCTAACGAAGATGCTAAACTTCATAAAATAGTAAAAGAAGAAGTTTGGTGTATGACAATGTCGAAAGGGACATTGATTACCCGTCGTAAAGGTAAAATTGCGATTATGGGAAATACAGGATTTGACTATCCTGAACTACAAGCTGTGATAATGGGTAGACCAACAGGGTCTTATGTATTACATTATCAAATATTAGGAAGAGGTGTTAGACAACACCCTGACAAAGACCATGTTTTACTAATCGATTATGGAAATAATGTAAAACGATTTGGTAAACTTGAAGACCTTAGAGTAGAATTTGTACCAGGAAGAGGTTGGCAGATGTTCGCTCAAGGTAAACAATTAACAGGTGTTAGAATAGGTAGTGAAGACAGTGCTATGCCTTACGAACCACAGAAGAAATTCCAAGCCGATATAAGAAAGAAATTCCCTGACAGTGGTATAACATTCGACTTTGGAAAATATGTTGGTAAAAAACCATCTGAAGCACCTGAGAGCTACCTGAAATGGGTAGTAGAAAATATATTCCCTCGTGGTCCTTGGGACAGAAATAGAGAAAAACTTCTTACAGAATGTGCCCAAGTCCTTGATTACATTACTAAATTAAAAAAGTCCGCTAAATAAAGCGGACTTTCTTTTTATTTATTCTTCATCATAATCGTAATCATCTTCATCATCTACTAAAGCTTCGAAATCTTTTGCTCTCTTGAAATTCGCAAGACCGAGTGAAGCCGTGTTGTGGAACGCGTAAGTACTCATCGAACGGAATGGGTCTTCGTGCATAAACCACTGTCTCGCAGGAGAATATTTGATAAACCACTGACCTAGCTTCGGTATTCCTTTATAAGTTCCTGATGAAACTTCATCAAAAGAAAGAGATTTGAATAAATCAACAAACGGATTCATAATCATCGTAGGAGTTTTCATCATCTCTAACGCTTGAGGTGCACCTGTATGTATTTGAGTAGAACCTAATTCTGAAACAGTTCTCAGATAAACATATAGTAATGATTGTAGCATCCAATTCTCTTTATCCTCATCATCGGAAGCAAATCCCGCCAACAACATTGCTCCTATACCTGCCAACACAAAATGTAGAAGCATTTCAAATCCTTTCTGAACCCCTTGCTTCTTGTTAAGCTGTTGGAAATGTTGAATCATCGCAGCTCTATCAGCATCAGAAATATTAGGGTCATTTATCAATTCTTTTTGAGAAATAGTTAAAAGGTCTAAATCACTTGATGCCGCAACAACCTTCCTAAATTTATTTCCAAAATTTCGAAGAGTTTTGATAGCACTCACTAATCCACCGCCTTCATACTGACCTGTAATATAGTTAAAGTGAGTTGCTTTAAAATCCCTCTGCATCTTATTGAAGAACCAATTACGGTTTACAAGGAATGCTTTCCCTAACCAATGCCTACTTGCAGCAGATTTCTGTTCTTGAGCAACAGTACCTTCTAAGTTGGTTTGTAACGAAACTAATCTCGTTCCTAAATCAAGGAATACTTGAGAATCATTATCCAACATGGCTTCTAACTTACTTTGTTCTACACCAGGGTGCAGTTTTTCTAACTGCTCTAATGCTAACTTCTTACCTTGTTCGCTTATAGTAAGGTCGCCATTTTCACTAACATTATAGTTATCGTAAAGCGAAGGTAATGTTTTATACTCCGCTCTAATAGAAGCGTTATCAGCACCTTCTCTCCTTCTAACCATTTCAAATTGAGCTTTAGACATCCAACGACCTTTATAAAGTTTTGTTGCTAAAAGCATGGTGGCTCCAAACAAATGTCGGTTTTGTTCAGTAACAGAGTCTGCCAATTTATAAGCTGGTTCATTAAGAAGAGATTGAATAGCTCTGTTATGACCTGTCGCAAAGTTTGTTTCTTCAACACCATAACCTTGAACACCTAAAGCTCGAAGAGTAAGATACATCTTGTTTGTCCTCTTCGCTTTACCCGTTTCGGCTGCATTTTTTCCCGTAGAAACAAACGAAGTTCCGAAAGCCCTCTTCCAATCATCAGTGTCATAATATTGACTTGCAACAGCTTCGGATAAAGCAAAAACGTTACCTGATGTATTACCTGTCGCAGCAACCCATAATGACCATGAGGTATTTACTTTACCAATAAAGTCAGACAACCACATCACCACCCTTGAAATATCCATTCCGAATAATTCAAATTTACCAACTTTCTTAATACCATACCAATGAGAATCAACAAAAGATTTATACATCTTTTTAACTTGTGATTCCTTACCTTTAAGGTTTCCTTTAAATACTTGACTATCAATTAGTGAACCTAACATCATAGCATCATCTAAAGTTTCTTCTTTCACGAGATAGTCAGAAGAATGGTGTAAGAACTGTAACGCTGCAGAAGCAACATCTTCTGTTAAGTCGTTCATATCTTCAAAGTTATGAATACCTCGCTTTGGCATTGTTTTATAGTCTGTACCCAGCGTTAAGTTAACACCATCTTGGAAAGCACCCTCATCCTGTTTAGAAGCATCTTGTTTGAATGATTTGTTAAACCAACCAACAACAGCATCTTTAGGACTTGTTAATGTTTGTCCAACACTTTCCACAGTATTCTTTCTAAAACGAGGTCTTCTAAAGATAGAGTATTTACTTCCTAAACCATAATTCTCATATGCTTGTTTATTAGCTTTCAAGGCTTCAACATACAAAGCAAATTTACCATCGTTGGTTTTCTCTGCTAAATTCTGCATATACTCCCATCTCTCCGTATCATTCATTTTAAGATAAGCATCTCTGTCTATCTCTGTAAATGTTTGGAAGAATTTCTCATTTATAAACTTTTCAGTTTTAAACTGTCTACCTCCGAACGGACTATCACTATCAAAATCTTCGTTTATCTGTTCCTTAAATGTTTTACCATTTCCGTCAGTATATTGAAGACTTGGGTTAATAGTAATGTACTGCTCCACAGCATGTTCAAACTTAGGGTTAGTTGCTCTTTTCTCCGCAACAGCATTTCTTAAGAAGTTACCAAACGAAGACTGTTTACCATTTGTGTGATATATCTTTTGGTCAATCAACCTCTTCCAAGCATCATACCCTTTTGGTGTAAAACGAGTGTAATACGACGGCATATTTCTAACCATATACTTTGAAGCAAGTTCTTCTATCGCAGTTTGGTCACTTAATATGTTTGCATACACAGGAGTTAATCTACCATTATCTAAAACACCTTGCTCCTCTAAGAAGTTGATAATATCTTTACCACCTCTTAATTTACCTTCTGTTAGAGCTTTAGTAAAAGTTTGACGAATTGCTTGATACTTCGCAGGGTTAATAGAGTTTTGAACCATAAAGTCTAACTTATTTTTCCCTGAATCTTTCAATTCTTGTTCAAATGAAGAGTTCATCTCGTAAGAAGAAAAATCCTCTCTTAACTTACCATTCAAATCTTCGTCAATCATACCCGTCAACTCACGCTTTAATGTTTTAATATCAGCATCTAAATCTCGAATATGTTTTCTATCAACATCAGACATCTCATCCCCATCTATTTCAGCAAAATTCAATTTGTTTCTATGAATTTTTAATAGATTGGCACGCTTCGTCATCAAAGTCTTAAGTTTCTCAGCCGTATCTTTTACAAGGTCATCGTCTGTATCATTTATAATCTCATCTAACTTCTGTTTATATGGAGCTGTCTGTTCCGTAGAGAGGTTAGCATAAAACGATTCAGAGAATGATAAACCACCCGTTATCTGTACAAAGTCTAAAAGAGTTTCGTTTATCTCCTTATAGATAGCAGATTTATTCGCACGAGATGATTTCTCAAAAGTAGCAAAATCTTTATACCCATATTTCTGAGCGATAGAATCTTCAATTCTTGAAACCTCATTTAGATAGTTATCGTTAATGGTACGAGTTTCATTTTGGAATCTTGCAACATTGAACAAGTTCATGTTTACCAAATCCACTGCTCGTTTAACAGAAGAATCGTTTATATCTACACCACTTGCTAATTCAATAGTTGGTATTTTAAAAGATTCTGTAACCTGCTTACCATTAGCATCTTCGTAAGTATAAGTTATATCTCTAAGTTTACTTTCGTTAACCGTACCATAAACTTCACCTGTTAAAGGGTTAGTAAGAGATGTAGCCGCGGCTTTCTCATTTGCTAACAACTGTAAATCTTGGAGAACAAATTTAGAACTCTTAAGAGCTTCGAGTTTAATATTCCCGTCGCTGTCCATAATCTTCTTCAACAAGTCATGTCTTCTTGCCGAATTAGACCTTAAGAAATCTAATGCTTCCTGACCCATACCTAATGCTTTATAAACAGCGTTCATCTTGTTGTAAACATCTGTAGTATAACGAGTGTTTAGGTATTCTTGGTCAACTTTTATTTTCTCTTCGTTATATTGAATTTGTTCAGTATCTGATAAATCTTTAAAGATATAACCTTCACTTTCAAACTCCTCCATAGTTTTATAAGAGTCCTTATCTGCACCATACTTAACTTGGTTGTAAGCATCTAACAACGCTGTGTAATAAGCTTTTTCGGCTTCAGCAGTGTTAATGTGTGAAATAAAGTTTCCTGTATCTGCTCCGTCATTTGTTCTCTCAATAAGAAGTTTTTGGTCATCAGAAGTAACTTTAAACTTATCTAAAACGTTTATAATCCCACCTGCATACTTATTCATCAAAGCTCTTGCCTTAATACCATTGTTAGCAATGATTTTACCAAGCATCCCAATAGCATAATGTTGTGAGTGTTCAGGGTTACCGAACATTGCATAAAGCTGACTAATATCCGCTTGTCTACCAAACAAAGATTTTGCAATATGGAAATATGCCTCTTCAGGAATATTATATTTCTTCAACAACTCTTTAACCTGTTGTTCAGCGTTAGTAGCTGTAACCTTTATACTTTTTCTTTTATTATCTGAAGCAATTGTTTCTACAACAGATATAATTCTATCAAGATTTGCTTTCTCAGCACCATCAATACCAAAAGTATCGAAACTTGCTTGTAACTCTTGAAGAGCAGGTATCATTTGGGTTTCCATGATACGAATGTCTGCAAGTAAGTGTTCGTTACGAATACCTTTGTGAACACTCGTTAAACGCTTAATATCCGACGCTGTCTTATTTGCCATACTCTCAGCAATTGTTACCAAAGTATGAATTGCAAGTTTTTCATTTTGAGCTTCTACAGCCTGAATTGCTCGTCTAACCTCGTAGTTGTAAGCTTCAACATCTGATATATTCGCCCTACGGATTCTTTGCAAACGACCCTCTAAAGCGTCTAATGTATCTTTAAGTGTTGCAAGAGCAATCTTGTTAGAATTAGTTGCATAGAAAACAGGGTTTAGAGTATCTTTGTTTTTACTTTGAATTTCTTTCAAATTAAGAATACTCTCCACTCTATCGTTTAACAACTTATCGGATAAATCACTCTGCCACTGCTCCAAAGCACTCATGTTGTTCGGTAGCATAGACTTGATTTTTGCAACCAACTTGTCTACAAAGTTCTTTAAATTTTCTAAGAAACCAGGTTCAGCATTTTGGTCCGTGTTTATAGCACTTTGATAACGAGTAAGAATACCACTCGCTAACATCTTACCAAGTATCTCTTTTTGAACCTTTCTTTCTAATTCCTTACCTTCATAACCTTGTCTTTCGTAAATATCTTTGTAGGTTTGGTAATTATCGTTATACTCTTTACTATTTAGAAATTCTTCACTATTAACAAGTGTGTCTATCTCCTGTTCGAGCATACCTTCAACCACAAAGTGAGAAACCTCTTCTGCTAAATCTTCAAGAGTGGCACCCTCACTAAGAGCAATGATACCATTTGCCACATCAGCAAGAGCCACTGCATCCATTTCCTGACCATGTATTTCTGCGTATCGTTTGTTATAGTTTTCAATACTCATCAAGGTTATACCTGATTGATTTATTATCTCAAATAACCTTGTAGCAAGTTCTTTATTACCTTCTACTTGTAAGTTTTCAAAACCAGCAAGAACCTTATCATATTCTCCGTTTCGTAACAACTCATCAACAACAACATCTGCTGCTTCTTTGTTAGATGTTCTTTCAGCGAAATCATTAAAGTTTTCAAGAACATCTTGAGGTGTTATAAGATTTCCTTTACCGTCTTCTACACCCGTTGTAAGAACATTATTGCTAACATGAACAGTTCCATTTTTATATTCTTGAGTATAATCAAGATTGTTGTATTCAACCTGTTTTCTAAACATAGACACATTTAACATCTGTTCAGTCTGTGTACCTCCTTCAGGTTTCAAGAATAATTTACCATTGCTGTCTGCAATTGTTTCTCCTGAAAGCAAACCATCTTTTATACCACCATTAATAAGACCTTCACGAGTGTTAGGGTTTATACTTGTTGTAACATGACCTATCGGATACAAACTGTTCTTTCTTTTGAATCCGAAAGAGACGTTACCTTCTGAACTACTATCTTGTAATGCATCTTTATAAGATTCGAAAATCTTACCATTTGTAGATTGGAAAAATAGTTTAGGCTCTCTCGATTCAGGATTGGTTTCAAACCCTTTATTCTCCAAACCTCTTTCGTAAACATTTGCAAAAGTTGTAAATGTATTTTCCAAATTCTCAAAAACAGGCACCTTACTTGTCATATCATTCCATAAAGAGGAAGGATTCCCGTCTATATCTAAAATAGTTGCTTGTGCCAACTTTTCACTATTGTTTAGTGTTACATTGTCCTGCACACCTGCAGGGAATTGTACTTTACAGCTCATTTGTTAATATTCCTTTTCTGTGTATTGTTAATCCTTTTCTTAAATTGTTTCTGTCTAATTCGTTTACCGAACAGTTATCCATAGATTTAACCCTATAAACATAAGAACTATCTCTTTCCACACCTTTAAACTCAGCTAAGAAATAATCTCTTTGTTGAGTATCTGTGTAAAAAACAGTACCTACTTCCATAGGAGTTCTTAAATAAATATAAAATTTATACCCGTCTTTAATAGGGTCTTTAACTATTTCACTGTGTCTAACCTTTGCTCCTGTAAATAACATATCTACAAATAACGGAGCATACTGTGTGTCGAAATCTTCAAACTTACCAATCCTCGGCTTCTCACGAAGTTCACAACATTCGTCGCACCCATCGGTAGAATAAATGTACTCTACACACTCCTTATCATTTATATTTGGCATTATGTTTCTATTTTCAGTCCACAAATATATATAAAAAAAATGACACCTTGAAAATAATAAGGTGTCATTTAACATTTTAATTTAAAAATTATTTACAGTTATTCTTAGAGTTTTTATCTGAAACAGTAGTCTTTTTAGACTTTTTAGTATCCTTCTTAGTCTCCATCTTTTCAGTAGATGTTTTCTTAGAAGAATCTATTTCAGGGAACAACTCATCAACAATAACAGTTTCCATTGGAGTTACCTCACTGTTGACATTTGTAGTATTGTCAACATTGGAAACACCTGCTTCACTGTCAATTAGACCATCTATAATATCTGCTAAAGATTTACCTTTAACATCAAAAGGCTCTAAATAAGTCTTTCTATAATGTTCTATCATAGTCTTATTTCTTGGAGTGTCTTCTCCAAGTTTATAGAATAGGTAGTTAATAATATCCATATCGTGAATCTTATCTTTAACCCTTGTATCAGCAAGTAAACGAGCAAATCCAAACTTTTTACCTAAATCTCTCACCCACTTCTTCTGAGCAATATTACTTTGAAGACTTAAAAGAGCAGATATAGAAAAATCGTCAATAGGTTTTGGTTCTTCTTCAGGCTTTCTTTCTTCCTTTTTAGAGGTTTTCTTCTGTTTCTCAACAGTCTTCGTTACTTCAACCTTTACAGCACCACTATCCATAACATTCTCCAAATCCATTGAAAACTTAGGTGCAAAGAACAAATTCTCATCTGCTAAGTTAAGGTTAAGTTCAGTACCATTCTTCAACTCTTCAAAATTCAAGACACTCATTGTAGAATTACCCATAAACTCAACAGGAACTGATAAATCATTCAGAAGACCATCAATGTATTCTTGTTTACCAACATTGTCTTTTGTTGCAAATAAATGTTTATACTTAGCATCTTTGATAGCATCATAACCCTGCTCTGTCAAAATATCATTTACCATTTTAGCACGAGCAGTCAAGTTTACCTTCTTGTTAGAAGCAATTTTAACCAAAGTTTCAGCCAAAGTAGTTTCTGTAGAAGGTGTAATTGTAACAGGGTAAGCCACATTTCTACCATTGTATTCCAACATCACATATGACACAACCCCGTTCTTTGTAGATTTAGCAACACCATCCACAAACCTGAATGAATCTCTTGTCAAAGATAAATCTTTAACACTTTTGTTCAAAATAACAGGTTCGTATTTAGAAGAATCATTTTCAGCCTTACGAGCATCAAATATACCAAATCCTAAAACTTTTACATTCTTAGCAATTTTCGAAGGGATTGTAAAACGATGATTTGTCACATTACCCCCTTCATCTCTTGTGAGTTGAACATTCGGGTGACCATTCTCAACACGATTCACCACTACAGAAAACCCTGTGTCAATCAAATTGGGGTTACCATTGAATATTCTATTAGTCTCACCATTTCTAACACGAGTCACAGCTTCATTACGAAGTCTTATTAGATTTTCATATTGTCCTGTTGAACCATGTCCTGCTTTTACAACTCCTACTATCCTACCTTTAGAATCTCCAAGTAATAAAACATCTTCCTTTACACTTGTCTCCTCTTTAGTTCGTCTTTTGTTATAAATTGCATTAGTTGGGTAAATCACAAAAACTTCATCTCCTGCTTTCAACTCTTTCACAGCCTGTTGGTCTATTTTGTAATTTTCTCCATCTTTTACTTCAACCTCAATATCAGAAGATACAGGATGATAATTACCGACTTCGTCTATTTCATAAAGTGGTGAGTAATTAGAAAACTTATTACTTTGTAAAAGAGTCAAATCTAAACCTGTCTCATTTTTAAGATTTTCCAAAACATCCCTATCTTCCGCTTCAAGGAGAATATTACCATGCTTGTTATATTTAAAATTATAACTACCACCCATCGTAATAACCGTGTAAATAGCACTGTCGTCAGGTTTAATAGCATCCTCCGTTTTCAAGTCAGTTTTTACTCCTTTCTTATTAGTAACTGTAATTTTATCATACACAAGTGGGTTAAGAAAACCTTTCAAACTAAGATTTGAAATGTTAATAAAAGTATTGTCGTCTTCATCTCTCTCAATCGTCATAAAAACATTTGAATAGTTTTGAGCGTGAGCAGCAGACCTACCACCACTCCCTTCTTCATCTGCGAAAGGTTTACCTTCACTATCTGATATAGTTTCAGGAGTATAGTCATTAGAAGGTCTATTGTCAAGTTCAGACTGCATGGTTAACTGATTCAAGAAGTCAAGGTCATCTTTCAAAGTAGAACCTTCTTCTGTATTATAAGCAGCGTCAACAACAGACAGTCTTTGTTCCAAATCCTCTAACTGCTGTTGCTCCTCTTCTGTAAGTGTTTCCTTATTGCTTAACTCTTTATAATTAGCAATATCTTGCTGAAGTTTTGTTTTCGGTTTTGCATTTTCATCTTGAGAATTTTGCTCTTCTTCAGAAGCGTCTTTCAATGTATCTAAAACATCATCTTCTGAAACATCTGTTTGTTTAGAAACTTCTGCTAACTTTTGAGCAACTCTTCTACTCACCTCTTCAAACAAACTTTCACCTTCTACAGATACAGGTTCATTCAAACTCTGTTTATTTGTTTCTTCTTCAATGAAACTATCTAAAGAAATAACTCCGTTTTCCTCAGATTTAAGCGTTTTATTGATAAATGTATCAAAAAAGTCTTTATCTTGTTCTTTTAAACCTTCATAAATCTTTCTTTCACGCAGAGTAAGTCTTTCCTTATTTGTTAATTTAGAAACAATGCTATCCACAACCCTTTGCATCTCAGGTTTAATGTTATAAACATATTCACCTGTACCTTCACCTGTTTCTTCATTAACAACCTCTTCTTTAACAAAAACTGAATCTTTAGCATAAATTTCTAATTCTTCATCCGTAACAGTTTCAAGAGGGTCTCTTTCATATAAAGCATTCAAGAAGTTATAGTTCTGTTGTTCGATTTGAGCCTGCTTGTTAAAACGGGTCCTGTATTGAAGTCTGACAAGAGCCTTTGTGACAGCTATCATTTCTGCGTTTGCTCTCGCTTTCTTCTTAGCTTTTTCTGTAGGTAAAGAGTTTATTACATCTTCCACCAAGTCTTCTACAAATTGGTCTTCCTCACTCTTAACCTCATTTCCGTTCTCGTCCGTATAAGCCTGTTTACCGCGGTCTTGTCTATCACTTCTGTCTTTAGTTTCCTTACCAAAGAAGTTTGCAATTTTTTGAACAATCTTAGGAACCACTCCTTTTGTATCAGATGCCTTTTCAACATCATCAAAGAAACGCTCCATAGAATCCACTGCATTTATAGAATTTGTATAAGCTTCAAGAGTGTTTAAAAAGTCTTTACCTGCTTCCTCATAACCTTCTGTATTTCTAAGACCTTCTGCAATATCACCAAGATTGTTAACATCTTCATAAAGTTTTGCAATTTCTGTAAAACTTAAATCCGCTCTAAGACCTCTATTTCTTTCGTCTTGATTTTCAGAATTGTTGTCCACTTCTACCGCATTTTTGACAGCAACTGTACGATTGTATTCTGCTTCCAACTGTTTCTCTTCCGCTTCAAGAGCAAGTAGGTCTTGTTGCAATGTGTTATATTGGTCCTGCAAGTCACGAATCTCTGCGTTCTCCTCCACACCTTTTTTAGTGTTCTTTACATCACCTTTCTTAATAATTTCTTTTATTCGACTTTCCTGTAAAACTTTTATTTCACTCTCAATCGCAGACCTTTTTTCTCGCAAACTGACAATCCTCTCACCTAAATTATCATAACCCTTTATGACATTTTCTAAAACATTCTGAAATTCTTGACCTCTCACAATGTTTAAACTGTTAGCTATCCTATCCCCAAAGGTTTTCTTAGATTCAAGAGCAGTGTCATACAAGTATCTCTGTCTTGCAAGAACATCAATCAATGAACTATTTTCATCTTGATTTAAAAGTTGAGCGTAATCAGCTGCATATTTTACAGCTTTGTCCATACGAGTTTGACGCTTTACAAAGTTTTCCTTATAAGAGTCTTTCAAAGCTTGAACTTCAGCGTCTGTATCTAAACCATGTTCAACCCTTAAAGCGTTATTATCCAAAGCGTCAACTCTTGCATTAAATAAGTTTTGAACAGATTTATCAAGAGCAGAGTTACCACCAAATACCTTGTCAGACAGCATCATCATTTGGTCAAAACTCGCAGAGCTATCAAGTAAATCTGCCATGAACATGTCTCCTTTATCTCGGAACTCGTTAGCTTTATCAACTTGAGCATTAAATGCAGACAATCTTTTAATCCTTTCCACATAAGAGTTAGCAACGGCTCCGAAGTTATCAGAAGTCATACCTCGTTCTATGTCATTTTTAAGAATACTTTGCATTTCAGCTAACGCAGTTGCTCTTTTTCTACGAGTCTCAGAATAAGAAGTGTTAGCAATTTCAGATATAGCACCTTTAAAATCACCTGAACCAGCCCTCATAATCCCACCTCCTAAAAGACCAAGTAAAGCACCCATGTACATTTCATGACGACCTTCAGGTGTAGAAAACTGTTGTTCCGTAGCGTCTTTGAAATTTTCTAAATTAAAGAAACCTGCAAAATTCCCTTCAATCTCATTAGTTGTTTTATAAAGGTTATCCACATCATACATGTTATGAAGAGCAGACCACGCCATGTTTTCAGCAATACCTGCACCTCCCTCTTCAAGAGCTTCGGCTCCCATCTTTACACCTTTATCTACAACATGCTCCAACACTTTACCTTTCCAACCTCTTGAATACGCCTGAGTAGCGTCCAACGTTAAAAACCTATCTAACGCCTCTTGACCACCTTTTTCAAAACCTTCCTTAATAAATTTAGAAGACGCCTTGTTCATACCTGTACCAAGACCAAATTTATTAACAAATTGATTTATACCAAGTTTATTTCCAACCTTACTAAGACCTTTACTTATACCAAGTATTTTACCAAATTGTACTAAATCCGAGGCAGCCGAAATAGCAGAAGTTGTTGCGAAAACACCATTTCCTAATTTTGTAACATCGTTCACATACTCTTTAAACGCTTCTTGGTCGATGGTTCCGTTTTTAGCAATTGATTTATTTATGTAATCGTCAATAGCATCATTTCTAAACTGTAAAGCCGTTGTAGCACCTTCCGTCGCACCTGAAATTACAAGTGTTTTGAGAACATCCTTTGAAGCACCTGCTAACATTGAAGCCGTCGCATTGTTACTAACAGCCCCTAATCTCGTACCTAAAGAGGCAAGTAAGCTCGGGTTAGCACCAGCAGTAGTACCTCTCAAAGCAACACTGAATCTTGAACCAATACCTCCTGTCAAATAATGTGTCAAAGCAATTCCTCCTATATAACCAACCCCTTGTAAGAAATCATCCGCCCAAAAGTTAACAGTCGCCATCTTACCTAAGAAACTTCGTTGTTTCTCCTCATTTGTTCGATAGTTGGCTAAAGCACTTCTAACCTCCATATCCCAATCTCCTAACGCTTGTTGCAAAGAGTTATCATACATTTTAGACAAGTCCCAATTTGCAAGAGAAGAACCAAGTCCATAAACAGCACCAACGGTACCTCTCGCTACAGTAGTAGCAACAGTATTCTGCATTTTTATTATACCGTTTAAGGTTTTCTCAAAAGCACCCTGTTGTCTTGCTAATCTATCTTCGTCTGTAGAAGGGTCGTAGAAATTTTTAAACTTTTTAACACCTTTACCATCAGAATTAAAGTCATATAAATCTTCAAATCTTTGAGATTTACCTTCAAGTGTCATCTTCCCATAATCGGAACCAATGGCTCCGAAACCAGTTTGAGATGCAAAACCGCTTGTATTAAAAGCAACATTACTTGTTAAACGGTCGGTTTTAAGGTCTCTCATGAAACCATCTATATCCCAACCATCTCCTTTTTTACCATTCCCCCCAACATTCGTATTCAAAGAAGGAATATCAAACTTAGGTGGGTCGTATATTGTAGGTGTACTCAACGGAACATATTGAGGTACAGGTAAATCCAACGGTGTAGGAGCTTTATACTCCTGTAAACTCATATTCGGATTAAAATTATTTATATTTGGTGTCATTTTTACTTATTTATAAGCCACAAATTTAATGAAAAAAAGTTGCAACCTAAAAATAATAAGTTGCAACTTTACTTTATCTACATTCATAAATTTCACTTACGAATTGTTTACTAACATTCTCTTCATTTTTAATAGTTTGTTCAAGTTTAGGTTGCATCACCATTTCCTTAACAAAATTCTCATCAAGATGTCTAAACTCAGACATAAGCTGTCCATCAGTCATGTTTTCAAAGTCTGTAACATTTTGATATAAAGAAGTGTTCTTAATATTGTGATAAACTCGGTCACCTCTTGTTAAGAAACTTTCTGTAGCACCCTCAACTCTTATCAAACTACCCATTTGTTCGTAGTCGTAGTCTTCCATACTATTAACATTATCCATGTTTTCCTTAACATAAGAAAGTTCCTCTCTGAACTTACCTGTTAAAGTATTTGAACCTACATCTTTTGTAAACATCTTTTGAAGAGTTTTAAATACCTTATTATCTGTTACAAGGTTTTTGAGAATACTTAAAGCACTTTTGTTTTCCAAAGAAACACCATCTTTAACAATTTTCACCCATTTAGCGACTTTATCGTATTCCACCCCGTATTGTTCAGGGTTAAGCTTCATACGAAGTTTCATTCTTTGAACAGCCGCTGGAAAGTTATTAACTAAATCTTGAATAACTGCTTCTGTACCAATTAACTCTTTAAGTCTTAAAAAGTTGTCAATGTCTGTCTGAGTATAACCTGTTTTAACATGTTCACCCATTTTGACACCCATAAGGTTTTGATAGAAAGTCATAAGATAAGCATCATCTCCAAGTTTCTTAATCGTAGATTGTGAAAGAAATGGTTTAAATCTATCTCTTAACCAATTCTCAATTTGAGATTCTTTGGTAAAGTTAGGCATATCTTTAAAGAGTTTTACATCTCTATCAAAGTAAGCGTCCACTGCTCGTTTAACTGCTTGTTGATAAGTAATGTTTTTATCAACCTTTGTAAAGTAATCTCCTTGTAAACGAATATAACCTCGCTGGAAAGCGGTAATATCTGCGACAGAATTATCAAACTTTACAACATTTCTACCTTGAAACATGCTTGAATTATCAACTACAAAGTCATTTGACAAGTTAAAGAAATCACTATAAGCGTCTGCAAAGTTTTCTATATCAGAATCTGTCAAAGACCCATCTCTTATTTCAGAAGCAAATTGTCTCAGACTTTGTAAAAACTCAACAGTTTCTTCAATTTCAACTTCATTTGCTCGTTTTTTCAAATCCGTCAAATCAAGATTAAAATCAATCGCCTGTTCAGATATTCTATCTAAGAAGTAATGAACATTCGAAGCATCGCTTAAAAGAACATCATAACTAAATGATAATAAAGAATCTATGTCTAATAACCAATTATCCACATTTCCTTCATCAAGAATAAGTGTTTCTTTAATCTCATTTGCAACATCTCTTTCCAACTTATCAACAACCTCTCCATCTTCCATAGTTTTAACATCTATCTTACGACCTCTTAACAACTTCTCTTTAATGTAGTCGTTAATAGTTTCATCCGCTCGGATAGCATCTGAAATATTAGGTGGAAGTTTGTCTAAAAAGTTTTCGTATTGGGTGTCATTATCTATCTGTTTACCTGAACGAACAGTGTCTTTAATAAACTCATCAACACTCATAGTTTTCTGAAAACCTAACTCATCAAACTCATCAAGTAAAGAAAAAGATACTTCTGAATCAAATGAAGAGGTTTCTACTTTATCGATATGTCTAACGATTTGTTCTAAATTCGCAGGCGGGTTATCTAAGAAATTCGCAATCTCACTCTCTGTGAAAATTCCTGAATCTCTTAATTGTTTTTCATCTATTTTGAAATCCCCGTTAACATCTAAAAAGGCGTCTTTATAAGCTAAAACTCCATCACTTGTGTTAGATAATTTAGAGATAGATATTTGTTGCCCTATAGAAAAAGTATATGGTTTATTTCGCTCATATGCTATAACCTCCGATAGTAAAGGTTCACCGTTTACGTCTGTGAGAACCTGATTAGCATCGGCATAAGCTTTAAATTCAGCACTTTGAACGACACCCACATAGTTAGCAGCCTCGTCAGCATACTGTTTACTTTCTTGTTCATTTAAATTTTGTTTTTTACCAATATAAATATCCAAACCTTTCTCTTTAACTAGGTCCTTAATAGTCATTCCATCTATATCAGACTTAATCCCTAACCATTTCTGTATAGATTTAAACTGTTTCCTAACCCAATTAGCAAGACCTGTTCTTGAATTTTTAGTTAAATCTTTAAATATGAGTCCATCCTGACCTATTAAAGTTTTTAAAATACCCTCCGTTGTTTTAAAAGATTCGAAATTCTCAGCATTTTGTATTTTATACAAAGGACTATTTAAATCCAATAAAGACTTTTCTACCTGGGCTAAACCTTGTTCAAAAGTTACAGGTTCATGATTTTTTAATTTTTCATAAAACAATTCAGATAATTCTGAAATCTTTGTATCAGGTGTAAACTCATCTTCGTTGATAAAAAGGTTCTCATCTCTAAGAATAAACTTTTCAGAATTTTCAAATTCAGAATCAGGTAAAAATGAAACATCTTTCATCAAACCATTATTCTGCAATTCAGAAACTAATTTGTAAGCTCCTTCATTGGAAATACCAAAAGCTTTATTTTCAACATCTTTAATGTTTACATAATCTTCACCTGATAAATATTTATAACCCTCTTCAAAAAGTATGGAGGGTTGTCCATTGGGAGCATTAACTCCCAATATCTCACCTCGATTATTTGTTATTATTTGACAACTACTCATATCTTTTTAATTATAGGTTGAATATACTTGTAAATGTTTGACTTAAAGGTCCTGTTCCTTTATTCGCTAATTCTCGTGTGATTATATCATTAACATAAACTGTTAGAGCAGAGGAAGACGAAGTTTTTATCAATCTTGCAACCTTTTCATAATCATCTATGTTAGGATATATCATTTTACTAACAGTATTTCCTCGACTATCTACTATACTGATAGCACCGTTGTTACCCATAACAGGTGATACTTTTAGTTTATAATTCCCACTTGCTATTTTAGAAGCTAAGTTCTGAACACCATTTACAAATCCTTGTTGTCTCTCCGCAATAGCTCGTTTTTGTTCATCAGGTGTAAGTGTTGCGTTTTTCAGAATATCAACATATAGAGGTTGTGAGTTTTCATAAGTAAACCTCGAAGCTAAAGCATTAACCATTCCGTTCTTTGTAAGTCCTGCAATCGCTACAGATTGTTCTTGAGGACCTAAACCTAAACCTGATATAGAATTAGAAAGTTGGAACTCTCTTTCAGGAGAAGCTGTGGAAGAAAAGAAACGAATAGGTCCTGATTCTATACCCCCAGACCTTGTAATAATCTTCTGTTGATAAGCAGCACCAACTAAATTTCGTTTTACATTTCTTTCAAACCACGGTACATTTCTATATAATTCATCTTTATTCACATTAGGAATATCCACTGTGTATACACTGTTTCCTTCGTCTCGACTTCCTTTCTTTTTAACAGAAACTTTTGCACTTATTTCCCCTGTTAAAGAATTAACTACATATCTAACAGCTGTTATGTTACTTGGGTCTACAGAATCAGAAAGAGGTTTATCCCCGCTTCTCAAACTTAATACAAATGCTTTTTCGCTATTTGTAGGATTTGAGAAAGTTATAGTTCTATTGTTTGCAACATTTTTTAATACATCTCTGTAAAGAGCACTTTCCACTTTCTTATCTTCAGAACTTATTTTATTATCACTAAATATAAGGTTATGAGTATCACCAGCTTTCTCATCGATAAAGTTTTTAAATCCCCCTGTGGAATTATTTCTTAAATATCTGGCTGTTTCAGCATCAACTTCTTTTAGCTTGTTTCCATTTTTATCAAGTATCCCTTTTCGTATAAGATAATCCCTAACAGGTACATCTTCCCCTTTTACAGTTATAAGGTAAGGATTACTTGATGGATATGATACCATTTTAAAGAAAGGTTCTCCAAAAACATGTCTACTTTCTTTTTCGAACACAGGTGATTTTTTCTGAGCTTCTTCTCTAATACTCTTCATGGTTTTAATAGCTTCTTTTTGAGTATCTATATCACCCCAAGATGTAGCAACATTACCATGTCTGTCATAAATATCTGTTATTCCAAACTTATCACCCATTTCATTCCAAACTTTCTGCCAAAGTTTTTTATCATATTTGTTATATTTACCCCCGAGAGAAGCATATCGGATTTTTAAAGCAGCTGACGCTTGACTATCCTCAGGAGATTGAAACTTATCCCCCATAAAATAATCAAAAGCAACATTCATCTTAGAATCATAATCCTTTTCAACCTTACCAATTTCATCATGATACTGCCATTTAAATGACTTACTACCATCATCATACTCCGTCACATCGTTTGTCACAACAGGTTCACTACCACCATCATTACCACCACCATTTCCATCTTTACCACTCGAACTTGAAGAAGAACTTGAACTACCACTTCTACCCAATAAACCATTTGCTCTTTTATATTCGTGTTCCTCTTTCTCTAATTCAAACTTTTGAAGGTCAAGATTATGTTTTGCATAGTCAAGTTCCAAGCGTTTAATACCCATTTCCTTCTCGTGTTCTTTAAAAGCCCACTCCGTATTCTTCTCGTGAATTTTAGAATATTCACCTGTTGAATACATTCCTTTACCTTTCACAATAGGATAAATTTGAGCCGTTGCACGAGACAAGTATTCATCAACACCCATAGCCATCGCACCTTGTTCAAAGTTTTGAGCCAACATTTGCATTCTTTGAGGTAACGAGGATAACTCGGTTTCTATATTTGAAAGGTTGTTTTGAATAAGTGTTCTTTGTTCGTTTGTTATATCTTTAGCTGCTAAAGCACTTGTTAAAGATGTCTTTTGGTCGTTTAATCTTTTCGTTAAAGTGTTTTGATAGTTACCCAACTGTTGTTGATAGAACGCTTGTGATTCAGGAGTTTTTCCTCCACCCATCTTAGCCCAAGTTGTAATCTTTAACTGCTCTTGCATATCAGGTGTCAAATGAGCACTTACAAGATTCATCACCTCCTCAGGCGTCATACTATTCATGTCCTTTTTTATCATGGTTACTCCATCAGGACCAATAGTTTCTATCATACCATCTCCTCGACCTTTCAACTGTGTAAGGATTTCATCTACTTTCTTATTAACATCTACAAAAGGTCTATAAACAAGAGAACCATAATCAGACAACTTTGAACCAACTTTCCCGTCATTCAAATAGTCACTAACAAAACGCATAGCATATGCCATATTATCAGGGTGATAACCTCCTTCTTTCACACCTTTCGCTTCCATTTCCTGCATCTTTTGTTGGAAATTTCGTATCTCTTTTGTAGAAGCATAAGCATTCATAACTTTATCATCTATAGATTGAGAAATGTGAGATTCTAAAGCTCTTGTTACATCATTATTAGACAAATCTAATGCACCCACCGCATTTATATCACCCAACATACCTTTAAGATTATTTAAAAGATGTTGTTTGTCTTCCGCCTTCATCAAGTCCATACCCTCTATCTCGGTTATTTTACTTCTTATTTTAGCGTCGGCAGCATCATATTGTCCTTGTTTAAAAGATAACCCTTTAGCGATTAAATCAATATTGTAGGGTTGTATATATTCTCCGTATTTTCGAGCCGTACTTGTATATCCAGCCATTAACTATTAACTTATTTTAAAATTAAAAAGGGACTACTCATTTGAGTAATCCCTGCAAAATTAGTATAAAACTTCTTATAAACCAAAGGTATAAGACTATATATTACTTTTTCTTAGAAGGAGTAACTTCTTCCTGTTTAGGAGCCTCCTCCTTCTTCTGAGATTGAGCTTTTTTATTCCTCAAAGCCATCTCATGTTCAATAGCCTTTTGTTGACTCATAAACGCTTGACCATCACTTGTAGTAAATGGTGAATCCGAAATAGGTTGGAATCCTATCGAACCATCAGAATTTATACCATATTTACGATACAAGTTGTTCAACAAGTTCAACTGACTTCTTGTATTGAAATCACCAACATGAACTTTTCTATTAAAGTCGAAGTAACCCTCCAAGTCTTTTCTTGTAGTGTCTATCGCCTTGTTCATTCTCTCATCATATTGGTCGTCTAATCTATAGTCGAGTTGCTGTTGTTGAGCAAGCGTATTCAAGTTGTGAGTTCTCACTGCTAAATCAGACTGAGCGTTTTGAGCATTCGTCTGTTGTGTCGCTTGAACATTCGCAGCAGCTGTGTTACCAATCAATTGTGCTAAATTGGCAGCAGCCATATTATCAGGTAATCCTTCCAACTTCGCTCTCGCTTCGTTCATCGCTCGATAGTTTTGTTTCATAAGTTCTTCAGGAGAAGCTTGAACTCTATCAAGATAATTCAAACGAATATCATGTTTAGGAGCATCTCTCAACGCCTCAGGCGGAAGTACACTTTGGTCAGGTAACATTACAGGACCACGGTTTCCTATCTTCTTAGGAAGTTGTAATGGCTTCTTCTCAGGTTCAGGCTCAGGAGTTGGTTCAGGTTCAGGCTCGGGCTCAGGTTGTGGTTTACCTTTAATTTTACTAATGATGAAGTTGTTTCTATGATAAGGGTCTACCCATATATCTCCACCATCGTTAGTTTTAAATTTAACAAATTCCTTTTGTTTAAAGTAGTTATCCCTCTCCTCTTCAGTATCAAACTCTAACTGATGCAAAGTTTCATATCGTCTATCCCAAACACCATCGGTAACGTTGGTAACCCCCACCTTTCTATATCTGTCAGGGTCACTAACACCCATTTCATCAAAATATTTCTTTAAAGAATTATCTTTGTTATAATAGGCATTAGTTTTGTAAAAACCACCAGGAACTATCTTCCCATTTACAACCTTAATACCACTTTCCTGTAGAGCTTTCAAATACTTTTTATTCTGTTCAGGAGAGTTTGTATCGTACACATATTGAAGTGCTTTCTGTACAGGAGCGTGCCCCATCCCTGAATACGCCAATGCTGCTTCACCTATATACTTACGGTTTAGATTCTGACGGTCTCTCTGTAACCATCTGTTTGCAACATTAAATCTATCCAAATCACTTTTCGATTTACCAAAAGCCTCTTCCCCCCTAGCACGCAATGCAGCATAATCTCCATTTAAAGCCTCCCAGCTTCGAATACCTTCTATAAACTGTTTCATGTAATCCGCAGAACCTGGGTTGTGTATTCCATTACCTGAACCTCCTAAAACAGACCTACCTTGTACTAAAATATTAGCCTGATAAGGGTCGTAAGCATTAGGAATAACCTGATTTGGTTCACCACCAACAACAGTACCTTCTGCATATTTAGGAACATCACCGTCCTGCTTAATGTCAGGTTGCTTAGCATTTTCCTGCATTTCAAACAACACCTGCACCATCTGTTCACGCATTTGAAGCAACTGTTGTTTCTTCTCCTCAGTTTCCTGAATTTTCATATTCAAGAAATCATTGTTAAGGTCTTGAGTAGTCTGACTACCTTTACCTTGCACCTTCTTCAACTGTTTAAACAAGTCTTCCTGCTCCTTATTTAATTTATCTAAACCTATTCGTTTAGTATAAATATCAAGAACTTGTGCGAAAGTATCACCCGCTTTAAGTTTCATACCTGTTTGTATAGATAATGCTCTCGCATTTGCATTACCGATTCTACCTTTATCAGAAATAACAATAGTACCATCTTCAAGATTCATCTTCTCTCCTCCTCGTGAGTGTTTATTACCCACAACTTTTTGAGTAAGACCATCTTTATTGATATACTCCCCTGCCTCAACTTCTGCGTTGTAAGGTCGGTTTTCACTACCTGTAGTATACTCACCTGTCATATATTGTTCAGGTGTAAGTTTACCTGCCATATCTTGGGTGTAAGGGACAGTTGGCTCTGTAGTAGGTGTAGCACCAAACATTTGTTGTAGATAAGTTTGTGCTTCCTCAGGAGAGATTTCTCCATTTTGAACCATCATCTCTAACTGTTGTTTAGCCTCTTCAGGAGACATTTGAGGTTGTTGTTGCACATCTGATTGTGCACTTTCACCACCTCCTTGCTGTTGCATTTGTGCAAGATATTGTTCGGCTTCCTCAGGGGTCATTTCTCCATTTTGAACTGCTTGCTGTAACTGTGCCACAATATCTTCTTGAGAACCACCTTGAGCAGGGGCTTGTTGTCCACCACCCTGCATTTCAGCAAGATACTGTTCGGCTTGTTCAGGTGTTATTTCTCCAGCTTCCACAGCCTGCTGAAGTTGAGCGATTAACTCTTCTTGACCACCATACTCACCACCTTCTGCAAATTCAGGAATATTTTTAAGACCTAAAGATTCTAACTTTGAAGCAAAATCACTTCTTTCCAAATTCGGAGACACTTCATTTAAATACTTAAAGGCTTCTTTAGCAGAGCCGAAGATTCGACCATTTACGTTTATAGCAGGGTTTGAAGATTTACCATCACCAAGTTTTATACTTCTCAACATCGCATTCTTATGACTCAAACCTAAACGCTCTGCCTCTGAGTTGTTAGAAGAATTGTTATAACGAACCATTTCGAGATAATTAGGTTTCTCATCTCCTATAAAAACAACATCATCCTCCATATAAATCTTAGGTTGCTCCTCTTTAACTACAACTTTAGATTTACCATTAGATATAGTAGAAGTAGTTGATTGTTTAGGAGCATTCGTTTGTGAGTTAGCATTGTTTTGAATAGCTGTAGCAACACGATTTAAATCTTCATCGCTCATCTCTGCAAGGTTTCTTGCAATAGCGTGTGTAGGGTCATTAGGGTCACTTTCAGCACGAGGAGCGTATCTCTTAACAGGTTCAAACTCAGCAAGAGCTTCATTAATCACAGGTCCTGAAGTGTCAATGTATTCATACATTGTCTTACGAGGAATTAGCCCCCTATCGTCTCGTCTATTATGTCTTCCTACATAATCGTACCCCAAACGAGCAATGTTTACACCACCTGTGTCTCTATGTTCTCCACCATCTTCATAAGTTCTTTCAGTTCCTATCTGTGCGTTATTTACACCTGCTTGATTGTGAGTGGTTACACCATTTTGATTATGAACAAGGTTATCTCTCATCTTCTCTTTCATGTTATTGTAAACCCATGAATTTTTCTTACCATAACCTTTACCACTTGTAAATACTCTTGCTCCACCAACAAGAAGTTTTCCAGCATTTCCTATACCCGATAAAGTATTTGCAAACTTCTCCTGTCTTGCAACATCAGGGTTATCAGACCAATCTTTTCTACCTAAAGCGTTACCTAAACCAAATAAAGCTGATTCTAAACTATAAGAAGTATGACCAAATAAATCTAAACCATACTTACCCTTCTCTCCCTCTTCTCCTTGAACATCGGATGTGTTTTTAGTGTCAACCCCTTGAGACGCAAGATTATACAAACCAAACTGACTCCCTATGTCCATGTTGGTTTCATGAGCAGTTTTCGCCATCTCCTGCATTTTCTCATAAGGTATATTGGAATTTAAATCCATGCTAGGTAAATAATAATTATTACCATCAAAACTTACAACTTTACCAAACGCATTAAACTGAGTGTTAGGTAATTGTAACGTATCTCGAGGTATGATAGGATTAGTAGTACCATTACTATTAACTGTATCAGATGCAGTAATTTGATTACCACCCTCCACAGTAGAAGGGACAGAAGTAGCTCCGAATTGATAATTAGGAATACTTAAATCAGGTGTATTTTCTCCACCAAACGGACTAACCCCAAAACCATTACCCGATAAAGATGTATTTGATAAAGGTGTGAAGTTAAAACTTGGTATGTTCATCTGCACATTCGACGGGATTTGCAACCCGTTAGTCTGTGAAATAGGACTTGCAAGATTTGGATTCTGCACAAATGTATTTTTACTAACAGGACCTGGTGCCTGTTTTTTATTAAAAAAATTATAATTCATTATCTTTCAATATATTGAACTTTCGCAGCCATTGTTTGAGCCACTAAAAAATCTCTTTCTTGTTGTTTTTCCAATAATGCTTGTCTTCGAGCCTCAGCTTCTTGAAGTTTAGCGTTTTCTTCTTGACGCTTCATAAGGTCTTGTTGTTGAGCATGAACTTGGGAGGACAAATCTCCTATAATACTATACAAATTATCTAACTGAGGCATCTGACCGTTCATCTGATTATTATCAGTTTCAGAAGAATTAGATGTAAAGTTACCTCCTAAATTTCCACTATAAACTTTACCTTTACCTGTGTAATAGTTTAAAGCCTCATCCAAATTTGTTCTTTTAAACCCTGTACCTCCAACACTTTCGTGTAATTCCATCTTACCCGTGTTAGGATTTTTTACAACTAAACCAACATGGTCTATCCCATGTTTTCTTCCCTTGTCAAATCCTCGAACACCTGTGTCCATGAAAACTAAATCTCCTTCTTTCAAATGACCATAACTACCCTTTGTTACATTTTGAGCAGAATTGTTTTTTAAAGAACTTACGTAAAGACCTTCAGATGTTTGATATGGAATACCAAGTGAACTTGTTACAAAGTTAGAACAGTCTATTCTTTTATTCTTACTATCATTTGTACCAAAACCATATTTCCAACCTTCGAATTTACTTGTTACTCCATAAAGGTTAGAAAACTTAGGAGCAGACGATTGTGTGTTTTGATTAGAAGATTGAAGGTAATTACTAAAATCTGACCCCGTTACACTCTTCATAACCTTTGCAATACCTGCAGCATAATCTTTATTATTACCAGCATAATACCCCTTACCATCAGTTCTTTTAAATCCGTTTTTAAATAAATGGGAATTATCTGTCATATTAGCTCCATAATGGTCTCGCATTAAAATAGCCTGAGCTGTCAGACCATCCCTCCATGTAGGAAATTCTCTGTTATTACCAGCATCATCATTTCCAACATTCCCAACATTTCGTGTTCTTGCACCTCTCCCTGTCAAACCTAACTGACTCTCAGCAATACCCATCGACAATAACAGACCTGCATCTACACCGACAGTATTGGCAACAGTATAGTAATCTTGTGCGGTCAAGGGACTTTTACCCTTTCCCCACTTATCTATAACACCTTGTATTCGATTTATATCCCACTCGGTGTTTTTATATTGTTTATAAGTCAATGACATCTTATCAAAGTTTTGACAAAAATAGTAAATTTTAAAGGCTTTACAAAAACAATAAAACCCACCCTTATTAAAAGAGTGGGTCTGTTAATAATTACCCATTGTGAGAATTTATCAGATTTCTAATGAAATCTAATCCTTTCTGATAAACTACTGTTTTCAAACCTATATGAGTCATCTCCGCTTTTCGGTCATACCACTGCGTTTCAATCTGTTTAAAGCAACCATTGTCGATATATTTCTGATAAGGTTGATTATTGTGCATTAAAACATTTTGTTCTCTTAGAAATTTAAACATGTTGTTTCTCCCGTAACCTTTAATTGCTAAAACTTTTGCAACTTGACCCACATCTATTGTGTCTTCACTTTGAGCAACAGCATCATAAAAATCTGCTTTTGGTTGTAGAACTTTATTTTCAGCTATTAACTTTTTGTTTTCTCTAACTTGAATTAATAAATGTTCCAATGCTTCCTCATAGTTCTGTGGTAAAGAAATTACATTTTGATTATTTCTCAAATTATTTTCCAACTCTTCCCATCTCAAAATTATTTTCGCTCTAATTTCATCATTCCACTTAGTCGCCACATATAAAACCTCTCGCTTATCCAATTGATACTCAGGACGTTTTTCACCTTTCCCGTCTATATATTCAACCAAACCAAATTTGGTTCCGTTAACTTTTTCCCACGCAGGCTCCATGTTTCGAATGTCTCTCATGACATGATGATGTCTTTTACCTATCAACTCTGCAATCTCTCTACTTGACATCTTAAGGGAGTTACTATTGTTCGCTCCGCTTAAATTTATTAGTTCGTTTTCCATGTTTTATACAATTTCAAAAGTTTCTGTTTTCTTTAATTCACCAACTCTTACCTTATTTACATGAGTAAACTTTACATTAGTATCAGAACCCTCGAATTGTTTTGCTTTCTTAATGCAATAGTCTATCTTATACCCAACAGATAAACAAACTTCATGATTGTTACCTTTCACAACACCCATTCCCATATAAATAAATTCACCTAATTTGAAATCCTTACTTTTAATGTAATCAATTTCTTTTTCAATTTTTGCGTTCATAGTTATTTAAATTTAAAATGTTTTACAAAATTACTAATTGTTTTTGATAATTCTTCTTTGTCTCCATTATTTTTAATTATTAAATCAAACTCTTCATCTTTAAACCCGTCCATTTCTGTTTCAGAAACATCACCATCACCCTTACAACCATCTCTTTCCACCTTTATGAGAAACGCTCCGTTTTCCTTAACAAAATCTAATTCATTCCTAAAACGAACATCTGTCACAATACAATTTCCTGATTGAAAAGCGAACACCTTCGAACCCAACAAATATATCCACACATCTTGACCCAAAGTTGACTTTAACCCTTGACCTACCAATCTAAGATAATCCCGAGGGCTTCTATCACAAGGGTCATTAAAGATAGGTTGTTCTTTTAAATCTCTATGTTTAAAATAAGACTCACCAACACCTGACACAAGACCTGCAATCTCCCTAACAGGGTCGGCAAAAGCATGTTTTTCAACCTCTTTATCATGATAAAGTTTAAAATAAAACTGTAACATATCCGCCACAGTGTCTTTCCCTGAACCTTTTTTACCACTTAAAGCAATAACAAAGAAAGGGTATAAATCCTTGTTTCTCATAATTTAACATTTTTATTTTGCAAACATAAATAAAAAAATTCATATAAACAAAAAATCCCGCCTATTTTCATAGACGAGATTAAAAAATTAATTTTTATAATAGTTATCTTGAGTGTTTACCCACTTAAGAATATACTTAAATCGAGTATCTTTATCCTGAGTCAACATAACCGTAAACCAATCTCCTCTCAATCTTTCTTTGAAAGGTCTTCGATAATCCAAAGCAGATTTGTTTATCTTTTTAGTTATAGAGTTTACATCCCATAACCAAATAGGATTATTATTAAACTCATTTCTCACTTCGTTGAAGAAGTAATTAAAAGACCATCGTTTATCATTCTCTGTAGTAAGTATCTGCATACTATCATCTCCCATTTTCGGATATGAACTTTGTTGGAAGAAATTATTCTTTTCAGCAACATTTAATTCAAGCAACCCTGAATTTTGAGAATGATTGTAAACATAAGCCTTGTTAAAACCTTCATTACGCTTTTCAGCAAAGTCGTAATCGTTATGATACCTTCTACTATCCAACCAATAACTTACAGCATTCAAAGTCTTATTCATCATGTTGTTTTTAAACGGCATTTCTACCGTCCATGGGAATTTCTCACCATAAAACACCTGATAAGATTTATTTGTAAGTAAGTGAGACCATAGTCCGAAACCTTTATCAACATTCACACCCGTTTGGAAATAATTCTGATGATTAATATAATAATCAGGTGTGAAGGAATAATAAGAAATCCAACTCTGCGTTAAGAAACTATAAGCCATTGTAAACGAAGCGTCTTCAAAGTAACGAGTATCTTGAAGAGAAACCTCTATTTCCGAATTATCTGTTTCCTTAACAAAGAAACTACGGCTTTCCTTATCATATCTCACCGATTTCTCTTTTGATAACTTAGTAGGAACATAATCCCTCTTAGTCATAAAGATACGCTTAAATCGGCTGTCGTAACCAAATATAATACCCAAACCTATAAAGTTATTATCACAATCCATGTGTGTCATATCTTTTACATGTTTGATTATCTTAAATGGTAAATGTTCCTTAAACCAATGTCTTTTACCTGTCGTTATCTGTTGTAAGTTTCTTCCATTAGAATCAACCATCAAGACCTCACCACGCATTGCATCAGCCCAAACATGCCCAAACTCTGTAGAAACCATCGCTTTATGTTGAGTACCACCATAACCAATTTCAGAAGATTGGAAATTAATGGGTCGCCCTGCAAACAAACTACCTGTTCCTGTGTATTCAGTGTTGGCGTTCATAGCATCTTTATATTGGTTGATAGCATTGTGAATCTCATAAGTATTTTCAAATCTAACCAATATTTGTTCAGACTCTATACCTCTAATATCCACTAACTTACCGTTTGCAGTAGGGAATTGGTGTTTATCGTTAGCTCTGTAAACTCGCCAAGGGTCAAATCTATCTACCTCCGAAGCATCAGGTTTAGAATAAATTACAACATTATCCATGTTATAACTTCTATCCCAATAGTTTTTATCGTATTCAATAGATAACATTCTATTTAAACCATTCAACTCACTTCGTTTAGAATAAACATCGTTGTAAGCAAAAAACTCTGGCGACTTGATAGAAACATTTTTTTCTTGTGTCCACGAAATATAGTCAGAAATGTTAGGATAAAATCGCTGTTCATCATTAGGTCCACCGTAACGATAATTACAATTCACCGTACTTTCCACTAAGAAACTTGCAATACCGTAGTAGAACAAATAAATCTTAGAAGGAGGTAGTACATACATTTGGTCTAAACCGTAAGGCGTATCATATCTCGCAGCCACAAAGAAGTTTGGATACCTCATACTATAGTCATCACTATTGAATGTGGCAGTATCAGTGTCTACATAAAACCTCGGATAACCAATATTCCTATAACTTCTGTAACCAAAAGGTGTTAAATCAGAAGTACCCATCGCGTTAATATAAAACATCGGTATTTTTCTTTTAAAAGAAAATCTCGAAATGTAAGTATCCCCACCAAACGCAATATCAAAACTATTATTCTGGTTAAGCATTCCACAGTAACCTGTGTCTACCCACCTTACGGAATTTATTAACCCATATTGCGAGAATAAAAATGTTTTAAGTGTAACATAAGGAGAACCAATGTTTCTAATAAACTCCCTACTTCTACCGCCAACAACACGACTATCACTTGCCACCGTACCTAATGTGAATCTACTTCCTATATTTTTATCACTATTATCCCAAGTCACATACTCAGGATTATAATTAAAGAAATAATTACCTAATGACAAATAATGAGTAAACTCCCTGTCGGTATTATTAAACATGAAATCGTTACCTTGATAATCCTTCACAAAATGGTTACCTTGTTTCAAATACTTGAACTGTTGTAAACCTCTAAGAGAATTAGAATTACCCTGTTTATCGTGTTGTAAGAAAGTATCATAATTCCCCACAGAAGAGTAATAGTAAGCAAAATTCTGTGGGTCTCCCAAATTTTTAAAACTTTCCAACCACTGAAGAGCATATCGGTTACGCTTCACCTGAGCACCAAAAGTATTGTAAGCTATCTTCATTGCAGCAGCAGCCGCAACTTGCCAAACAGGTATATCTACACCATTCGCCAAACCAAATATCTGAAACTGTCGAGTTTGAGATGTGATGTTAGCAAGTTCTATTAATTGCTCAAACAAGATTTCTAACCTTGCAAGATTTTCAGCTCTTCTAAAAGCCCTCTCGCCCAAAATAACCCATTTAGGGTGACCTTCAACCTCCGCAAACATACCTCTCGAACTACCTAATAAATAACCATCAAATTGTATCTCTCTCGGTAAAACATTCACATAATAGAAATGTGTATCAGGCGAGTGGAATGTAAAATTATTATTTCTCACGCCACCATGAGGGTGTCGAATAGGAGTTAACCCTTCAGGAGTAGAAGAATTTAAGAAATCAGAACCCAAATCGTTATAAGGGTAGTTTGCATAAAGAGCCTTGTTTGCACCTTCATCATATCTATAAACATCATATAGCAAACCTCGCATGATTATAGACTTGTCCAAAGTCCTATCACCCCTAACTATTTCATAACTAACAATAGAATCTCTAAAAGATTGAGTTATTAAGTTATTCTTAACAGCTATATCTAAGAATGCATTAATCACATCATTATCAATGTGTACACCTAACACATTTATTGTAGACAAAGTATTACTCTTCTCTCTAGCAACAAACGGCTCTATAGCATTAGATGGAAATTTAAAATGTCGTATAGGCTTACATCTCAAATCTGTAACCCCGTAATTCTCACCATTTAAAGCAATTTGTGGTTTTAACACATAATTCTTACCTAACTTACCATCGGTATAGATTTGAGAAAATCGTTTCTTATAAACCTCTGGTATATCGTCAGTGGAAATCTTTAATTTCGAAGAATCATACAACTGTTCATTATCAGGGTAGGTCTCTATTGATTCATAATATCCGAAATATCCTTTTTTAGAAGGTATAACGCCGCAAGAACTTATATCCTTCTGTAAAAATTTACATTTACGCTCAAAAGATGTATTTTTCCTAAACACCATCTTTTTAAACACAATGTTCACTTTAGAATAAACGGTATTTCTAATAGTAACCTTGAAATTATTAAGAGTTCTGTTACTGTATGCTATTAAAAACTCTCTATTTTTAGTATAAACACCATATGGTCCTATATCTTTAACCTTATAAATATGACTGTTAAATCGTAAAGAAGGTATCAACTGAGTATCAATAGCTATAAACACCGTCTCGTTTTCGTAAAAATCAGGTTCTTCGGTGGTTTCAACATACGAAGAAGTATTAACATCCCAAACATATCTTTTGGAAGTAGCCTTATCAACATAAATACACTGAGATTTACCAACAACAGGGAATAAACCAAGATTCTCAAAAGGAATAGCCTTCTTAAACATCAACAACCCACCCTCATTTCGTTTCAACAACACAGAACGATACGCGTGAATATCTTCACATGTTTTAAAAACACTAACCCTTATCTCCTCAGCAGTTCTAAAATCAACATCTTGTGTTTCATCTTTACGAAAATCAAGAACAACAGGTTCTTCTGTTTTATTCTGATTAACTTTTAACCAAGTCGCATTAGACATGATTGCCTTAGGGTCAGCAATAGTATAAGGAGTCACCAAATCAACTTCTTCCTGAAAAACAGATTTTGAGAACTTATTTATAAAAGCGGTGTTAAAATGAGTTGCATCTTTCACAACACTCTTAGCAAACTTATAGTCATTAGTTTCAGGAACGGAGAATAAAGCCGTCAACCGCTTTCCTTCATTTAGATTACATTGAGTGTTATAACTTTCTAAAAATGTTCTAACAGGATTGTTCAAATAAGAAGAATCACCCTCATCATGCATATATATTTGATGAGTTAAATGTGTAATTCCTCCAAAAAATTTATTCCCATTATGAACTATTATTTCCTTAGAAAAAGGTTTAACTTTACACAAACGTTTAACATCTACAGAAGTAGAATTATCAACCTTTCTTCGTTTCGGAATACACCCGAAAGGATAACTTAAAGAACCCCTATCATCCGTAGTGTCTTTGTCAAAATGAGATATAAAACTTTCAACAAATAAACGGTCGTCTAAAATCCTACCATTATTATCTCTCATGAAAACACTATCTGAAAAAGCATCCGTTTCCACATAATCCTCCTCGTTATTTTCTAAATCCTGTATAAGACTATAATCTTCTATAGGAGCAGGTTGTGTAACTCTTTCTTTTTCCTCGTACTCGTCAACCATCATTTTAGAATCTGTTACCTCGTAAGGTTTACAAGAAACACCTTCAAAATCTAAAAATGTAGGCTCACAATTAAAATCAGGAAATTTATTAACCCATTTGTCGTATAAAGCAGGATTATTATCCTTTATTATAGAAGGGTTACTAACAATTTCCTGAGCCAAATCTATAAAGTTCTGAGACGGTTTAAAACTCCAAGCGGTCTCTTCTTCATTTCGATAAACCTCAATAGAGCAAACACTCTTCTGAACATCTTCTATTTCTTCACAACCCGTAGGGTCATCCACACAAGATTTAAAATTGGAAAGTGCCTTCCCATCCACTTTAGCAGTATTCTCAAACTGCCAATATTTTGTTCTTTTATTTTCCTCGCAATTACCACTAAATCTGTTTACAGACTCGTAATTAAGACCTGAATAATTCGCAACAGCTTCTTTCGTAGGAGGCGGTGGTACTAATGGAAACACAGCCGTGATAAACCCATCGTTAGTTTGAAACTTCAATCCAAACGGATAAACTTCATCCCTCAAATAAGTCTGATAATTTGACACATTCGCACCGTCTTTATATAAGTCCTCCAATGCCAATGCAGACTTCCATTGTAAGAAACCACCCATAAGATTTACAACAGGTTGTAAGTTTACTTCTTCCTGTGTTTTAAGTCCCGCTTGGAACAGATAACCTCCCGAGGAAGCCATTATGTTAGCTTTTTTATAAAGATTCCTTAAAGCCACGATTCTGTCCCTTGTGAGAGGTATATCAGAAGCGTCTTCTCTATCATGAAACACCTTATCTACAGAAACAGGATAAACTCCCACCGTTAAGTAATTCTCGGTAAAATGAGCATCGTTTCTTCTTATCGTTATAATCTTGTAATTCTTAAAAGATGTATCAAGATTAGTAACCTTTAAAGCAACACCTTTTCCTGAAGGAGCATTCAAATCCGAATCACTCATATAGTGTTTTCCTTCATTGAACAGAGTGACAGGATTAGTCATAGAAAAATACGGTGAAAGCTCATTACCTTCTGAATCCGAATAGGCTATCATATACTGATATATACCCATGTTTAGGTTACCACCTGTTACCACAGATTCTACTGCAAGACAAGGTTTCGCAAAACCATGAAACACATTCAACTTCTCACAATCGACACAGACATCTTTAACATCATAATCCACACCACAAGAAGTCAAACCTGTTTTATTGTAATAATTTTTCTCTTCATGTAAGTAACTATCAAAAAATCTTGGAGGGTTTAAACCGTCCGTCCAATACATTTTAATACCTACTTTTTCAGTCTTTATAATGATATTCCCCTCCTTAATAGGATATTTCAATGAAAAGTTCAAACACGGTTTTTCCTGTTTAAAATTACCATTTTCATCTGTACAGTTGTCACCTATTAAAGTTTGGTATTTACAAGTAGGGATAGTTAACTTAGCAATGTTGTCCTCCAACGATTGAAGAACAACAGATAAATCACACCCACAATAAGTTTCAGCTTCTTCAATTGATTGCATCTGAGGTGTTCCCTCAATGAAACCAATCTCCGAGCGACCGTTAGCAGGATTTGTTAAAAAGAAATAAACCCTATTACTTGGTAAATGAGACTTAAATCCCACCACACGATAACCTTCTTTAAATTTAGAACACAATATATTGGAAGGTTCGTTTTGTAACATAGGTGTACCATTTCCCACATACTCTTCAATTGCGGTGTTTAAAGCAAAAACATAACTTTCTTGCCCTAAACGAGAAGGGTGGGAATCGGTGTCCATACCCTTAGTAGGTATGTTTATATTCTGTTCTGTTTTCATTTAACTACCATGTTTTTATATTTTCAATAGGTGTAGAATAAGCCTGTAAATCTCTCGTATTTAACATTTTAAGTTTTCTGAAAGATTCAGGTGTCAAACAATCAAAGTTCACATCAGCTTTAGCAAGTGAATAACTCTCCTGCATATTTGCTTTAAGCAGACCCATAAGATTAACTAAATTAGTATCATCTTGATTTAACACTATCTTCTCCACCACTTTGTATTTAATATAATCTTCTACATATTTTGCGACTGCTCCACGAGACGAGTCAGGGATTTCTATATCCCCTTCCTCAGTTTCTTCTAACCCGAAGTATTGCATATAAATGGTACCTTCAGGATAATTAGTGAAAACTATATCATTTTTTATCATAATCTCCTTAGGATTTGTGTGAACATGTTTATTTCTACACTCCTCAGCTATAGCAGACTTATTTCTATATTTACCAAGAGACAACAATCCCATAGGTTTATAGTTAAACTGATATTCATCTGTTTCAAAATAAATCTTCTCCGTTATAACACGCTCTTCCTCACAAGAACAACATTCGTTACAAGTGTCAAACCTCTTTATCTTTTCGTTCGTTTCTTTCCACTGCCTCACACCCTGTAAAGCTTTTGTAGTTTTAACTTTTGAATAGTTAATAGGTGTACACTCATATGCAGCATACAATGCGAAAAAGTTCAAAGGTAATTTACCTTGACCACAAGAAACATCCACAATCGCTTCATGTAAAGTCATCACACTCTTACCAAACATTCTCAAGGCTTGGATACCCCATCTCTCCATAGAAACTTCATCTAACAAACCTGTCGAATAGTAAGATTTAAAATCTACCTTTATCTCTGCTACAATTTCACTTAAAGTCATTATCAATATTTTCCTATAAATTTAGCTCTACGCTTTTTATTTTTACTTCTTGTACCCAACGCTTTTATTAAACTATAATACATTTTGTACTTTTTACCTGCTTTAAGATTAACTGCCAATTTCTTCTTAATTACTGTACTAAATGTATAATCCATACTCCAAGGTTGGAGTAATTCATTTCTTTTTAAAGCGTTTGTTAATAACAACGGAGTGTAAACATATCCTTGAGTTTGATGATTATATAAATATCTTAACTCATTTCCATTTACAAACCTTCTCGAAATTTCACCTTGTCTTTTAGGAATTGCCCATACGAAAAAATACCCAATACCATCTAACAACACCCCTCCTTCATTCTCCACCAACTTATCAGCTGTTTTCTTTAATATTGCATGAACAATCTTCATTAGTTCTTCCCGAGTGACTATGGTTTTTCCTTTTCCTAAACCTGATTTGCTCTTATTATATCGTTTCAACATCTCTCGTAATCGAGGACCCGATGAAACTTTAAAAGGTTCGTCCGTAGTATTCATCACATACGGACCCTTTCGCCCATTTCTTTTCTTTATCATAAATTACTAAAGTTTCTGTCCTGTTTTTTGATTACTATCTAAGTTTGGTAACTCATCTGTCGGAATCTGTCTACCCATTGCAACTTTCTGTATTGTTTGAGCAATTACAGTAGACATTAATTTATCAGGACATGTAAATTCACAATTCCATAAAGATTTACAAGCTGACTCTTCAGCTGCTCCACAAGTAGATAAATCACTTACACATTTATCTTCAAGAGTTATCAGTGTAACATCTACATATTCTATCTCACTGTCAGGCAAATATAAATAGCCATCTTGAACATAATAATAACTGTTTTTCTTAGCGTTTTTGCGTCTAAATCGCTTATCTAAAAGTTTATAATCTGTTAAAGTGATAGGTAAGAATAATATGTTACTATCTACACTTGTTACTTCTATAATAGAATTACCATATCTACTGTATAATAGTTTTGGTAATTTCTTTTTAGAACGCATCACACTCTTACATCTCTGAAATTCATAAATTCCACACCTCACAACATCTTGAGGTATCATCTCCAAACAACGAATTGTTTTAAATAAATTATCTTCTCTAAATATCGTTTTCTCCAACAATTTCTGAGAAATCAAATTGGTCGCTTCTGTCTTACCAACTTCTAAAATAAATCGTCTACTAATATGTTCATCTTTAGTAAGATGTTTCAAGTTATTGATAATTGTTGAAACAAATTCTAAATTAGTCATTCTAAAAAATTTTAACAAAAATACTAATTTTCAGAGGTATTTAGAAATAAGTAACACCCGAATTTATCAAACGCAAAAACGGCAGGAATTAACTTCCCACCGCAATCATAATTTTAATTGAAACAAATATATTAACTCTAAAAAGAGAGAACATTAGTTTATTATTATCTTCACTCGTATCAACAAGTAAGAATTATCTTCCTCCTTAATTCCACCACCTTGTATGACTATTCGGTCGCTATCAACGCCAACTTCAACCATTATCTGTTTAACACTTTCAACTCTCTGCAACGAAAGTTTTTGGTTGTATTCTACACTTCCTGATTTATCAATGTAACCAACAAGAGTAACCGTCGCTTCAGGATTTTGCTTCATGTAATTTACCAACATACCTATTGCAGAAGTAGAAGATTCTTTTGGTAATAATGAATTTTTGTCAAAGTAAACATCAGCATAATGACTTTGTATAAACATTTTAATCATCTCTCGTAGTCTTTCCTTAGGAGGTTCAACCGCTTTTGTTGTAGGTTCAGTTGTTGTATCTTTTGCAACAACTGACATTTTAGGTTTAGAAATATTCCACACATAAGAAGGATTACCTTTACCATATAAAAACAAGGATAAACATAAAGTTAGAATTATTGATTTCATAGTTATTAAAGTTAGAATTATTGATTTCATAGTTATTAAAAATCGCGTCAAAACACGTCATTAGTTTTGTAGCGTCAGGCAGTGAGTCTTTGGAAACCTACTGTCCACACTACGGGCGTACTACACACCTCTATTGGGTCGTAATCAAACTTCCCGACTGCTTTTCTCAATATATTCAAACCACCGTTGACATCAGCGTTGATGATGTTTCCTCCTGCGGTTTTAAATAGCCCACGCTTGATGCGTTTTCCCTTATACTCCTCATGTTTGCTTATTTCTTCATCATCTAAGAAACTGCATTTAGAAGTATAACTTTCTTCTATTTCCTTAACTGTTATTCCTTCCAAAGCACACTTGTACAGTAACATTTGTATGAGCTTATAAAAAGGAATGTTTACAAAGTTCTGATTATTGCGTTTGCCTATATTAATGTTTTGTTTCCACTCTTTGTTCTTACCTATAAACAAAGTGTTAATATTGTTGGAAACTAAGTAATTCACTATCTTTCGACTCGTTTTGTGCAGATAATCATTCACTTTATTGTTTCTCTTGAAAGTCAAGGACTGTTCCCTACGGGTTTGTTTTCTTTTCGATGTTCCATACTCCTTATCCATTTTAGCTTGTAACTTTGCCTTTTGTTTATTGTAGTATTGATTAATAGACTTTAAAGGTCTACCGTTAATAATCTTAGGGCTGTCAACATTAGAAACAACCGTTGCCAAATTGTTAACACCTAAGTCAATAGCTGCATAACGTCTATTATCTTCTTTTAAAGGCGTATCCGTTACTTTATATAACACTTCCAGTACTACATGGTTACCTTTAGGTACAAGACGTATTTGTTGTATAGATTTAATGTTTTTGATTTTAGTAGGGATACGTGATTGTGTCTGTGCCACTCTGATATACCCTTCTTTGAAGTCCTTTTCATAAAATGCTTTATTATCATAAATCATTACTTGACGTCCATTTTTTGACAAGTACTTAGGTAGTTTTACAGGTTTATCATACGAACCTGATTTTTTAGCTTTGATGAGTGCAAAGAAAGACTTCATTGATTGATGAGCAATACCAATAATTTGCTGTGCTGACCTTACAAACATTGCACGATAGTCAGGTTGATTTTGCTCCTGAAACTCTTTGCTAAGCTGAAATTTATGTTTTAGCGTTTTAGTTTCAAAGAAATGTTTCCGCAGGGCATATAATGCACTATTATACATATTCTTAGACAGAAAACATATAACATCATATTCCTTAAACTCGACAGTACCTACTTTTATTACATGTCTTTCTGTTAAGTACATTATTTTAAAATTATATTAAAAGTTATGTCAAATGTCTTCATTAGTTACGAAAAGTCATTGAAAGTTATGAATGAATAACATATCACTATTTAATTTTATTTTGCAAATATAAAAATTAATTTTTAAACTTCCAAATTTTATAACAAATTTATTTTATTATTTTCTAAGATAAATGTATTTCCGTTGTATTTAGCAACATATTTTTCACCATCTTTAACTACCGCTGCATTTGAATAGTAAACCCCATCTCTATATAAAACACCTGTGTTTCGCTGTTCTGAATTAGAATGTATATGTGAAAACATGTGAAGCTTTAAATTATGAAGAGTTTGTATTCTTGTTAGTAGAGCAGAATCTCCCGTTGGTTGCAAATTACAATTCAAATCTAAAATTCCTTTAGGAGGACCATGTGTAATTAGTATATCAATATCATCATCTATAGCATTACACCACCTCTTATACAACTTTCCTCGGTCTGCCATGAAAACCCAATCTCCATAATTAGGAACATAAGGTGACCCAAATATCTTATAACCCTCTATTTCAACATGTTCGTCAATGAGCAATTTAACACCTACATTTTCCCACATTCTTCTCGACCATTTCAAATTTTCAAACTCAAACACATTATGGTTACCTGGTACAAACACTTTATAAGGAATATGATTTAACTCTTTACCTACCCACTCTACAAATTGTTTACACTCTATTTCATTCTTTACAATATCTCTATAATTAGACCAATCCCCACTATGAACGAGTAAATCTGTGTCTTTAGGTATATCAAGTTGCTCATGAGTCATATGAGTACAACCTATATGATGTATCTTTAATTTCTTTTTCATGTTGCAAAGATACAAATAAATTTTAATTAACCAAACAATTCTAACAAAAAAGGTTTGCCTTTTTAGCAAACCTACTTATAATCAATAAGATATTTTTTACCACGCCATGTAAAAGTGTCGTATCTGTTCTTAGAGGCAGCCGCTTTTTTAAACGCCTGTTTGAAACTTAACTTGTCGTAATTTGTATCATCTTCCCCACCTGTTGTAGCTTTCATATCCGTGGCAATTTCATTCTGCCGAATTGCCTCAAATGACTTATTCTGAGGAATCATGGTCATCATCGCTAGAGCGTTGTCTACATTTGAAATACCTGTATATCTATTTCCAGGTGTAGCCTCAGCTCTTCGTATAACAGTAGGACCTTCTCCCTCACCTGCAAATCTTAAACCAGCTTTATCAACACTATTCTCAGCAAAAGGAGATAACCCTTGAGCCATTCTTAATTGTGCATACTCTACAGCACCTTTACGAATTTGAGCATTCATCTCAGCATCGTCACCTAAACCATTATTCTTCAAAAGATAATCTCGCTGAACTAAATTTAAACGAGGCGTTATGAGTGGAATATTAACATATTGGTCGTTGATGAAAGTACCTTCTGATAAATCTGTCATCACATTCCCGTTATCGGCAACCATTGCACCATAATAACCATTAGAACGAGGATTAGTGCTGTCTTCATAAGGAATATACTTTCTTTCATAATTAACCTGAATATTCTTATTCCCATCATTCACACCTAACTGCTGGCTTGCTCCAAGTTGTCTAAAATGCTCTATATCTGCAGGAGTCAAACCAAAATCCCTACGAGGAATTACAACATTAGCAACACCTCCCTCTGCGAAAAATAAAGGTTGTTGCTGAACTTGAGCTTGTTGTAACTGTCCTTCAAAAGGATTCGGGACAGGAACACTACCATTTATTTGAAAATCCCCATGAAACTCTTGGTCAGGGTAAATATCATAATCATAATTATACATTGTTTATAACTTTTCCACAAAAATAGTAAATAATAACATAGCAATAAAAACTATAAAATAAGAACTTATGAAAAAGACATCTACTTTACGGTAGATGTCTCAGTGATTTTATTCTTCATTCAATGCTTTGACAACAGGATATGGAACAAAAGCAGCCACTATATCCCACCAATCAAAGAAAGTTTTCTTAACATATTTGTCATACAACTCTTTCCAAAAAGCAATGGCAAAAGTGAACAATATTCCGAACAGAAAACCTGCCCAAATACTTTTCAATGCAACTGAAAAGAAAATAGTTGTTATTAACCAAATAATATTACCCAATCGAGAATGAATAAGTTTATCATTCCCTTTTAGACCAGATTGTATTAAATCTATAAATCGCATTTTATTTGTTTATAATTATTATTTATGGTATCAAACCACCACCAATTCCACCACTATCTTCTTCTGCCCAAACCTGAGCTGTTTCTTCATAAGAACTGTATAAATTTAAATCATCATTATTAAGAGAAACCGACATAATACCAACTAAGGCAAGTTTGTGTCGTTCATCTCTGACACAGTTCGTTGAAACAATAAAGTGTTCTCCTCGACCCCCAACTCTAGAAGTAGGTGCTTGTACACGTATAGTTAATTCCAATGAGACATTTGTAGGAAGTCGCACAGATTCACTAACCCTTTGATTTCGCGTATGGAGACTCCCTTGAGATAACACAACACCCGCGTCACGAAGTGTGAAAGAACCAGCGGCTTCATCATCTCCTCCCAAATGAGCATCTAAACGAACATTCTCGTAAGGATTATTAGATTTAACTCTAAATGTAACCATTTTTGTAACATGTTCACAATGACCTTGAGTAACATTCGAAATTTCCTCTATAGGATTCTTCCGAGCATTTATTATTTTAAGTAAGCTCATTCTCTTCTTTGTCTAAATATTCTTTAATAGTTTGAATTTCAATTTCATCAGGACAAACATATCTTAAATCCCTCAACCACTCACGAAGTTTCGTATTAAGTTCGTTTAAAATATCATTCTCTTTAACCTGTAGCAAAGTTAAAACTCTCAAACTATAATCGTGTATCTCTTGGTATCTTTCCTCACAACCCCTTTTTACAGGAGTTGTTTTAGAGGAAAATTTTCTACAGTTACACATTATTTTTTCTTTTTCAATTGGAAATGAGGAGGGTCGAACATTTTAACCCAATCACCACCCCATTCTATCGCAATACCCAACTCATTTGCAGTTTTCTTAATATGAGCTGCAATATCCCTAAGTCTTGCAATAGTGTCCTTATGATTAACCTGCACCTTGCCTAAAAAGAATGGATACAAGTCTACAGCAGAACTTAAACCATCTTTCTTACCGTCTGCTTCATCTTGATGATTTGAAAGGTTTTTAACACCGTCTGCTTTAGTCACAATAGGTCCTGGTTTAGTTCTACCTTTAGCATAAATAGCTCTCTGTTCGGCAGTAGTTCTCAAACCACAAGTAACTGTAAAATCCACAGGACTATTTGTAATAGCAGTTTTAATAACCTTCACTAAATCAGGATGAACATTTTTCAAGTTGTTTAAACTTCTCTCACTCAACTTGTATTGAATTTTCTGTGTTTCCATTAACAATTAAAATTTAAATAAATTATAGTGGATACCCACTCCCATATAAGGTCCTAAATAAACTTGCTTATTTTGCAAATACGCTCCATAACCAATATTCACACCAACTCCAAATCGTTTATTAGGAATCTTTATTTCCTTTTTATAACGTTCCATGTCGTTGACCTTGAAGTTTTTGTCGGGACTTGATATATCGATGTAACTTTTTTTTTGAGAAAACCAATTCTTTCTGTCCTCATATTGTACAACATCGAGTTTTGCATTATAAGCATACTTTAAGGTACTGCCAGCACTATCTTCAACAGTTGTTGCTTCAAGATACTTATCTTTATAATGAGTAACCTTTGCTTTGTTACTAGCAAGTTCTTGTTTTGTAGCTTTCAGTTCTCCCTCAAGTCTCGCCTTAATCTGTGTAAGTTCCGTTATTTTATCCACACTGATGTTCAGAGCTTTTATCAAAGTATCTTGAACATAACTACGATAACCCTTACTTACAGCAACTTCTATACTGTGAGTAGGAATATCTAATTTTTGAGCATGAACAATACTATCTTTAGTCTTATAAACCACAACAGGTGATAATTTTTGATTTTCAACATATTGCTGCGTATTCTTTATCTCCTGTAACAATCTCTCATCCCTGTCGGTTTTTATATACTTATCCCAAAGGTATAATCCTAAAACAGGAATCACTGCTATCAACGCACCTATTAATAAATCTTTTTTATGTGTCTTCATAATATCTAAGAATTTTAATTTAAGGTTCAAGTCCTAACACTTCTTTAGCGGTGTCCTCTGTTTTATCTTTAATAACTTCATCCTTCTTCTTCATCGCCTCAATAATACCCGCCTTGATAAGTAGTTGGTTCTGTAACTCATCATTTTTATCTTTCTCTTTAATATAAAGCTCTCTCCACTGAACAATCTCTTCTTCATAGCGTCTATTAGCGATATAATGATTTATTAAGAACATTACCCCGAACAAAGCCCCTACAAACGCTGCAGGGTACTTTGCTATCAGGATAGTAAATCTACTTATCGATTCAGTTACAACTAAACCTTTATTCTGCGGAATAGAAATATCTTCAGAAAGTTCTTGTTCATTTTGTACTTCGTAATCCTTTATTTCTTCTTCCATTTTACATTTTTAAGTTTCAACAATGGCTTTTTTACAATGGTCTTTATCTATCAAATTTAGCAACCAAACTAAAACCCTTCCTACAAAACTAAGAGTACCTGCAATTTCATTTTTACCTAGGGTACTACTAATAGTCTCATTAGCATTCCCAAACTTATAACCCTCTTTAGTTATTAAAGCAAGATTGAAAAGTGTCCTAAATTCACTATTACCAAACTTATCAATGTTTATCGCAGAGTATCTAAAGTAATTTAAATCTCTAAACACATAAATCACACAAACTAAATTGATAACACTGAGAGGTATAAATAAAAACAAAGCTATCAAAAATAGCAACAAGTCTCTTAAAAAATTTAAAATTTTCATAGTATTTAACCTAGAGCTTCTTCATTTAACTTACTTACATCTTTCCAATCCTGAGCTTTAGTTTTATATCTACCTAAACCTTCACCCATATATCCTGACATACACTCTTGCTGAGTGATTAACATCAAACCTTTACTGAATAAAGTATTTATGTATTCGGTCTCAGTTTTAAAGTTTTCTCTTTTTAAGTTTAATAATTTAGCCAAACCATCTAAATCTTTGTAACTTTTAGAAATTGTTCTAAGTTTAGATGCAATATTAAATCTAGCAGTAGAAGTTTCAAAAATATCATCTTCACTCGCAGGATTATCTTTCCTAACCTGAACAGTTTCTATTTTAAAAGCAGAATCTAATATATTTAAAGTATAAATTTCACTAACGATGTCGTTTGTAACAGATTGGATTTCCATTCTTATATACCCCGCTCTATCCCCGTCAAACTGAAACTCTCTTGTTGTTTCTATAGCTATCTCCATAACTTATTAATTTAAAATATTTTGTAATAATTCTTTTGTAACTCGCACCCATCTACCATTCTGTCTCACATACATTTGACCATCCGCAGGAGCTTCTTCTACACCTGAACCCAATGTGTCATCAACATGTGCAACCCAATCAGTACTCACAGGACTTTCTTCAAGCTTGTATTGTTTCAAGTCCACCACAACATCAGGTGTAACAATATCAAAAATTTGCCATTCACTTGTGCTGGTATACGCATCTTGTTTTATCCTAGTCCAAGTATTTGGTTTTACAGTTTGCCCCCATACAGTTAAATCAGCAGTATGATTATGTCTTACAAGAACACTTCTAGAATATTTACCATTTCCATTATTAGGAAACTTAAATCCATATAACCAAACTCTTTTACCCGCTGTCGGAGTATATCTTACAAATTTACCTGTAGCTTCTTCTTGAATACTAGATATACCTGTACCTGTATCATTTGGTGCCATCATAGGTAAGGAAGAACTTCTAAGTAAGTTAGGATTTGGTTTAGTAAATGGTAAATCTGTAAGGTCTACATATTTTACTTGACCTGTTACATCTTGTCTAACTAAAAGTCTGTGATTTCTAAAATCATCAGCTTTCTCCATGTAAGATGTATTCAAAGAGAAAATACCATTTATTTTTAGTTGTTTCTTATAACTATATTTAGCATTTTCAAATTGTCCCCAAATAAGAGTATCAGCACTAGAAATTCTTTTATCAATACCATTATCTATATGTAATGAACCATAAGTAGAACCTGGTCTGATGTGGTTACCTATTGTAATTACATTATAATAATTATAAGTACCTTTACCATAAATAAAGTTACCAATATTGATAGAGTTATATAATCTCCAACCTGCACCTGTTAACGGTTGATAACCAATTCCAATTGAACCTATAGCTCTATTTATAGTATTAGCTAAAGCGGTACTCTGATAACCAATAATAACATTGGCAGTAGTATTGAATTTCTGAGTAGTTGTATCAAACCCTAAATCTCTCGCTAAATTAGTATCTTTAGTATACTCTTCAAAAATAGGAGAACTCTCTTTAATATCAGCAAGTGACACTTGACCTTTTAACCCAGCACCTGCATTAGCACCTATGAAAATGTTACCTGTAGAATTTTCAGATGTCCCTCCTGCATTATAACCAATAAAGATATTATCTGAGCCATTCTTTTGATTGTATCCTGCAAATGTCCCTAAGAATGTATTTCTAGAACCTGTGGTGCTTTTACCAGCACTATAACCCATAGCAATATTACTAGTAGAATCAGCAGCTAAACTTTTAAAGTTGTCTGTACCTACCGAAACATTGGCAGTTCTATTTGTATTAGCACCTGTTGAATTATCAGTACCTATGAAAATTTCATTGTTAGCTCCTACAATTTTGTAACCTACCTCAGCATAAGTTAAAGTATTTACTCTACCTGTTTGATAGTTTACAACAGCTACTTTATCTATAGCAGGATTATTGGTATTATTATATCTATCCCCTTTTATAAATAATTCATAGGAATAAATTGTTGTAGTAAAATCTCTAGATTCTATACCATTGAACTGACCAGGTATTTCATAACCTATCTTAATACTATCTTTTTTCAAGTTAATAGAAGACTTATATGTATTATCCTCTCCAACTTCAAAACTAGTATTCTTAAAATCATGCTTCAAATGTGCAGTAGCATCACTAAAAGTATAAGTATTACCTGTCTCAATAGTTTTTTGGATATTCTGAGCAGTAGCTCCTGAACCTCCTCCAGCCCCTATTGCAGCAATCTTATCATCTACATATTTTTTCTGAGTATATTCCTCATCTCTAGTAGGTTTGATATATTTACTTAAAAACATACCATTTGTACTATTAATATAAAAAGTTATATAATTATCTCCTCCTAGTTCTACATCAGAAAATTGAGAATGTATTCCAGAATCTTGAATAGTAAATGTTAATGGAGACTTACCATCTATATACCTAGTATAAAACAATTCTTTATCTGTTGCCCTAAATTGCATTCCCATACTATGGTCTGGAACTTCGGAATCTAATTGTATACCTTTAGCTCCAACTTGCCAATACCCCGAAGAAGTTCCTGTATCTACAGGATAATAAAAATCCCCCCTAACAGCATTCCAAGAACCACCTACTTTTAATATAGAACTATAACCTTCTCCACTACCTGATAATTCTATTCCCTCATTATTACCTGAAATTCTATATCCTCCTGTAGTACTTCCTCCATTAGTATAAGTGTTCTTTACTACTAAATCTCCTTCAATTTCTTTACCTTCAAGTTTGTTACCTGCTGTTAAAACTTCAGATAATGTTTGAGGTGTAGCAGGAGAACCACCTCCACCACCTGAGGAAGTAACCATCTCCAAAGCTTTACCGTTACCATCAGTAACGATAGGTGTAAAAGTCGTAGCACTTAACTGCTTAGCAAACAAGGTGTAAGTGTCATTACCCGTAGAACCAGGGGTGGGAGCACTACCACCCGTAGGTACAGCTTTAAATCTAAATTTCTTATTACTCATTTTTTTGTTACTAAATAAAGTTACCACTTGAATCTTCTACATTCGCACCACCACTATTTGCTTTTGGAGTGTAAGCCACATAATGAACCTTAGCATTAGGGTTTGAAGAAAATACATTACTTATCGTAAAAGAATCCTTCGTAGACTCGATAAGAACCGCTGGTACAAACCCACCTTTCGAGTCTTCTGTTTTAAAAAGCAACACAGGCTTCTCCGCAAAAGGTTGTTTAAAAGTATATTTAAACACTGTTTTATTACCTGGAAGAGTCATTTGTTCAAAATCCGTTTTTGACAAAATGCCCGCTTCATAGGCTTCCATAGCCCCTGTTGAACCACCTCCCGATTTAGAGGAGTTCTGTTGTATAACACACAAAAGTCTTCGCATCAAGGCAACCAACTCTGCCAAATGCAAACTATCTTCGTAATTACTCATTAATTATTTTTTAATACCACTCCCCATTAATTTTAACTCTGAAAGTTATAGTAGTAGGTAGTGATGTAATATTTGTATATAATTGAAAATTCATAGGCAATTCCTCGCCTTTTTCATATAATTTCGTCATCTTTTTATCAAAGTACATGTCAAAATCATATTTTACAAATTTAATACTTTGAACACCATTTCGCAAACCAATAACATCAGCATTTAGAATTATAGGACCCTGTTTTGTATAAAACTGATATTTATTACTTTCTAAAATATCATTTTCTTCAATTTTTGAGGTGTTCCATTTCATCTGTTGAATATGAACAAATGTACCCAACACAACTATTGACAAAATCACAACAATAAGAAATATCTCCATTGTAAAAGGGGCTATTACACCCCATTATATTAACTTGACCAATCGTTACCCGCTTTCACAGAATAATTCACATTATATGTAGACTCATCATCCACATCAGGAGCTTTATAATACAAAGTAAACTCAATAGGTAATTCTGAACCACTTGTGTAAGGAACCAACATGTCAGAATCTGTATATAATCTACTCACATCACCTGTAAACTTAACATGTGTAATAGGGTCGTTGTCAGGGTCTGAATAAATCAAATCTGTTTTTGTAATTGTTTTATTCTGTCTGTTACCTAATCGCAGTACGTTGTTTTCCGAAACAGGTGGTTGATTAATCTCTGATACAGTGATAACATACGGTAAAACAGTCTGCCCTTGGTTCAAACTAAAATTACCTGTTAGTTGACTTGCTACACCCGTGTAAGCACCATTGTAAATCAAAGGAACATTCGTAGTTGAATTTGCAGCAACATTCACATTTTCAACACTTATCGTAAACCCATTATCCGAAAGTAATGTACCAGCTTCAATTGTAAACGCAGTCCCACAAGTATTATTTAAAGTAATATGTCGAGGTGTTACATTATTATAGTTAATACCTTTACGAATTGTGTCTGTAAACGCACTATCTACCGTAGATACACAGTGACCATATACATCAGCTGCTTTTGCAACATCAAATATTATTTTTGCCATAATAAATTTCGTTTATAAGTTTTTAATTTTCTCATCTATCTCTTTTAACTGTTTTTCAAACTTATCAGAAAGTGTTAAAAGATTAAATATTTTCCCTTCAGGTTTAAACTTAAAATATTCCTTATCCACCATAACATTCTGTAAAGGTGTCTCTAAAACATCCTTACTTTGACAATTTCCATCTTTGTCCAAAACTCTTACAGAAAGTTCACTTACTTTAGGTGGGATTGTGGTCCCACCTTTTAGTAAGTCAAGAATATTTTTAAGCTCTCTTTTTAAAAGAATAACTTCCTTCTCAAGAGAAATTACAGTCTCTGTTATATTCTTATCTGCCATTATTGTACAAATTCATAAGTTACAACTTGTTCATAAGCAGTGTCTTGAAACTTCGCATTGTACTGAACAAGGTTCAAACTCGCTTTAGGAATAACCTGACCTATTGTTACAGGAACACTGTTCAATGTAAGACCTGTTAAATCCCCACCTGTTATTCTCACTGCAACATAAGGGTCACCTTCTGCATCAAAATAAACTTGATTGAAATTACTTTCACTTAATGAAATCAATCCTTTATTAGGAACATTCAAACGAATATCATTCCTTGCAATAGGTGGCTGATTGCCTGAACAACCTCTAACAAGTGTACACAAATCTAAAGTCTGTTCTTGAACCATCTTAGTGATGTATTCAGACATGAATGTTTTAAACTCTGTTTCTTTTAAAACTTCTTTTAAGGTGTCTTTGAACCAAGTTTCTTTCAAAGACTCTTTAAGATGAGTTTTAAACCATTCTTGTTTCAACCTCTCTTTAAGGACCTGATTAAACCACTCCTGTTTAAAGTTTTGTTTTAAGACATCCGTAAACCACTCTGCACTTTCAAGCAAGGTTCTAAACTTGTTTTCAAGCCAACTACCTCTAAGAGCATCACTTATACGCTGTTCAACCCAAACATTATCTCCTTGAATTTCTACCCCATTTGGATGGTCTACAAGTTTAATACCTGCTCCCTCCATTAAAGTTTTAAATTCAGCATATCCATCTGAACTTATTCCTTTATACAACTCAGAACCAACACCAACATTGGTTATTTTCATACCTTCCTCTAAGGCTTTTTTAATATCTGCAATAGTATCATTAAGCAACACCAAAGCGTCCTCCATGTTATCTCCATTAACAAGACCCAATGGTATCAGGGTTGAACCGTTGTAATGAACACATTCCGTGTTTACTTTAAAGTCGCAACCACACTTAGGAAGTTTTTTCTCACACCCACAAAGAATTGTAGGTTTTTTATTACATGAATTACAACCCATTTTTATAATATTTGTTTAATTTGTCCACTCGCAGTATCTCGATACAACATGTTTCTAACAAGTCCTGCAGATTTCGCATCAGAATCGTTTGCAAACGTCTTAATACCCGAGTTAATTAAATTATCATTAATCACACTAAAACTACCTTCAGTATCCAACACAAGATTTGTCGCAGGAGGAACTAAATTTTCCACACTTTTAAATTTAAAGTTCGGGATAACAAGACGATAATCACTCTTAGAAGTCATCACCATATACTCAAAACTACCTTCAACATAACCAGTGTTATTACCCCCTATTCCGTTTAAAATAAATGTTCCTTCAGTAGCACCAGCATCATTTATGAAATAATTAAAATGATAGTTAGAACTATATTTTAAAGAAGTATACAACAAAGAAGCATTTGCAGCTAAAATGAAAAAGGCATCCCTACCAACATGCGAATGAGTACCGTAATTAGGAACAACCAAATTATAAACGTTAAATACACCAGCAATATAGAAAAAAGCGGTATTACCCATAGGTTTATAAATCTCAGGTTTCCCCGTAACCCTCTCATCAATCAAATCAACAGGCATCCTTTTAGCATTCAGCGATACATTCAACCTCGCATTAGGTGCGGAAGAAAAACGACCTTCTTCATCAACTCGCAAATTATAATTCAACAACGACTCTATAAATAATTCACCAGCCTGTACCGTGATAGATGCGTCCGCGGATGGATTTTTATAATTACATCTAACAATAGGGTTTGTCATCATCAAACTTTTCGAGTATTTGAAATCACTTCCGTAACTTTCACCACCCGCCTTTGTCTGGTTCCCTTCCCAAGAATAAGTGTCAGATTCTAAAAACTGTATTCTATCAGAAGTCTTTTCTCCTATGTAAAAATAAGAGTATTTGTCTGTAGTAACTCCAGCTCGCTGACTACCATCCCAACGAAGTATACCAGGTCCTTTAAAGTTTGTCACAATACCATTACCAACCAACTTCATGAACATTTCGTCTTGTAAACCTCCACTTCCATTTTTACCAACAGAATTGTAAATTTTTTCAGAGTCAAACACAAAAGCATCAAATCCTGTGTATGTCAAACTAACATCATTCTGAAGTTCAATTGTTAAAGTATTAACAGTTGGGTTTTCTGCAACTGTTCCACTTGTCTGTACTATAATCCTTGCATATTTATTCTCAGGATTAAAATCTGTCCCGCTACCAACTACTGCTGCTCTTGCTTCATCAAAAGTTAAGTAAGGTCTTGAAATACTACCGTTAGACGGGAAATCAGCAGTAGGTTGATACGTATTATTTACATAAAACGTCTTAATTCCCGCTTCACTCGGTTGTTCTATACTTACAGAACCATCATTATTTTTTGTCAATTTCAAGGATGAAGACTTTAATCTTGAAATTTCCGCTTTAGTCTCTGTATCAGAATGAACTAAACTCACATCGCCCGTAGCAGTAGCCACAACCTCTTTCTTAATAGGAGGAGTTTGTGGAACCCTCGCAACCTTAAAGTCTATTTTTCCATCAGTGACTTCAAGTGTTACACTTCCATCGCTCGAACTCAAACCTTTGAAAGTGTAATTACCACCATTCTTTTTGAAAAGAGCCTCTCCTTCACCCGAAGTCTGAATGTTTAAGTTCAGATTCTGTAGAAAACTATTTATCAAATCTTTGAACCATTGTTTTTCTAAATTCCCTTTAAGAACTTGTTCAAACCAAGGTTCATCCATAATACTTGCTAAATACTGTTTAAACCAATCTTGTTTGATAAGTCGTTTAACCAAATCACCAAACCAATCAGCATCAGCACTTTTTTTCAAGTAATTTTTAACCCATTCTTCATTAACACTCACTCTAATTGTATCATTTTCAGGAGTTAACAAAATCCCGATACCTTGAGAAAGTGTTTTAAATTCTTCTCTACCTACATCATCCTTACCTTTATAAATTGGAGCACCCGTGCCCACATTTACAATTTTCACTTCAGAATCAGTTACTTTCAAATATACATCCGAGAACATCTCGTTTATTCTCAATATAACCTCTTCTAAGTTATCACCTCTAATAATTCCTAAAGGTAACAAAGGTAAGTTAGTGTAAGTTACGCATTTAGCGTCTAATTTTTTATCAGGACACTCACCACATGGTTTTTTCTTTTCACAACAACACACAGGTTCGTGACAAAACTTACATCCTCTCATTTTAAGCTAATCTTCTTGCTTCGTTATAAAAACCTAAAACTAATTCTTTAATAAGAGCTTCGTCAACCGCAACAACAATAGTGTCATCGGTCTCGGTTAGTTTAATACCTTTTCCAACTTTCAAAGTTCTAAAAGTATGAGAACCATTCTGTCCCTTATCCTTATACACTTTAACGCCGTCACCCAAGTTCAACCCTATAAAATCATTATCCACCTTGTGAGACAATGTTTCTATCTTAGTGTCTATCCTTTTAAGAGCATGGTCTAAAGTGTGTCCCTCTGTAACACCTATGTTTTTAAGACATCTACCTGTATATTCTACAAGTGTAGCATCTGTTTTATTACAACAACTCATTGAAATTATTTTTTCATATTAGCGATTTTCGCTTTTAACATTTTAACCTCCGATTTTACAGCTAACATCTCCTGTTTAATATTGTTGTTATCTTGCTTCAACTTCTCATTCGCTCTAAACAACTCTTTAAACGTATTTTCTAACCAACCTACATAGTCCGTTAAAGAAGGAGACACATGTGTGTCCATCTCAGTACCTTTTACCTTAACACAAGTGGAAGAGATAAACATATCACATTCCATCTCGCTGTTATCAACAGTCGGTATGTTTATTTGACCACACTTTCCCATTATTTCTTCTCTTTAAGTTTACAAATTTCATCGATAAGCAATTGTAATAATGCAGTCAAACTTGTAACCTTGGTTTCACACTCTTTCAAACACTTCAAATCAAGACCTTTAAGAACATCATCTGTCCCACCATCTTTCTTCTTTAATTTACAAAGCTCTGTAACAAGTGTTTTAATAGCGTCTTTAACAAGAACAACTTCCTTCTTATCGTATTTACTTTTAGTTACAGGGAATGTTACACATGTCCCTTTATCCACATCCTTAAGATTTATAGAGTCTAAAATGAAATCTGTTATTTGATATAAATCAGTGGTAGTATCCTCAAGATTTATACAATTTTGTAACAAGTTCAATTTAGAAAACTCAGGAAGTTCAAGGTCGTAAAACACACATCTTGAAGGTGTCTTAATACACCCGTCGGCTATTCTATTTTTTCTACAACCCATTTAAACATATTTATGATATAATGTTGAAACTCTATCTAAAAAACATTCATCGTCAAAGTCTATTTCGCAAAAACGATGTTCTAACAAATCATAAAGATAAAGTATCAAATCTATTTCCTCCGATTTAAAATTATTCGCCAAACCCATCTTACGAAACATCAAGTCTTTATCAGCCATACACATGACGATTTCATCAACCATCTCCCTAATGTTCTCGTAGTTATTTTGAAATATACTCGTAGCACCCATTACACACAAGTTTTACAAGTTTTCAATCTATCAAGGTCTCTCTGAGCATTTTGTAACAAAGTAGTAGCCTCACAAATGTTATCATGACGAACATTCGCCTCAGCACCCTTTATATAAAGTTCAACACGCTTAATTCTTTTAACAAGCTCTGTATCCACTCTGTTAACAGAACAAGAAAAGTTAACCTTCATTAAAATCTTATCAAGCTCTAAACGAAGATTATCTGTCTTCAAATGGTATCTTGTCTCAAAGAATTTGTCAGGTGAACCTTTTATTGTTATCGTATAAACACCATCAGGTAAGTATCGCTTCTCCTCACGAATATCACTCAAACCCAAACTAACACTTGTGAACAAATTGATAACTCTTTTGTCCAAATAATGTGTTATAGGTTCTGAAAAACCTGGAGGTGTTATCTCTATGATTGCAGGTTTATCCTCTATATGAGCCCACTCAGATATATCGTAAATAACCAAATATCGAGGGTCTCTATTCTCTAAAACCTGAAAATCAATATCTATATTTTTAACAGTTTCGTTCATCACTTTAATATTTTAAAAAAGGGAGAGTTAAACCAACCCTCCCTTCAATTTATATTACCCGAATGCTCTTACACCATCGACACCTGCTTGAGCAGCTAATGCGTTCAAAAGCTTTTCAACTTTCTGATGCTTACCTGCTTCCACCATAATATGGAAAGTGTTATTAGCAGTATGAGTACCACCCATTCCTTGAGAGAATTGGTTTCTTCTGATTGTAACAGCGTAATCTACATACTGTGCGTCGTAGTTAATGTTACTTTCAACACCTTGTAAGAATTTCTCTTGGTTAGATTTAGCTTCAACAATACCACCACCGAAGTAAGCGATACCTTCTCTTTCATAACCTCTTAAAGAATATCCTACTTTATCTCTCTTAGAAGCGTAAGACAAATATTCTACATGGAAAGGGTCATCAGAAATTCTTCCAATACCTTCTCTAACATCACCTATCCAACCTCCTGATACCTCAATCTTGATTGGGTCTTCAGCATATCTAATTTCGTCGATAACACATTCTGTAGGTTTAATTTCAAGGATTTTACCCTCGATTTTGAAACCACACTTAGTTGCACCAGCACCAGCAACAGCTACAGGTCTCCAAGCTCTACCATCGAAATCAGCAGGAGCTTCCGCTTTGTACATATCTAAGAAGATAGGGTCGCAAGCTTCACCTCTCAAGTTAGTTTTAACTTTCGCTTTGTATCTTGTTTGACAACCACCTGTTACAGTATCCTTAGTAATTTCTAAGTTAGGATAAGCAGCTTGAAGTTCAGCCAATCTATCTGTAACACCATCACATTTAGGGTCTGGCAGGTCGATGATAAATTCTCTTGTAGAAAGTTTAACCTCTTTACCTTTAACCCAATTTGTAGAAGAAGTTGTAGCATTGTTACATACAGAAAGAGCTTCTCCTATATAGTTAACTGTAAGTGTAGGTTCTGTACCAAGAGCACCTGCAATATCAGTAGCAGAAATTTTCTTAGAGAATAGTGCCGTATAAACACCAACACCATCTTGTTGACCTTTTCCTTTTTGAACTGAACCAGCAACAACATTCGTTAAACCTTGAATAGTTGCAGATTTATCAGCACCATTATCTTCAATAGTGAAAGAGTAAACATAACCACCCTCAGCAGCAGTAAATCCTGTTGCACAAGCAGCACACCCTTTAATATAAGAAGGAATAGAAGAAACAAACGCTGCTGGGGCAGGAGCTGTCCCTAATTGTAACAACTGATAAACAGAAGTCAAACCTTCTCTCTTAACTCTTTCAACAACAACACCTGGATACTGCTCTCTTACAGCAGCAAGAGCGATAGCATCACCTGCGTCAACCAATGTAAGTTCGTAGAAGTTATAAGTTTCTTCTGTCTCAACAGGTCTGTTATTGAAGATAGGTGTAATTTTTACAAATCTCTCAGGAGAAACACCACCTCTAAGTTTAAATTGTTTGAAAGACTCAATAGCCTGTTCAACAATTTTTTGACAATTTCCATCAGCACATCCGTCAACAGTTGTACATTTGTCACTGTAAAGACTTCCTGCATCGAAGAACATAGGAATTTGAACTTTCGCATCAGGATAACCTAAGTGTCCAATAGCCTCACCTGACAACTGAATCATAGCACTCTTACTTTGACCATTTCTAAATCTCAAAGAAGTAGTGTCATCAATACCGTTGTAACCAACGATTACTACATCAGGAGTAGCTTTTAAAACTTTTGGAGTTTCTACCTTGATAGAAATAATATCTTCTACTGTGAATGGATAAGAAGCGAAAGTTTTGTTATCTTTACTTCTCGATAATCCTTCACCTCTTTGTTTTTCTCCCTGTCTGTATCTTATCTCAAATCTTCGAGATTTAGGGAAACCATTAAACGCCTCAACTGCCACAAGACCATCCTTGCTAACATTTTGAGTATCGAAAATACCTACTTGACCTCGGTTCAAATCAAGTGAACCACCTTTAGTCAATACTGACCCATTAACCAAAAACATTGGTCGGTCGAACGGTTTATGTAAACCCATTTTTATAATTTTATTTTATTAAACAATGATTAAACAATAGAATTAATTTCATTAGAATCTATCTGATAGCGTTCTACATAATCAGAATTGATATTAAAATCTTTAACACAGATGTCTAAAATATTCTCTATGTCACTATCTGTAAATTCAGGATGAACATTTGTGGAATGAGAGCCGTCAAAATGTATATAACCCTCAATATCTACAGGTGTTGGAAACCTGTAATATGTCAGAAAGACATTAGAAATATCGAAACCTTTTCTGTAAATCTGAATTGTGTCCTCCCCGAATGTATAAAAGGTTTCTCGATAATCAAAGGAAGGTTCATTGAACTTATCGTTGTATAACTCGTGTATGTTTTCAGATTTAACCTCCCACATTACATCAAAGAAATCTTCACAACCATCTTGTTCACCTTTTGCCCTCACATTGACAAATCTAAAATAATCTTCAGGAAGTAAAAAACTACGGAAATCCTCGTGTAGCGAACCTTTCACTAATTCCTTATTAGGAACTTTAAACTTTTGGATATTACGAACTTCCCCATTTGAGGAAGCTCGTATAATTGTATCCAAGTATTTATTTTGAGATGTATTGAACAAAATAACAAACCTGCCTTTATCTACAGCAATATTGTCATTTATAGCGTTCTTGTTCACTTTCAAAAGGAATCTGTAGTAAACATCTAAAATATCCATTAAACTGTCATTAGAGCATGTCGCACCTCCAATAATTCTTTATCTTTCATAAGCCTTGAAGCTGCTTCTTTCAGGTCTACTCCTAATGGAATTTCACCATAGTAGTACTCCCCTGAAATATTTGAAACTTGACCTGTACGCACCTTCTTATTAAGTATGTGGAACAACACTATTTCATCTGAACCGTCGCTCGTTAGAGCTTTTTCATAAATTCTAAGAAGTTTAACTGCGTTACCATCATCATTCATGAGCCAAGAATATACCATTGAATTTAAGGAACTATTCTCTATATCTTCTGAAATAGTATTAAATCCAATATATTCCAACGCTCTAATTGCTGTAACTCTGTTATTTTCCAACAATTTACCAAAGCTAAGAACAGCCTCCATAAAGTTGTTGTTAATTTCTTCTTTATGACCTTTGTATTTAGTTACATCCTCAACCATGTATTGAGCCGCACCATAGCGAGGGTTTCCTTTTTCATTCTTCGGTACCAACTGATAAGAAAGTACTGCTTGTACAAGGTCCAATAAATCAGAAGCTTGAGATGTTTTAAATGCTCGGTCTACACCAAGTTTGTAAGAATAGTTGTCCCAAAATTCTAAGTTGTTGTGGTTCAATAAACCTTCTTTACCCATAAATCTTTCATACGGTTCTACAACATATTTCTTGAGAGCGTTCACTCTTAACTTAACTTCATCTCTGTCTAAAAGAGCATAACACGGAGAGTCTTCGTACAACCCTGTGTCATACACACCGTTACCCAATTCATCTGATACAAAGTTAACCCCTCTATAGTTAGCAACTTCCACAGATGGTAGTTTTGTACTACCTTTCTCTTGGAATGCCTCAGGAGCAGACTTATCAGGCCTATTAATAACTTTATAAATCGCACCAACTTCTATCTCGAAATCATTAACTCTAATAATATCGGGAACGACTTTGGATTTTTTTGTACTTTTTGCCATCTTTGTTAAAGTTTTATGTCTGCAAATATAATATAAAAATTACTCAATAAAAAGTAAGTGAAACCTCGCTTTATAATTAACACAAGGTTTCACTTTACTCGTTTAAACATCTTTTCGGAAAAATTTACCTAAAATATTATCGTTATAAAATCCTTCTCTTTCAAGCACACCTTCCTTAAATAATTCACGAGTTTCAAGATATGTTAGTTGTTTAGTATCTCTTGCAATGAATAATATATCTCTACTCACAACAGAAACACCCTTCGCAACATCCTCTTTTAACTCTTTATTTGAACCAATGTAGGTCTGCCAATCGCTTTCTTTCTTTACGATTTTATACTTCTTAAGACGCTTATCTGTAATTAACGCTAATTCTTTTTTACCTAACTTAACTTTCCTCTCTGTGAAAAAATTCTTTTTACCTAAATAACTTTTACCATTAGATAAAGTTATTTTATAAATAAAACCAAAAGGTTCGTCAGGTAATTGCTTATAATCATCTAAATCAAAATTCTTGTACTTCCACTTCGGAATGTTGTTTATTTCTTTCTTCATTTACTTTGTTTCTTATTTCTTCTTCAAGTTCAGGATTGTCTTCAAGCAACGAAGTTACATTAGACGCTCCCTGTCCTAATTTAACATCACCATACGAATACCATGAGCCACCCTTTTGAATAATTCCGTAATCAACGGCATAATCTAAAAGTTCCTGCATTCTGTCAAGACCTTTACCAAACTTAATTGTAAACTTCGCTTCTCTCATAGGAGGTGCTATCTTATTCTTAACAACCCTACACCAAGAGTTGTTACCAACTTTTTCCCCATGGTCTTCAGCACTTGTCCCTTTAAAGAGATGTATTCTCTGAGATGCATAGAATTTCATAGCTTGACCGCCTGGTGTAGTAACACCGCCACCATAACCACCAATCATATTTCTAACCTGATTAGTGAAAATAACGGTGCAATTACTGTCCATCGCCTTACTTGCTATCTTAGGCATCTCTTGAGACAATATCCTTGCTAAAACAGCCATTGTAGCCTCTCCTGCGTCAGCTTCAAATATCTTTTGAGGTGTCATTGCTGCTATAGAATCAACCACTATCAACGAAAACTCTTTAGTGTCCAATAGGTCTAAAAGTATCTGACATGCCACTTCTGCACTATCAGGTTGTGTAAATAGTAATTCTTTAATATTCACACCCAAGGCTTCGAAATATTTAGCGTCAACACTGTTTTCAGTGTCAATATAAGCCACCTTACCACCTGTTTTCTGAACCTCTGCAATAGCCGTTGCAGAAACAGTTGTATTATGTGTAACAATAAAATCATCAGTGATATATAAATGGTCAGGATGTCCAATTAAAATACACTGACATTCATCTGTACCCACATGTTCAATCTTCTCTATATAACGGCGTGTGAATGTAGACAAAGTTTTTCTAAGACGTGTCGCTTTAGCAGGTGTTGTCGCCTCTACAAATTCAGGAACCGTTGATAAAATATGACTTCTGTAACTTCTACGCCCACACACTTTAACACCTGCTCCGTTTGTATATTTTGTTATACGAGATGAAGTAAAAACCCTATAAGCCAAACTTCTACACAACTCTTCAAAATCTAAACTAAGTTGCTTACTTGTCGTAGTGTAACTAATCGCTCCATTAGTACCCACTGAACCATCCGTGTCAATAAGTGATTGTAATAACAATAGTCTGTTTTCAATAGAGTTGAAAATATACTCCTTAGGAATAAACTTCTCATAGGAACGGGCACCTGCTAAACCTAATTTACGGAACGCATCCAATAAAGGATTCTTCAAACTACCCTTACGACCTAACTGATTTCGTATCCTATAAGAAATACAATTTTCTTGTTTACTTGATACAGGGGCAACAACCAAAGTTGGATAATCTCGCTTAACAATCTGTTTCACTTTATTCAAAACAAACTCGTCCACGGTAGTAAAAGTAACTTGTGTTTTCGAGATACAACCCTCTGCCAACATAACACCTAACAAATAAGGGTCTATACTAAGAGGTTGTTCGTTAAACTTACAAGGTTTCATAACAGGGATTTTAAACTTACGAGCACCATCAGCAGTAGTCAAACCCTCCTCCAACAACTCACCCGTAGTTGCCACAAAGGTAGACTTACTATTAGAAACCTCCCATAAATGGTCCAAAGTAGCATCTGTATAAGTTTTATCATCAAATGTTATACGATACACATCTTTAACACCTTGTGGAAACAACCCAATAACTGTAGAATCTCCACCGTCAGGTGTACAAATAATATCACCTTCTTTCAATGTTCCAATAGTCTTCCAACCTGAAGGTGTCAGAACTTTAGAACTCATACGCTGAGCTTTCCCAACACTTGGTTCAGAAAACAGCTCTACAAGCCTTCCCACAGCATATCCACCTCCAAGGGCATCATCGATAGCCATAGAACCCGTTGTGATAGTTTTAACAAATGCTTTTTGGTTACTACCTAAAGCCATTAATGTTCCCTCTCCATATCGCTTATTTATACTTTGCAATACAGAGTCAATAGTCTTTTTTTCTTTTTCTTGTTTTGCCATATCTTATGGTTTTAAATGTTCGTTAATATTATACAATTTAAGTTATTCTATTCCCAATTCTTTCAACACTTCCCATTTATCCCTCATCACCCTTGTAACTTGAAACACCTTGCCTTCTTTAGTAATTACTTCATATTCTCCATTACTCCTAATAGTCTTTACTCGACCATTACCTAACACACCTTCCACTCTAAAATAAACTACATCATCTATCTGTGACCCCATCTTAACTATGTTACTTGTGTAATAGTTACGCGTTATTGCAAAGGTTGTTAAAGAAGATGTGACCATAGCTATAACCATTATAAACACCGCTGCAGAATTATTACTATTTTTCATATTTAGTCTGTTTTAATTCCCCAAAATTCTGGGGAATTAGATTATTTAATATTCTCACTCGCATTAACAACCTTATTAAACTCACCCTGTAGTAATTCTCCGAAAGCGTCTAACAATATACACGGAGGACAACCACCCATTTCTTCTAACTTCTTAAAACCTTTATATAAGGTTTCTACAAAAGGTATAAATATAGGACCACAAGTTGTTTCCAACAGGTCTTTATCTCCCTCAAAGTTTTCTACTAATTCTTTGTATCTGTCTAAATACAACTCTTTTTTATCATCTATTTTACTCATTGTAATAAATATTTTTGCAAATATAAGAAAATTATTTTAATTAACAAACAACAATCAAGTTTTATTTTATGAAACAAAAAAGCGTCTCCACTATTAAGTGAAAACGCCTTCAAAAACATTAACGAAAATTTACACAAAAAGATGAATAAACTATATTCTTCTGAATGCAGTTGGAATCTCCTGCAATTCGATAATGATACTTCTTGTAACGTCAAGTACTAACGCACCTGATACGTTGTGAGCCCAAAACTCTCTTGACATCGTTTTAGATGTACTGATGATTTCTCTACCTGTTTGAGGGCTATATCTACCGTTAGAGTAACCCCACCACATGTTTTCACCTTCAGGTTTAACATAGTAAACGTTAGCTCTTTCATTACCACCTGCAACAAGTTTAGCTCCTGTAGGAAGACTTCTTCTTGCATTAGAGTAGTTAGCGTCAGTAGCATCAGTAATCATCATAGAGTAAGCAGAGTGAGCATAACCACCTTCTCCGTAGAATCCTCTTCCTCTTCTATCAGACATTGGAGAGTAATCCATTGCAGGGTCATGGTTGATTTCCACCCATCCTATCTCAGGAATGTTAACTTTTGTGAACATTACAGGTTCAAGAGTAAGTGAAGTAAGACTCTTACCTTGAACAGGAGAATGTGGTAAGAATTTCTCATTACCCATAAGCACTCCAAGAGCTTGGATTTGAGCCATAACTTCTTCTCTGAACAAGTTAAGCATGTTCATATATGCGAAGTATCCACAATCAAATTTAATATATCTGTCTTGTGGAGATAAATCTTTTCTGTTTTGGAATAACACAGCCATAGCTTGTCTCAATAGAGACTTAGTAATTCCACCTTTTCTTGAATAAGTAAATACATTACCTCTTCTAAATTGATGCCAAGCACCTTCTGATAATCTCTTAGTTCCATCAATACCTTTAACGATACCTCCTTTTTGGAAGTTAAGAGCGTATGCTTCCATCTTCATCAATTCAAGAAGTACTAAATATTCAAGAGTTGAACCGATAGTAGTAGTATCTTTCTTAAGTTTACCATTTTTATCAAGTTTACCGATAATCATGATGTCTTTCAGATACCCGTCGTTATCTTTTCCAAATTGTTCAAGCTGGTTAGCAAATCTGTTCCAAAACTCTCTAGCATGTACTGCAGCACCTGAGAATGTTTTCTTGTCCGCATACATAGTGTAGAAAGTCTCAACCCCTCTATGTCCTCCTAATTCAAATTCCAATGTCATAGTTGAAACATTGTCACCTCCTTCGAAGTTAGAGAATTGAGTAGAGAACTCACCTAAAGAGTGGTTAACTTTAAAGTATTGAATACCTTCTTGTAAGTATTGTTTATCGAAGTACTCATCTTCATCCATAGTTACAAGTTGCACCCAGTGTTTCCAAGTATCACCGTTTCTTTCTACAACATGGTCTTCTGAAACGTGCAATTGTTGCCCTCTTTCAGGGTTATAAGTAATAATATCACCAGGCTGATAAGCAACATCAAGCTCGATAGGGAACACAGAACCTGCAAGACCAGGATATTCTGAGAAATCAGAAGTGTCTGCAGTTGTAAATGAACCTGAAGGCTCAACAATTTCTACATCGTAGTGACATTTTCCTTGTACACCATTTACTTCAAGGATTGCTCTATCTTTGAAATATTTCTTATAACCTGGCATTCTATAGTCTGCTTGGTTACTGAACAATTCAACTAATCCCAAGTGATTTTTATCAGGGTCCTCAGCATACCAAGAACTTAAAGATGGAGAATCTACTAAACCATACTGTTTAACTTTATTTGTACTTGTAAAAGCTACAATAGTATCCCCGTTGTAGGGTTTACCTAAAGAATTAAAACTCATTTTCTTCTTTTAATATATTAAAAATTAATTATTCAAAATCTGACAAATCGATTACATTTCCTGTATGAGTTTTACCTGGGTTTTTAGGAGTGATGTTTATACTGTCACTTCCACGCTTAACCACTTTCAAACTCTTCATTGTTTTAATTTGAGTATCTCGAACTTCTTCTTTCGCAACTTGTTTCTTATAAGTGTCCTTATCTATAAGGAACAATGCTAACTCAGAAGCAGTTTCAGGATTATTTCTCAAATTGTAGTATAAAGTATCCAACTCAAATGAACCATTTTCGTTCTCTTTAGTAGCGTAGTCTACAATTTTCTTCTTAACATTTGAGTTCAAATCGAATTTGTTAAGATTTTCACTCAGACTATCTCTATAAAGTTTAAGTTGTTTCTTCTTTTCTTCTTTTTGAGCAACCGCTTGATTGTTCAAAGCTTCCATCTGCTTATCAATAGCCCCACGAATCTCAGCGTCTGCTTTAAGAGCCTCCTCTTCAAGTTTACCTTTATTCATGAAACTTTCAATCAAGTCCATAGTTGTTTCTTTATCCATACCTTTTAATTGATGATACTTCATAAAGACAGCTTTTTGTTGGTCCAATTCTATAGATAAATCTAAATTGTCCAACGGGTCTTGATACATATTGTAAGTTTCTAAAGCTTGGGATACATTCCCACCATTTTTCTCAATCTCTATCAAATGCTTAGTAAAGTCTGACACATTCTTAGTTGTGTTCTTTTCACCTTCACTTCTCGCATTTTCTATTTGAGCCTGAATAATTCCTGCGAAAGATTCTTCATCTAAATCATATTCTGATAAAGGAATTTCACCATCTTCTGTTTCAATAGTATCGAACGCTTCTATAACTTTACTCTTCATCAAAGTATCCAAAATGTTCTTATACTTATTTGAACTTTCAGAAGATACAATATTCGGTTCAGGTTTTTCTTCCTTAGGTGGATTTACGGGTTCCGTAGGTATTGTAAGTTCCTCACCCTCTTCAGTAGCAGGAGAAGTTTCTTCTTTAACTTCTTCCTCTTCAGTAGAAGGAGTGATAGGTTCATCATCTACTTCATTAGTAGTTTCACCTCCTACACCAAACTCAGCATCTAAAAAAGATTCCAAGTCCGCTACATTCCCGTTCTGTGTTGAAAAATCAAAATCGGGGTTGTTCGTTAAGTCTATACTCATAACTTTCTGCAAATTTATATTGTTAATGGTTAAAAATCAATAAACTAAAATAAACCACTCATCCATAAAGTTTAATTTTATGAATGAGATGGTATTTTATAAGATTAGTTCTTGTTGACAAGTGCTATCATTTCGTCACTCTTACGCTTTTGAGCACGCTCTTCAAGCTCTCGAGCTTTAAGCTCCAACTCTCTATCTTTACGAGAAAGTTCCGCTTCTTTCATAGCTTCATCAACTGCTAATTTTCTTTCTTGTAATTGTTCTTCGAAAGATTGCTGCCTTTCTTTTAAAGCTTGGTCTGCTTCTTTATTAATCATATCGAAACCATATGCATCGGATTCTTTATCAGATGCTCTACCCAATGCTTTAATTCTCTCAACATCAATCTTATTATCTCTGTCAGCCTCTTTGGACATCTCTTGACGCTTCCAAGCTTCATCCATTCTCTGCATTTCGAGTTCGTGAGCCTGTTGTTGCTGTTGCATAACTTGTTCGTGTTGTTGTTGTTGCAACATCTCGTTATATAATCTACTCTTACGAGCAACATCGATAACACTTGACATTGATTTCGTTTGAATAACTTCTGCAATCGCCAATAAGTCATTACCCATTGTGTTATTCTGAAGAACAAATTGTTTAAATGTTTCAAGGTTTTTACGCTCAGCACTATTAGAAGTAAGCATAATGCTGAATTTTCTCAAATGGAAATCAGGGTCTGAAAACTGTAACCACGCCTTTGTGGCATCAGATTTCGTATAGAATACAGAAATATCCTTACCTTCTTTCTGACAATATTGAGCAACTGCTAAATGCATGTCTAATGCCCTTTTCTTAAAGTCAGAGAAGTGTTCAAAGAATGGTTCAGTTTGAGAATAAGCAGCACTTGTAGATTGTCTAACTCCTTCTGCGGTTTCGTGCTTAGTAGGAGCACCCAACCTTTGAGGGTTAAATCCTATTTGTTCGTAAGCTTTATTTTTATAAAACTCTGCCAATTGCATACGGTCGGCAATCTGTGCTGAATAACTCAAGTTCTGAGGTGCAAACTGCATCATACCTCCAGCAATTCCTTTTAAGTTTGAGGTAGAAGTGTCTATCGGAACAATACCTGTATTTTTAGCAATACTTCGTATGTTAAATAAAACATCTTCTGTATTACCCCAACTCTTCATTTCACTCGGTAGATACTGTACATCCAATAAGAAGAACAAACCAATTTCCTTTTCTAATAGGTTATACATTTGGTTCATTGCAATGTTATGACCTATTTGATAAGGAAGAATTAAAGGTGCTAAACCAATACCAACATAACCTGCCACAGGTAATTGCAATTGATATAACTTACTATTCCCTTTAATTTGATATTCTAAGGGTTCAACTTGAATGTAAATATCATCATCCAAAGCAGTACCCATACTATTTATCTTAACACCACTCCAAACTTCAGGAACATAATCCCAAACAAGAGTATTAGGTGTAGGATTGTTCTCAGCTTCTCTAAGAGTAGTTTTACTTAAAGTTTTAATATTCTTTTCCTCTAAGAAGTCTTTAAGTATTTCTTCTGTAACTGTTTCTTGAGTAAGCATCCCTGTTTCAGGGTCTTCAAAAGTAATAAGCCCAAATCTCTTATAGGACACAAAATAAGCCTCTGTAACCTGTATAAGGTCCTGACGAATCACTGTGTTATCAGATAACTGACGGATTCTATCTCTATGAGAACCGTAACCATATACATCATTCATCCTTCTCGGTAAAAAGGCGTCAATAGATGTAACTTCTCCGTCTCTCCCAACCATGGTTTTCTTCGCCATAGGTGTACCTAATAAATCCTGCAACCCTAAAGCAAACTCATAATCATAATACTGTTCATGAGGAACAATGTGAGTTTCTCCACCTGAACCTTTCAACACCATGTCAGGAAGTTTATGATTCGTTTTAGTACCTTTACCTGTACTAAAAATAGTATCCTTATTAAGGATTTTCTCTTTCTCCTCTTTCGTCAATAAATGACCATATCGGTTAATAAGTTGAGCAGGTGAAAAGTAATGTATCCTTCCAATGTAATCCCCTTCTTGTGGGTATTTTACATCTAAATTTTGAGAATAAAAAGTATTTAATGGTGACCAAGCCTCAACTTCATAACTATCGTAACCTACTCTGTAGTGTCTAAAACATCTACCTGTTAATAGGTAATCAGTTAAGTTAATAAGGTCTATCTCAGACAATTTAAATCTTTCTGTATCAGCCTCTTTAGTATATTCTGCCCACTTCACAGCCTGTGTCTGCCAATCAGCTTTCAAATAATTGTCAATTTCAGGTGGTGTAAGTGCATGTTTCGCTTGTTCTACCTGTTGAAGATACTGTTGTTTCTCCTCTTCGGAATTAAACGGCATTTCTTCAGGATTATAAAGACCTTGAGTTATAAGTCGCAACTCTAACTCTTTATTCCATTTATCGGTTATGTATTCCTGTAATAAACGGGTCTTTTCTCTAAGATATTCGTTTGAAGCAATCTCATCTACCTGAGTAACTGCGAAACTGTCAGAATGGGCTAAATACTCCCCTCGAAGAGCTCTTATTATTATCCCTAATATGTCGTAGTGTTTAATAAAAGTAGGAACACTTGTATCCTTTAAAGCCTCATCTAATTCAGACAGTTGTGGTATAACCTCCGACAATTCACTGTGGGAAAGTTTTCCCTCAACCATACGATATAAATCTTTAAATCGTAAGTTTTCCTTCATCTGTCGAACACCTATCCTTTCCAAGGCGTCCATAGTTTCCTTCTTAAACTCTTTTGTCTGTTTTTTAGAATACGGTATGGCTTGTGCAGGTAATTCGGAATGGATACCGCCACCAATCGCATCACCATACCAATAACTTGCATGTGCAGCCATTGTGGTATTTAACAAATTTCTGCAAAAATACTAAAAAACAACCGTGTAATAAAAAAACTAAAACCCCACCTTATAAAGGCAGGGTCTTAGCTACTAACAATCAAAATTAAATTTAAGTAAATGAACAAATAATTAAAAAAGCAAAACAACAATTAAATGTCAATATCGGTGAGAGCTTCAAGCTCTTTATTTTCTTCATAATATTTGGTAAAGGCTTTTTTATCCTTTTCCCAAACACCTGTAGCTTCAGGGAAAATTAAAAACAATTCACCATTTTCTAAACAAGAATTATAAAAATTCTTAACTTCTGTTTTTGTAATCTTTATTTTTGCCATAATTCATGTTTTAGAAAGGTAAATCCATTTCATCTTCCTCCTCTTCAACTTGCTTCGCTACAGGTTTTGCAGGTTTAGCAGCAACAGGTTTTTCAACAGCTGGTGCTGGAGCAGGTGTAGAAGTTTCTTCTTCATCATTTCCACCATAAGAATAACCACTTGTTTTCTCAAATCTTTCAAGTTGTTCCTTCAAAGACTTGTAAAGATACTTGTCTTGATTTGAAAAATCCCAAACTAATTTTCCTGAAATATCTTCAGACTGTGTTGGAGAAGGAATATCTCCACCATTATTACCCTCTTTGTTAAGGTATTTATGGAATGCTTTTACAGACTCGTTTTCTCCGTGATTGAAGTAAATGTTTTTAACAGTGTAACCTCTATCATCTTTTCTTTTATCGAATGAAATCGAGTAAGTTTTTTCAAAATCTACATTCGGAAGAACTTGAGCCAACGCCTTAGCATATGGAGAAAGTCCTTTTTTCATTGTGTAAAGTTGGAATTGAATATTCTCTCTTCCGTCTTTACCATCAATAGAAATACTTACCATAGGAACTTCTCCTGTTTGGAATTTTGCATTTCTAATTCTTAATTCTACAATCTTACCTTCGTCAGTTGCTGTAAATAATTTACGGTAACCTGTAAGTTTACCTTCATCATTGTAGTGAGGTTTATAACCATCCATCTCTACTTTTGACGCTAAATAAATAAATCCGTCTGCGTCTACTTTGAAATAACTTGTGTTAGCATTTCCTACTTCTCTTGCCATAATAAAATGTGTTAAAAATTAATAATTAAGTTGATTTGTGAGTTTCTAAACTGTTTAAGAACTCATTTTGTTTTGCAAATATATGGAAAAAATTTTAACTTCCAAACAAAATCATAAGAAATTTCATCTTTATTAGTTAAATTTTATCATATCTGAAAATCAAGTATGATGAAAACCTAAATTTCAAAGGTTGTAAATTCCTTATCTATAAATATCATATGTTGAACACTCCCATCCGCGTGGATTATAACATTTCCTTGAAGCCAACTCGAAGCTCCTTTATTGTATCCCTCTCTTAAATGTGTCAATGTTCCAACAGATAACACTCGCCCTTGCTTACCACAAACATGAGAATGTCCTACTATCATCTTCGTAGACATTCTTGTGAACTGCTCTAAACTTCCACGACTACCATTTGCTCCAATATGTCCGTGGTGAGCAACTTCCCAACCATTTACAACGAAAGAATCATCGTAATCTAAACAAAATACCTGTTGTGGTGAAAAATTCTTTTCTATCATGTAGGCCACAACACCTTTTTTAGCATCACCTTTTAAAATAGAAGAAGATAATTCTAAATAAGTTAGAGCATTTTTAATATCCTTCTTCCAATCTTGATTCAATATCCATCTATCAAACCTATCATTGTGATTTGCCTGAACAATAACCTTTTGTATATCTCTCCCATCATCTAAAAACTCTATTAAAGATTCTAATTCGTCCATAACATCATCGGCTCCATCCTGCATTCTTTTAAACTGTTCAATAGGATTGTTTACAATATGATTATTAACCGAAATTCCATCTATAACATCATGATAAACTTCTACATCAGCATTCATCTTATCTGTAAACTCCATAGATTTAACTAAAACATCTATATCCGTCGAACCCCAATGTAGGTCTCCATAAACCATACCTGATATTTTGTTTATCTTTTCAACCTTACCGTTATCCACCCGATGACACAAATCTGTGAAACTACCATCTACATTCGCCTCAACCTGTCTGATAAAGAACACATCCTCATCACGGATTTCAACAATTACAAATCCAAGATTATGGTGAAACTCCCCTTTCTTACCTGATTTACTATCTGTATAATTAGGTAATGTTATCGCCCCTGTAGACAATAATATTTTCTTAGGATGTCCTTCTAAAACAGGAACAGACTTTAAATGTTGTTTAGGATGTCCCACAATTGTAGTAGTTTCACCCGTCATCATTTCAAGTCCGCTTAAAGGTATAGACGCAGTAGGTTGTATCTTAACATCACCCAAAATCGTCAAGTATTTATGTATATCGTGTCGGTTGCTATCCCAATATGGCCGTGTTAACGGGTTCCAACTCTCATGTTTAACTTCTGTGTGAACAGATGTCGGGTTTTTGTATCTCCCAAGAATAACTGAAAGCTCAGCACCTAAAAAATCCTTATAAGCAAGGATATTATTCCACAATTCTAAATGTAAAGGTGTTTCATTCTGCTCCCAAGTGATTAAATAATACTTAGAATTTTTTAAAACCCTCCCTTTTGTTTCAAGCAATGCTTCATCTAACAATCTATCTTTTCCAATATTGTTAGTAACCTTCTCTCTTTCTAATAGTTTTGATACAGACCTTCTAATCGTATCTGTATAAGTAATCTGTCTTAAACTACAAAACTCGACGGCAGCTTTGGTTATATTTCCATTCTGCTCGTCAAGTATTCTTTTTAAATCTTCTAAATCCTCTTCTGTGTATTTTCGCATTTATTATTGTTTATAAAACACTTAGGTAGTGCTGAAGTTTATCTTTAAAGTCAGCTTCGAAAGTTTTAACAGCTATCCTATACAATGTTGGAATATCGTTAAGAACTTCATCCACAAATTGCAACTTAGATTTAATTTTCTTAGCAGGTTTCATCGCGTTATGAGCTTCCAATCTTGCGTTAAGACGCATTCCTTTAGACTTTTCATAAAACTCATATAAGACAGCCCATCTTTTTCTAATCAAATCGTCTTTGTTCCCACGCATTTTTATAATTTCATTAAGAAACTGTCGTTGAGTTTGTAATTTAACTTCATCGGTCATATGAACAATAACTTCCTTCTGATGCTCAACTTTATTTTCTAAAGGTTTAATTACTTCATGTTCCAATCGTCTAACAGCAAAAGCAGTCTCAGCCTCAGTTTCAGCTCCTATAATTTCAAGGTAGATTTGGTTCTTTAAACTTAATTGAGGTGCGTTTGATTTTAACTTCTCAGCCATCTCTTCAAACTTATCTATATAAGCTGATTTAAAATCGTTATACCCTTGAATATTGAACATGTACAAGGTAAATCCTTTCTTAGTTAATAGATACTCTTTGTACTCACGTTTTTGCCCTTGAACCTTGTAACTACTTGATATTAAATGAGAACTCAGATTTGAGGTTTCTAAAAGTATACTATCTATATCCCTCAAAATATTATCATGTCTCTTTCCTAATCCTTCAGCAATTACTCTACTACTCACCACCAATCCGAGGTCTTCTCGGTTTTCTATTTGTACATTTATTAACTCCATAACATTTATATTTTTAAATAAACGCGGCAAATATAAAACAATTTTTTGAATAAACAAATAAAACGCCCAAAAAAGTGAGCGTTTTAATGTTAAAATTTGACAATCAGATGCTTATCAGTTACAATCCCTATTTTTAGAAACTTCTCAATAGACTTTTCTATAAGTCTCGCAACAATACTTGGACTCAATGGGTTAAAAAGAACCTCGCCATATTGACTTGTGACAATGGTTTTCTTATAAAACTCATAATAGTCAAAAGTTAATTCCCTGATAAACTCCTCATTGTTCTGCCAAAATTCGTCTGTAACTACATCTTCACTGATATAGTCCCACACCTCTTCGAAAAATTCGTTATAGTCTAAAATACCGTTCATTGTTTATAAAATTATATTTGCAAAAATACCATTAATAGTGTAACTAACAAGCATAATAAAATGACACCTTATTGTTTTGAATTATTAAAACCTTTTTCATATATTTGCAAAGTGAATTTCAAATTACAGTAGTGCTCCAAACACGAGCAGAAGAAACATGAAAATTTTTCTCACTGATTTACAGTAAGTTACAGATTTTCGATAAAATTTCTTCTTATTTTGTTTGGAAGTTTAAAAATAATTTGTATATTTGCAGCGTGTTGATACTTCAAGCATCTCAAACAAAATAAAGTTGCGTATAAATGAGATGTAAGTAGTCGGAGGAAATGAGGGCCTCCAAAACAGCCGAGTGACGCAAATGAACTCTAATCTTCGAGATGGAGGGATTCGGTAGGAAGGGTTGCAGACTATTCAACCGCCTAAAAGCCTTCAACGAAAGTTGAAAAGATTTAGGAATATGGAGAAGCAGCGATAGACGGTTTTAGTAAACTCAAGTTTAGCCTATTTGAGGATTGGTCCGTCTAGACTATTGAAATAAACAAAGACCAATAGACTATGTCTTATGAACTTAAGACTCGATGCACATTGGCGGGAGTAACCATTTGGGTGTGCATTTAAACTTCCAACAAAGGGATTGGGAAGTGGGTAGTTCGGAATCGTGACGCCCAAAATCAGTGTCCAGCATTCACTGAGAAAGAACACGAAAAGGATATGGGCCTTGCTGGTAGGTAGTCCCTCCTGCCCTGACGCATTAAAGCGAGCCGAAAGGCGTTTTATAAGACCAAATTCGGTATTTCCCAGGAAATATCATCTTATAATCAGTAGGTGCGTCTTAAAGGGTGCTTGGATTTAAGCACGTGTGGAAGTAGGCTTTCCGCATAATAGAACGTGAAATCCCCTAGAACTAACCTGACTTGACATAACTTTTTCAAAATTGGAAAAAGTCATACCGTAGAGATGCAACTACGCCCGAGAGGGAAGGTTGGATTTGGCACTTTGCAAGAAAAATTTCTTAGTAGAGCTAAGAAGTTATCGGCCAAATCCCTAGGGAGTTCTATGCCCTTTAGTGCTCACCCGTCGTAAAGATAAATCTTTACTCCTCCCACACAGCGAAAAACACACCGCTGATTGTCCTACGCGGACGGCGGCTCGTCTCACTCGCTGGAGAAAAGAGAAAAATTTACTTGAAAAAAAACCGCATACCCGCACGAACGCATACCCACACGGACGCACAAAATTAAGCACGAAATTTTGCAACCGTTTGATTTTCAATGAGTTAGCTTTAATCACCTGATTTTCAGCAAGTTAATTTAAAAACTTGGAAATCAGTGTTTTACATAAATAACGAAAAAATTTTACACAAAAATGAGCCAAAAACCAAAAATTCCACTGCATGTGGTGACTTTTAAGTTCGAAAATAGTTTCGACAAGGTGCACGCCTGTCTTCGTTTGTATGCAGAGGCAACGAACATCAAGGCTGGATATGTTCACATTAGACCAAGAATGGTGGATGTTTTAACATTTTACATCCTGTATGGTTACAGTAGAGATACAAAAAAGAAAATATTAGAAACAACGGGGTTTACCAAAGAGAATTTGAACCAAATTAACTCTGAATTAACAAAGAAAGGGTACTTGAGAATGGATTCAAGAAACTATAGAATTAAACATCTTAGTCCTGCTGTTCAAGGTTTGAAGGATTTCTTCGACAGTTCGGAAGACATAGAGAAATCACTATTTGCATTTTCACTAAAACGAGAAGAATGAAGAACTCAATATCATTTACCACCGACATATTGACAGAAGTTGCTGAGGAAGGTGGGTGGGATATAGAACAGGTTAAATTTTCATACGATTTGTTTTTAGAATCTATCCGCGATGCGATAGAAAACGAGAAAGCGACCTGTTTGGAGATTTACATGCTTGGGAGGATGTACTTGAAAACTGAATATCTGAAGCATGTATTTGAAAAAAGCCCAGCAACAGAAGAGCGATATAAAGAGCAGGTGGAGAGAGTTGACGCTTTGCGACAGTTAAACTTAAAGAAAAAAGAAATCCTTGGGAAGAGTTTTAGATTTTTCCATGGACAACCTGCGATAATCAACAAATACGGGTTTAGACGAGGTTACAACATTGACCAATTAGAAGAAATCCAAAATAACATTTAGATGAAACGACAGAAAATATATGAGTCTACGGATGCGATAAAAGATTTACCACTTTCGGAAATCGAGCGAAGAAAAGCAATTTGCGACAGTTGTCCGTTCAACTCCAAGAATGCGAAAGACTTGACGGTTATTCAGAAAATTCAACATCAAAACGGAAACTTCTGCACGAAATGTAGTTGTTACATCGAAAACAAAGTACAGAGAAGTAATGAATCTTGTGGTCTTGTTGAGGTGGGAGAAACACCACTTTGGACTAAGGTAATTCTGAAAACAGAAAACGAGGCTCATTTAGACGTCAAAAATCGCTCATTTCAAAAAAGTGATATAAGAATATCAGAAAATAGAGAAAGTGTCTTAATCGAGCTCTTTGATACCTCAAATCGAATATTACCGTTTTCATTGATAGTAGAAAATGCAAATGTTAAACTTGTTGCCGTTGAACCATACTGTGATTGTTTAAAAGTTCAGATAAACGGATTACAGATAACGGGGGAGTTAGATACTGAAAAATTTTCTAAAGGTAAGTTTCAAAAATCATTTGAAGTATTTTATGTTGCAGAGGGTGTAGAGGGTGAATTAAGTACTGTTTTTACGTTGGTTGGTGAAAAAGTTTAAAAAATATTTGGAAGTTTGAAAATTATTCTTAACTTTGCCGAAAATATTTAAAATTTATGAACATGTTAGAAACATTTAATCACGAAGAATTTGGTAAAGTTAGAATTTTATTACAAGAGGGTGGGGAAGTATGGTTTCATGGTAGAGATATAGCGATTGCACTTGGGTATGCTAAACCCGAAAATGCTATTGCAACTCACTGTAAATCAGACGGTACCCTGAAACAGGGGATTGCTCATTCGAACGGAGTAGGTAGTTCTTTAGCAACTTTTATTAATGAAGCTAATTTATATAGGTTGATAATGAGAAGTAAGTTAGAATCAGCCGAAAGATTTCAAGATTGGGTGGTGGAAGAAGTCCTCCCATCAATTAGAAAAACAGGTTCTTATTCTGTTGCACCTAAAACAAGTGCAGAGTTATTATTAGCTCAAGCTCAACTGCTAGTTGATTTAGAACGCAGACAGATAGAAACTGAACAAACTATTAGACATCAACAGGAAGAATTAAATTCTTTGAAGTCGGATGTGGACCATATGCTGGAAGTTAGAGAAACTGCTAAAGAACAATTGGAGTTTTTACCACTGTCTGAAAATACTTCTCCTGAACAAACATTGAGGAGTAAAATAAATCAAATCGTCAAAGCTTATGTGAGTTTGACAGGTGTAAGTTACCCTGAAGCTTGGGATTCCGTTTACAAAAACTTATACTACAAGTATTCTATCAGTGTTAGAGCGATTAAACCCGTTAAGAAAGGTGAAAATAATCTTTCAAAGTTAGAAAGAAAAGGTCATCTCGAAGCTGTTTACACCGTTGTTTCTGAAATGTTGAGAGACGGAAAATAGTAAAAGTGAAATTTTTCAACCTGATTTTCAACAACTTAACAAAAACTGATGAAAAAAGTTGTCAAAAAATTTGGAAGTTAAGAAAACAGGTTGTATATTTGCACTATTAAATACAATCTTTCATAAAGATATTAAAATTAAAGTTAATCAAACAGGTTCGGGAGGCAGGTCTGTAGAAGTTCGAATCTTCACCGAACCCCTAAACATCGCGAAGAGGAGCAAGAGGACGCTCGCGAGGCTCATTACCTCGAGGTTGCAGGTTCGAACCCTGCCTTCGCTACAAATTGACATGTAACTTTTTTCTATTATTATTTTGAATTTTTGATTTGTTAATCATTTATTTTTATTTTCCCACCGTTCATAACGGGCGGTGGCTTTTTTTAAAAAGGTTACTAATAAGAAATTGCTTATCAAAAATGCTACTTTTTTGATTTGTAACTTTTATTTCATATTTTTTTAATTTCAAATCTAATTTTTGTCAGTTTATTAACGGTGGTTTATGAGTATATAGGTTGGAAGCGACCGAGTTAGATGAACTTGACAAACAAACAGATAGTCTTACTTTATTGTGAGACTATCTTTTGTGATATATTTTTATTTCGATGAATTTCAGAGTGATAGCGATGGATGAGTTGAAGGATGTTTTCTTGAAACTTGAAAATTATTCTTTAACAGAGGTCCTTTATGCAGCACTAACCACCTTAGAAAAGGGTAAAGAGTTAGGTTGGCTTTTAGAAAAAACGGATAAAGAGCTTTACACGGCTCTTAATAAAATTGTAAAAAATGAGCGAGAAGATGAAAAAAACTAAGAAGTCTGCTTTAGTTGCAGAACTTATAAAACTAACAGAGGATTATCTTACTCTTGTTGAAACTGTTAAAGCTTTAGGTCAAGAGTTACACGAAAGAGATTCTTCTCTGTCTAACCCGAGTGAGAAAGATTTAGATTTTGTAAATGAAACCCGTGAGAAGTTTTTCCTTTATGAAATCTACAATCAACAGGTGGGAATGTGGGCTTCATGCATTCATCATCTTTACAAGATTGTCTTACTTGACAAATTGGAAAACACTCTTGGGGAGAAGATGAAAGATACTATTGAAAAGATTTATCATTTAGCACCTGACGGTGTGGCAGTGGAAGGTTTGAATGTTAAATTCATTGACCCTAACCTGATAAACATCATGGATAATAAAGGTTTTGCTTTACCAGCTGAAAAATTTCAAGAGTTATTAGAACTTCAGAAAAAAAATGGCTAAGTATATCAAGAAATCTGACGAGCAGTTTATCAAGAAGTCATTAGAGGAACTGAAAGAACAGTTAGACAGGATTATGGAATATATTCAAGAGAATCCTTGGCAGAAGATGGATACAAATGTCCGTTCTGAAGAGTTCAAGTTTCAGACTTCTTTATTTGACAGTCACACGAAGTGGCTTAAAGCATACTTAGAGTTGTCAGGTGTCTTTGAATTTTATGAGGAAGCCATGAAAAATCAAGAAAAAGAAAGTAATGTTCGTCAAGGACATACTGAAAATTCTATGATTGCTCATTATAAAAGCGGAGAACTTGACAACATGTTGAAAAACTTAGATTAATGAGTTTGAAAAACGAATTTTTCATTTACATGAAGAATAAGCCTGAATGGGTGGAGGGATTATCTTTTGAAAAACAGACAAGAGATGTTCAGCAGTTTTATCTTTGGGAGCTTAAAAAAGTTCGAGAGGGTGTAACTGTTGGAGGACATAAAATCCACCCTTGGATGTATTGGCATTTAAACCATTGGCACATCCAGCAGGACATAATGTTACCTGACGGGCAAACAGAAAGGGTGAATAACCCCCCTATCCTCAGGGACAACGAATGGTTTTATAACGAAAGTGTCATAAGGGCTGAGGAAAACCCTAAGAAAGGGTTATTTATTATGGGTTCACGTCGTCTTGGGAAGAGTGTTTCTATCTCTTCTTGGACCATGTGGAACGCCCAAACAAAATATGGTGGTGAAGCATCTGCTAATACTATCATTGGTGGTTCAACGGAGGACTTAACAGCGTTAACAACTTACATGAACCACGGTTACGAATACACACACCCAATGTTTAAGATAAACAGAATTACCAAAGATTGGTATAGTAAGCAGGGTGTTATATTTGGAACAAAACTTAAAAACAACGAAACCGATGTGTTTTCAAGGATACAGGTTATCAACTTGGACATGGGTTCGAATACTTCGAACCAAAAGACTGCGGGTGGTACGCCTGTATCTTGGGTATTAGACGAATGTGGTAAGTTTGCTTTTAAGAAAGCGTGGGAGGCTGCGAGACCTTCTTTTGATACAGGTTTAGGTACTTGGCGTATTAGTCCATGGCTTTTAGGAACGAGTGGTAATATTGACATGGTTCAAGATGCTATGAGTTTGGCAAACAACCCTGAATCTAACAATTTGTTAGTTATGGATTGGTCTTTAATTGAAAGAAATAATCCTGACCCCACATGGACTCGAAAATCCTGGGCTTTATTTGTTCCTGGTCAGATGTCCTTAGCGATAAAAAAGGTAGATTCTAATCTTGGAGAGTATCTTGGGGAGAAAGACCCTGAACTTGAAAAGATAAAAATGCAAGTTACGCCTTGGGAGAGTGCTAACGCGGAGTTACAAAATGAACTAAAGAAGTTAAAAAAGATAGACACTGTTGCTTATTACAACCGTAGAATGTTCTATCCTTTAGACCCTGATGATTGTTTCCTTCAAGATAGTTACAATCCATTCCCTACGGCAGAAGCTATAACACATAAAAATGAAATTGTTGCTCGTGGTGATACAGGAAAGCCTGTAGATTTACACATTAACAATAACAATGAGATAGTTTACAATATGTCAGATAAGGAAATAGCAGAGTTTCCTCATAAGGGTGGAAACGTTGATGCTCCTTTTATATTGTTTGAAGAGCCACCAGCTCCGAATAACAGACATATTCAACAAATATATTGTGCAGGTCTTGACCACTATAAACACGACACTTCAGATGGAGATTCCTTGGGTGCGTTTTATATTGTCAAAAGAAGAAGTAACATTTTTGATACTACAAAACTTGTAGCGTCATATGTATCAAGACCTAACACTATGGAACTTTTCAACAGAAATGTTGAGATGTTAATGAAGCTTTATGGGGCGGAGGTATTGCAGGAAAATGCGGATATATCGTTTCAGCAATATTTGATGAGAAAACATGAAGCTGACATTTGGTTGATGAATGGAGAGAGTTTAGCAAAACGATTTGTAAACGCTCGTTCAAACCAAAATAACAAATACGGTATTACTCCAAACACTCGAAACATACAATATGTATTCAATTTGGTAGTAAGCTATTGTTGGGAAGTATTATCAGATAAGAAAAACGAAGATGGAATATCAATCCCAATGCTTGGCATCAGCCGTATAAAAGATGTAGCGTTGTTAGACGAAATTATCAATTACAAGAAGGGTCAAAACCACGACCGTATTTTAGCATTCGGATATGCTCTTGCATGGGCACAATATCTTGATGATGTGGGTGTGGAAGTTGGTCATCCTGAAATTGATTTAACAGACATCAACAGGGCTCGTAAAAATTTAAGAAACAGAATAGACTCAGGTTCGTTTTACTCTACTAAACGTTCAGGTTTTTATTAGTTTATTTTTCATATTCATAAGTTTAAATTTTAATTTTAATCACTACCTCTCACTTTAATCAGTGGGAGGTTTTTTGTTTTTTATAAAAAAATTTGCGAGTTTCAAAAATAAGTTTTACATTTGCAGAAAAATTTAAATTTATGGACAATGAAATAACATTAATGAAAGACGGAATCGATTTCTTTGCAGAAGGGAAACGACTTATAGAGAATAACTATAAGATAATAGCTTACTTATATGAGCGAAATTATTGGGAGCATAAATATGAAGGTATACCTTTAGAAAACCTTAAACTTACTTCTGTGGAGCAAATCGCCCGAGATTACGGTTTTAGTGAAGAAGAATTTTTTAAGTTGTTAGTCGAATTAGATATTTATAAACCTGTAACCAACGGTTATTATGTAAATAATGACTATGTTACGGAAGGATATACAAAATCAACTCTTGTGAGATACGATGATTCAGAAGGTGTTTCACAACTCACACTTGATACGAAATGGACTCCAAAAGGATACAGTTTTTTACAGGGACAACTTAAGAAACTTGGAAGATTTAAATTAACAAGAAACGAAAATTTATAATAAGATATGATGAACAATCTAATGAATTTGGATGGAGTGAATAATAGTAGCTCACCAAAAATGTCGAGTCGCGAAATCGCGGAAATTACAGGAAAGCGTCATGACAATGTTGTCAGAGACATCGATAAACTTAATAAATGTTACGAAAACGAAGGCCTCCTCAAAGTTGAGGAGGGGTATTACACTCTACCAAGCACTGGGAATCAACAACATAGAGAGTATCGGTTAAGCAGGATTCAAACTTTAGACTTGATGACAGGTTATAATACCGAACTTAGAATTAGAGTAAATCGAAGATGGGAAGAATTAGAAAACAAACAGGTTCAAAAATCCCTCCCTGGAACATTTGCTGAAGCGTTAAGGGCGTATGCAGATGAGGTTGAAAAGAACGAGAAGCTTATCGGTGAGTTAAAAGTTAAGAATGTTCTAATAGCAGAATATGAACCGAAAGTTACTTATTATGACCAAATCTTAGCATCTGTTGATACAATTACTATTACACAGATAGCAAAAGATTACGGGATGTCTGCTCAAGAATTAAATAAATTACTTCACGAACAAGGTATCCAATATAAACAAAACAAACAATGGATACTATATCAAAAATACGCAAAGCTGGGTTATACAAAGTCTAAAACCGTCCCTATTACTTATAAAAATGGAGAACAAGGTGTTGCTTTAAACACACAATGGACTCAGAAAGGTAGATTATTCTTATATGAATTGCTTAAAAGCCATGGTTATCTCCCTCTTATAGAACAAGATGACGAAAATATATAAAAATAATTCAAAATAAATTTGGAAGTTAAAAATATTAATTGTATATTTGCAAACATTAATTAGATAGTATACACATGAAGAAAATTTTAATGGGACTTATATTGTCCACAATGGTAATTAGTTGTTCGAGGGTTGAACCTAATTATGAAGGTGTTTTAATGGAAAACTATGGTAGAAACGGAAAAGAAGATTTTTCTACGGTTACGGGTAAACAGTGGGTTATTTCCCCAGGAACTCAGTTATACCAAGTGCCAATGTTTGAGACTAGTGGTGACCCACAGGCAGTGCAGGTTTCTGCGAAGGACGCGGGTGTTTTCACTGTTGACCCTTCCTATCAATATCAGCCTATCAGAGGTAAAGGTGTAGACATTGTTTTCAATTATAAACATTTAGGTATAGACGAGCCTGAGGTGATGATGGATAATGTGGAAAATGCGATATTAAACAAAATAGTTACTAACGCTTATAGAGAAGAAGCAAGAAACTATACCACTGACAGTTTGATGAACAATTTGAATACTTTTGAAAAGCAAGTTGAATCAAGACTTAAGAAAGAGTTTGAAGGTAAATTTTTTGTCTTAAATAATCTTACATCGGGTCTAAAACCTCCAAAGTCTATGTAGGAAGCAATTGAGAGAAGAAACAATTCTGTTCAAGAGGCTGAAAAAGTTAGAAACGAACTTCAAGTTTCAAAAATGAACTTAGAAAAAGCTAAGATTGATGCTGAAACAAATAGAGTTAAATCGCAGGGGTTGGACGGTAAACTGCTTCAGGAAAAATGGATAGAGGCAATCAGAAACACAGACAACAAAGTAATAATCACTGACGGTAGAACTCCTATAATTTTTAATCAATAATATTATGAGACACAATTTATTTAGAGTTTTCTTATTTTTATTAGGAAATCTTGCTATGGTGTGGTTGCTCAGATTGTGTTTTCAATATGAACCAATCCTAAGTTTCCTTTTAGGTTTAACTTATATTGTAGGACTTATCTACTTTCCATATAAAAAGATATGGAAGATTGAATCCAAAGAAAAAGCCGATAAGTACGTTTAATTTTGATTCCGTTAATTATCAAACATAAGTGATTCCTCTCGTTTCCCTGAAGAAATTCATATCGGGAGGTAAATCTGATTTTTTGCAATACTATGCAAAGGAGTTATTTGCCCTCGGACTTACTACCCGAGGGTTTTTATTTAAATCGGTACTATGTTATACAAGGTAGGTAAAACCGCGGCTTAGTAATGTTAAAAGACATTTTCCTATATATACTACACACCACTACCCTATACAAATAAAACACTACTTCAAAAACAAATACCCCCCTCCCTTTCCAAAACCAAGAACAATAAATTTTCCACTCTCTAAAAAACAACCTTCATAAACCCATCAAATTTCCACGATAATAATATCACCTATACAATCATACCAAAATAACATTTAAATCGAAATTTACCCTACCTATGTAGCCCATAAAGAGTGTCTATATTAAACTATCAAATATAAAATATTAAAACCCGCGGGGAAGTATTGTTATCCAACTCACTCAACAAAAATTCATACATATATTCATATATGAATATAGTATGCTACTCCACCACCTCATCTAAAAAATAGATACCTAAATAAATATACCCGATATATATATATTTCACAGGTGTATATTATCCCATCTAATAACTTTCGCATTATACATGTCTATCTTTACGGACCAATTCCCGAGGTATATGTCAATCGAAATTGTATTTTTCTGTTTTCTCTGTATATGTTAATCAAAATGACCCACCTTTTGTGAAATTGTGCTCCTGTTATATATGTCTATCTTTACTACCCACGTACATTGAACCCCTCCCACCTGTCGCAGGATTTTGGTGCTACCCCCTACCTAAATTCGTGCCACTCGGATGCCTATTCATGGGCTTTTTCGTGGCTTTTGCCTTTCTGAGTTATTTTTTGTAGGTATTTGGTTTACATCATTTGTGCGGGTATTTGGTTTTTGATATATGGTTTTTTGATATTTTTTTATTTCGTGATTTGGTATTTGATTTTTGATTTATTAGGTTTTTAGTTTTATGTTATGTATTTATTTGGAATAAATTGAAAAACTTGATTTTAGCCACTTTTTTACTTTTTTGGTATAAATATATTTAAACAAAAATATCGCCCGTTTTTGATGCCTTAAAATCATTTTTAATCATATTTATACGCTTGTCATTTCATGCATATATAGATACGCTTTTTGCTCAATTTTATTTTAACAAAATTTTAACATACTTGCAAACGCCCTATTTATCGGCTTTTTTAAAAAATTTTATAAAAAACTTACTAAAATATTTGTTTTGTATTGTTTTTTATGCGTATATTTGCAACATCAAAATGATACAGAAAGGGGTTCTTTAACATCAACGGCAAACATAGTTTCACGTGAAACAATACATAAAGTATTTAAAAAGGTTTCACGGGAAACATTAAAAGGAATATTAACAATTTAAAAACAAAAAAGTTATGTCAGTAAACAAAAAAGAAATGGTTAAAGAAATTGCAAATCTAATTATTAACCGCGTAGATTTTTCAGAAATTGATTATTTTAATCAGCCATTAGAGAGGACTGAGTATGGGACTTATAGAATTTTCAGAGGATATTTAACTTTTGATTTTATAAATGCTAAAATAAAAAGGGCAATTTATGATGTAGCACAACCAATTGTAGATTTTGATTTTTCGGGAGAAATTGAGGAAATTTTAGAAACGCACGGGTATTGTGATTACATTGAAAAAGATGAAATGCGAGATTTTCCAAAAGAGTTTTATATAGACCTAATAGAAGAGATTTTAGATGATGAACGAGTAAACGAGCAAATAGATTATAGCGTATTTGAATATTAAAACAAAAGACCTAAGCAAGTCTAAAAAAGGCTTATTTTAAAAGAAAAAAATAAAAAGTAAATAAATAATAATTTAAATCAAAAAATCATGAGACAATTAGTAATTTTAGTAGTAAGTTTAGGTTTATTAGTAACTACAATAGCATTTTTTGCAGGTATAGTAAATTTGCTATACATCACGGCAAAACCATTATTTAGAAAAATAGAAAAACATTTTATAAATGTTTTTGAAATAGGAGCAAGTGCAGGAATTACCTTACTTGGCTTCCTAAACCCAACTTTTGCAATAATCATTATTGCTATGTTGGTAGTAGGTGCAGTAGCAGATTTGCTACTCACCGAATGGGAAAAAGGGAATATAAAATTCCCTTCCCTTAAACTAAAACCGATAGCAGTTGCAGGAATGCTATTTGTAGCGAGTTTAAGCCAAGCGGTGGACTTGGAAAATGTAAGGCAGGAGGATTTAGTTTTTAATGAAAATGTAACCGAAATAGTAGGTTACAGAACAGGCTCGGACTACATAGAAATTGAACCGATACCAATCACTGAATATGAAAATTTCAATCCGAAAGGTGTCATACATACTGAAACGAGGATAAAGGCATGGCACTTAGTAGCGATGATAATCGGAAGTGTGGGCGTGTGGTATGTAGGTAGGAAGTATTTAAAATTAAAATAAAAATAAAACCTTTAAGGTGGTGTAGGTTAAACCTTAATAATAAAATAAAAAATCAATAAGTTATTTTAAAACCAAATCAAAAATAAAATAGAAATTACTTAAAGATATTTGCCTACTATGTAGGACACTTTTTTGATTTTTTATTATTATTATTTCTTTTGAGACTATCCAAATTTTGGGTAGTCTTTTTTCGTATAAAAGTAACCACATTTTGCACCTAAAAACTCAAAAAATACCAAAAATATAAGTGCTTGATAATCAAACTAAAAGTGCGTTTTTCTATAGGGCAAAACACTTAAAAAATCCGATGCTAAAAAGTGTCAAAAATTGACAAATTTAATCACGAAAATAGGGCGTTTGCAGGGTGTTCGGATTGGGTAAATTGTAACAGGTTTAGGGCAGTAAAATTTCAATCGCTGGAAAAGCCCATAAAATCGTGGGTGAAAAAGTCTTACTATCTGATAATCAATTATAAACTATACTGATAGTGAAAATAATGTAAGCGAGGGTTTCAAGGCACTATAAAGATGATATAAATTTGTCAGTATGGGTGTGGCGTTTCGATTGCGTTTGGTATCCGATGGCGTGGGCGGTGGTTTAGTATTGTTTTACTGAAAAAATTACATAAAAGCCTATAAATCAATGTTTCACATGAAACAATTTTAACACTAAATTACTAAATTATAGCACGAAATAGGTGCTGATAGTGAATAAAAAATAAAGATATAAATAAAGGAGTTATAAAATCTATATATATAGGATATAACAAAAACTATCAAAAAGAAAAACACGGCACGGCTGGACAATCTACACACGCACGGGCTGGAATGGATTGCGTGGCTGGTGCGGTTTAGTATGGTTGAAAAAAAATAACTTAAATGATACCTATATATATATTATCATCATCTATATATAGCATAACATAACAACGGCACGGCTGGGATATAGTCACAATTATACTATATATATTATAATAATATAACGGCACACGCTGGACGGCTGGAATATGCACGGCGTAAAATTGCACGGCGGCGGTTTATTATTGTTTTTGAAAAAAAAATATCAAAAATTAGCATAATATAATAAAGCCATTATAATATAAAGTTATCAAATCATATATATAGTAACAATATAACAACGACACACACGCAACGGCACGGGCTGGATTGCTGGAATATCTACACGCTGGAATAATACGGGCTGGATATATACACACGGGGCGGGGCGTTATCGTTATAATACGGGCGGGGCGGATTAGTTGTGTTTTTGAAAAAATAAACAAAAAGCAAATACCTATATATAAGAATAACATAAAATAAAAGATACCATATATATAAGGATATAAACAAAATAACAAATTGGATTGACAAAATTGCGTAATTGTTGTTGTGTGCTGGTGCTGGATTTGGTTTTTTTCGTTTGGATTGTGAAAAAATAACGGAATAAATAAAATAATACGATTAAAATAAAATAGAATGAATAAAATAAAATAGGTGCGCCGTTTTTATTGCTAAAAAAAACAAATTGTATACTGGACTAATTAGATAAATCAAATTATATACTGGGATAAATAATAATCTTAAATTATGTTATTGCTGGATTGTTTAAGTTATAATCTTAACGGCTGGTTATTGTTATATATTGATATGCTATATTGTTTATCTTATATTTTGTTATATTGATGGTATATATATATTATCTTAATAATATTATATTATTGTCAATATTGTTATATATATTTGCTTCTTTTTGTTATAACGATTTTAAACGCTATTTATCGCGGTTTTTTGTGCCACCTTATAAATACCATTATACAAATTTTTTAACCGATTTTTGGGCGGTTTTTGTGCCTCAAATCGGATAATTGCCATTTAATCGCTATTATATTACAATCATACGGGCGGGGTTTTTCTTATTCTGAAAAATAATTTATAAATTTACCTTAAATTTTTAATACTGAAAATCAATAACTTAAATAATTTTTTATAAAAAAGTTATAAAATAATTTGATATATTAAAAAATCATCGTATATTTGCAACATCAAAATGATACGAAAAGCGTTCATTTAAAACACACACGAAAAAAAAAAACAAAAATTTTTATAAAAAAATTTGGTGGTTTAAAAATTATTCGTATATTTGCAATGTAAAACAACGATAAAGGCGGTTTTTAAACATAACGAAAAAAATAATTAAAATTTTTTATAAAAAATTTGCACAATTAAAAAATAAGTTATATATTTGCAAAAGAAAAACGAAATAAAGGCGTTCATATATATAACTAAATGAGATTGGCACTCACAAAAAGGCTTCTAAAAGTATATGATATAAATATGCGTTCCTACAATGTAGGTTTATTTATAGGGCAAATTATATACTTTTAGTAAATAACATAAGGAAAAACAAAAAAAATAAATATTAACAATTTAAATTTTATCATCATGGAAAATTTAGTTTTAAAAATCAATCAAAAAGAAATTAAAGTAAAAGAAAATCAGACTACATTAAAAGGGGTGCGCCTCGTAGTTAGTTATACCATTGAAAAATTAGGTATAAACAAAAAAGAATGTATGCTAACTTTACCGAATGGTTCAGTAATTGAATACAAAAAACTTAACAATGTTAAAGCGTTTGAGTGTCTATTATTACCATCTGTCAAATTATTAGATGATAAAACCGAAATTGGTGCAAAATATACCGAAATGTTAGCAATAGTTAGAAAAAGAATATTAAATTTACCTTTAAAATGGGAAAATGTAGGTAATACTAATTTAAATTATGGATATGATTTATACAGTAACACGATTTTAAACCTTATCGAGGAAAATGTTTTAGATAAAGATTTAGGTAATGAATTTTTAGATGAGTTGAAAGAAAATTTAAATTTTTTCACTAATTTATAACGATTTAAACGGGCGGTTTAAACGCCGCCCTTACTTTAACATTTAAAAATTTACATTATGGAAATCTTTTTAGGAAATGATTTAGAAATAACAAAAAGCGGTTTAAACGAGGGCTTTATTAGGAAAAAATCTAAAAGGCAAAAAACTGAAATTACTAATATAAAACAGGCAAAAAAAGGTTTAAACAATATGCAAAAAAAGATTGAGTTTGCATATGAAATAAACCAAAAAATGGCAAAATCATTTGCACAAAAATCAAAAAGTAAATTACAAATCAGTAAAGAAAAACGAAATTTTGCGGGGCAATTATTGACAAAAAACCAAAAAATATTTTTAGATAAAAAAGGGCTGGAAGCCTTTTTGACAAAATACCCACAATTTGCATAATCATAGGCTCACCTATTAGGTGGGCTTTTTTCATACCTTTACTTTTTCGCTGGTTCGGAGTTATCATGTAGGTGCATGGTTTTTCACTATCAACGAAATTTTGTGAGGCTCTCAATAAAGGGAGCTATATTGTTTAATAATAAAAATCAAAAAAAATGAAATTAAATACAGTATTAGAAATAAACGGCATGAAAACAAATGCCGTTTTATATAAAGGAAAAACAAAAGCAAATTTGCCAAAATCTTACAAAAAAGTAGATGTAGTGGGGCATGATATAGGAGGTTGGACAAGTGATGATTATTTAACCATATACAAGAACTCACGAGGTGGCTTGGTGTATGAGGTTTATGTTGAGGGGAGTATATTCCCATTTTACGGAAAATTAGAAATTTTAAATTAAAAAGTCAAAAATTATGAAAAATGTTTTAGATAAAGTAAGTGTTTATGTAACCACTTACAAAAAATATGATGAGAAGAATTTGTCAGGTGAGTGGCTGACACTTGGAAATTATAAAAACTATGAGGATTTTATCCAAGCGTGTAAAGATTTACATAAGGACGAGGAAAACCCTAAACTTATGTTTTTTAATTGGAAAGGTGCTAAAGTTTTCAAATTGTTTATACAGGAAATTGGAATAGATAAAAATATCTTTTTACTAAACGATTTAGGAGAAATTGAAGATTATGTGATAGCTTATATTGCTTATGTTGGGGAGGTAAGTCAAGAGATTGTTGAGGAGGCACAAGAAAAATATGTAGGAGAGTTTGAAAATTATGAGGAGTTGGGGCAATACTTTGTTGAAGAAATCTATGCTATGGAAATCCCGAAGGGATTAGAATATTACATAGATTATGAAAAATACGGAAGAGATATATCCTATGATTTAATAGAAGTAGGTAATCATTATTTTTGGAATTAAATTGTTATTATATGTTTTTAGTGAGGCTTACAAATAAGGTAAGCCTTGCTTTTTAAAAAGTAAAATCTTATGGAAAAATATTTTGTAACAAAAGAGGAAGCAAAAGCACTTGCTGAAATTGGTTGTAAGTTTGACACGCCGTTTTATTATGATAGGACAAATGATGTAATGTTTGATGTGGAGGTATATATGGGATATGATGATGCAGGACACAATGAAATAGTAAATTGTGACTTTGATGATTTACAGTTTGAGCGTTCGTCAGATAAAGAAATTTTAGCACCTACTATTCACGAGGCGTTAGAATGGTTTGAAAGTAAGGGAGAAAGATACATGATTAAGGTAGAATTTAATGATTATACAGCAGAAGTAATGCAGGAGGGAACATTTATTCCAATCGGCAAATATAAAAGCCGTAAGGAAGCAGAAGAAAGCATAATGAAATTCTATATCCGAACAGGTATAGAAGAAAAGATTTACAAGTTGGAAAAATTAACTAAAATTTAAAAGAAAATTATGAAAGATAGATTAAATAGGCTTATAGAAGCAAACATAAATAGAGATTTATTAGTAAAAACCTATACTGACGATGACAGAATAAGTCTGTGCGATTATGTCATCACTACTTGTCATAGTGTGGCTGATAAGTATGTAGAAGACATTGAGGCTTTGTTTGAAGCAGGGATACTTACTGAAAATGATGTAACATACTTATTATTAGAGGATTACAATATATTTGAAGGAATTTTAGAAGATGCGTTAAATAAATTATAATCATGGGAGCTTTAAAACAAATGGTAAAAGATAGAATTTTGAAAGCCATTAGATTACGGGATATAGTTACTAAAAGTAAAAATACTTATTCTAAATTTAGTCGTTGGGAGTTAAACGAAAGCCGTTGGATAACCATCAATGAACAATATAGGAACGATTTGGATTATCTAATAGAGCAAAAAATATTAGATGAATACACAATGGGTTATTTATTCTCTGAACAATATGATAAAATTATAGAAAAATTAAATGGAAAATGAAATTTTAGACTCAATGTTAAAAGTAGTATACTTCGTGGATGATGAAAACAAGGAACCGTATCTTGTACACTGTGAAGTAGAGGATGGGTATTGTGTGTTGGGATTAAAAGATTATCCATACACACCACAAGACTTTGAAACACCGAGAGAATTATTGAGAAGCTTTCCTACAAAGGAGGAAGAAATGGAAGCAAAAAGTATAATTAGTAAAAAGTTAAAATAATGGACGGTATAACAGTAATTGAACAGAGAAAAGATTTAAGTTCTAATGAACAGGAAAAGATAAGTAAAGATTTGGGAATTGGAGGTAGAGTTAAAGAAATTGTGGTTGAGGAGTGTCTTATTGAAGATGATACACTTTTTAACTTATATGAATCCCTTGATTCAGCGGAACTTTATGAGAATCGATGGAATGTTGGAGAATTTAAAATTGAACATTTAGAAGAAATTTTAGACCAATTGAAGCAAGATGAAACATTGTTGTCTAAGAAAGATGTTAAGCAGTTGGAGGATTTGTTAAGCAGATTTTCACCAACAAGTTATTATGAAATTAAACTTTGGAACTAAAAATTAAAACAATGAAATTAGAGAAAATATTAAAAAAGAAAATGGATATTGATAATATCGTAAATTACTTCGGAGTTATAATTGATGGAAATGTGATTGTAACAAATAGACACTTAGCGATTGTTTCACCTTTGAAAAACTTTATCAAGGAGGGAGATGTCCATAAAATAGAGGGGTGTTTGTTTGATTATGAAGCAATTAAATTGCTTTCATCGAAAGACAATAAGAATTTGGTAGTAGAGGAAGGATGTTTAAAATTGGGAGATGTGGAATACAAAGCCGTAGACAGGTATAACAAGGAGGGAAAATTCACAAGATGGAAGAGTTACCCTACGAAAAAAGGAATGTCTGAAATATGTTTTGTAGAGGAGGGTGAGCCTTGTGTTGTTAAAGCAATTGCTGGAAAGCAGTTAGCATTGTTTGAAGAAGTTATGGATTTGAAAAATTCTTACACTATAATTAGGAATGTAAAAGGTAAGGAAGACCAAGTTATGGTTTACCTTAAAATGGCAGAAGACAATTCAGGTAGTTACGCAATATTAGCGGGAATAGAAAAAGAAAAATAATAAAAATTAAAGTTATGAGTTACACAACAGTTATAGAGCGTAAGATTTATATCGGCTCTAATTGGAATCATAGAAGAGAGAAATTTGGAAAGTTAGAAATCAAAAGTTTTCCAAGTAATATTACACCTTTCGACACATCTAAAATCAAAGAGATTGTGATTGAAGAGTGCAGTTTTCCAAATGATGATTTGTTTGAATTGTATAAGAGTTTAGATGATAATATCTTATACGAGAATGAGTGGTGGGCTGGTGAATTGAACAAGGAGCATGTGGAACAATTGATTGATTTGATGGAAAAAGATGATGAAACTTTTTCAGAGGAAGAAGTTAAACAAATGAAAGAATTTTTATTAGGGATGTCTGATGAATGGTTTTATGAAATTAAATTAATATAAAAATGGTAAAGACAAAAGAAGTAAGAAACAGCCGTATAAATCCTACGGCTGTTACAGATGAATTTAAAGCAGAAGTTGGTAAAATCTGCGAAGTGTTAGGTGTTAGAGAGCCTGATTTAGTAAGAAGTGCCGTAGAAAGTTATGTAAATTCTTTATATCGTAACGGAGAAGTGATTAAATTCTACGATGAGTTTGAGAAAACAGGTGTAGGAACATATTATGTAGCAGGAGAATATTATGAAAACGGAAAGATGATGTATGAGTTTACCCTTGTAGTAATGAATGATTTTAACACGAGAAGTGTGAGTTATGATGTAACATTTTTAGATGGGAAAATTCCTCAAAACGAGGAGATTGTTCGTAAACAAATTATAAACAAATATGAAAGAACTTATTAGTTGTTCACTATCAAAAATTTAAAAATATGAGAAGTGTATTAGACCTTATTAGTGTATATGTAACTACTCTTGAAAAAATGAAAACAGACGATG